GTCCGCACCCGGCCATGTAATCTTCCCTCGGTTCATGGCCTTTTTTATTGGGGGTGATGTATCCGGCCTAATAATTCTGCAAGAGGGTCAACTACTACATCCGAAATAGCCTCATTTGCTTCCAAAGGTAATTCTTTAAGTCGATCTATTAATTCGAGACTTTTCTCTTGTATAGCTTTTGGGTCACTAATCCCTTCTCGTATTAATTGTGCGCCAATCCCAGCTATTTTTAACAGATAAAGTGTGTCCTCTACTCCTTGGTTAAAGGAGCGTTGATTAGGCAATGTTGTGTGAACCATAATCTCACCTGTGATTTTATCATCCATGTCCAAAGATAGTTCGGACCTGTCATTTGTTCAATGTAAAAATCGAGTTTAGGTTTTCGGCCTAATTCCAACCAAGTATACCAGGAGACTCGATAGGCTTCTCGTTCAAATTTCCATCTGAAATAAGCAAAACCAATTGGTAATGGAATGAAGAGATAGAGTATCGAGAATAAAAGAATTCCCACAGTAGGACAAGAAGGACACAGACTCAGTGCTTGTTTGACATGTTTAATTTCATGATTTAAAACTACATAATCTCCTTCATCTACTTTATTTATATTCCATCCAAAAGGGTAGTAAATTGTCCTTCCTAAAGTTGTTGTGTAATTCGTTAGGAAAGTATTCATTTTTCCAAAAGTTACTATTTTGAGGAATTTGTCGATGATAAGCCATAACCACTTGAGTTCTTTATCTTTACTGGTTACTCTTACCCCATATTTTTTATGTGCTTTGCTTAATGTATTTTCGAAACGTGTTGTGATAGACATCGTTAATCTCCTTTTTGTGTATAAATTATAGGCTTTGTCTATGGTATGAGAAAGAAGACAACGATTTGTAAAGGAGAACTTTGATGGATAAAATGGACGAACAGGTTTTAGTATTTCCTGCATGTTACCAACAGCATTTAATCGGGCTTCCTGGTTTAGTCGCCAATAAGGATGAACCAGGAAATTGGGAAGCTTTCGTTAAAGAAATTGCCCCTCATTTAAGATTTATGCGTAGAGGTGATGTAGAAGAAGACCCCACAATAAATCAGGTTATACCTTATGTTGTAATACATGATGGTAATCAGAAAATTCTTGTGTACAACCGTGGGAGCAAAGGAGGTGAGCCCCGATTGTCCGACAAGTGGAGCATTGGTTTTGGAGGACATATCAATATTGAAGATATGCCTGGGTGTAAAGCAGAGGCGGACATTATTCTAGTAGCGGGCACTAGAGAAGTAATGGAAGAATTGGAAGGGGCTAGTCCTGAGACAATGGACGATACTCTACAATTTTTAGGTTTTTTATTTATGGATAAAACTCCCGTAGATGCTGTACATTTTGGAGTAGTTTTATCTGTAGAGTGTTATCAACCTGAGAGGTTAAAACCAACTGACGAAGCCACTCAACTTGTTTGGGAAAAACCGGAAGATTTAACAGAATACCAATTGGAAAATTGGTCAACAATGGTGCGAGATAAACTTTTACTAGGAGGAAAGTAATGCACAAAATTTTGTATCATATGGACCCCGATGGATATGCTTCAGGGGCTATCGTGGCAACTACTTTAATACGTCATGATATTCCGGAGGAAATGATAGAATTTCATCCCATTAATTACGGGATGGAACTTCCAGAAATTGATTATGATAGTGACCTAGTTTACATGGTCGATTTTTCATTACAGCCTGACAGTGTAATGAAGGAATTCTGTGATAAGTTAGGTGAACGCTTAGTCTGGATTGACCATCATGACACTGCTATTGCTGTAGAATCGGAATATGGTTTGCAAGGCGTCCGGGGATTAAGGGCTGTTACCTTCCGGGATTTAGGCCAAGTGGATGATGATCGGAAGGTTGCGGGATGCGAACTTACTTGGCGGTATTTCTTTGAAGAAAAAATTCCTGAATTCTTAGAGCTCATCGGAGAGTGGGATACCTGGCGTTGGAAGGATATGGAGTTTTCACATGCGCCTCTTATGATATTCTTCCTAAAGAGTGGGGACTACAGTCCGAAACGAAACTTCAACTGGTGGCAGACGCATATCAATCTGGCATTGGAATTTCCCGAAAGTGCAGAGACGTTGCTCCATGACGATTGGCTTCCTAAAGGTAGCGCTCTTAAGGATTATCAGAAATCCCAAGACAAAGGTTTGATGTTTTCCAAAGCTTTTGAGTGCAAATTCGCGGGGCTATCCGCTATTGTGGTAAATCAAATTGGGAATTCGGAGATGTTTCAGGAATTATATGACCCAAAGAAACATGACTTAATGGTCGGCTTCCAACTGATTAAAGGCCGCTATTGGACTGTCAGTTTATATTCCGCGACTACCGACCGAATTCATTGTGGTGAACTGGCAAAAAAATTGGGGAATATGGGACCAAGACCTTCTGGTGGAGGACATGCAGGAGCCGCAGGATTTCAAACGGATTGGGATTACCTTTGGTCACTAATTACTCTTATTGAAGAGTAAGGATAAGAGGGTCGCAAGGCCCTCTTTTTTACCTTCGAGATTCTATTTCGCTAGTGGGCTCTGTAGAGGTGAATTTTCCCTTAACAAATCCGGCGACATTTCCAACCATAGCAAAACCGCGGACAGCGATATCTGCTGCTGCTTGTTTCCCGAGGTAATACATCGTACTTACGCCCATCATAAAGACAAGGCCGACCATAAAACTGGCAAGTGGCCAGCCCAGATTAGGCTGGGTTATCAGGGCCGTTATCCCCAGTGCTGTCATGAATATCTGTTGGATCAGCCACGCTTTGAACTTTTTGCTCTGCATTGCTGTTTTTTCCGCTCGGGTCAGCATTTCCTTGCGGTGTTCCATTGTCTTCAGTTCTTTTTCCTCCGTTGTCATCTTTTTTTCCTCCTTGTTTTTGTCTCTCAAAAACTAACTTAGTCGTTTCTTGCCGAGTTTTGCGGATTGATGTTGCTCCTCTACATTCTTCACATCGTAATTCCAAGAGTTCGATTATTCCTTCCTCTTCATTAATCTGATATGAGAATTTTTCCGGAGCTAAACCATACGTTTTTACTGCGTGTTCCCATCGTTGATTTAACGCAGCCTGGGCTTTGGCAGTACAATCGGCCATTTCTTCTTTTAAACGCGCAGCTCTTTCTGTCTGCTCTTTTATTGTATTATGGAGTTCGAGCAATTTTTCATCTTGGTCAAAAAGACAGACAGTTCGTTTGCGTAATTGCTTTTTGCAATAACGGTTAGAGCGAATAGAAATGACGAGACCTTTCAGGAGGGTTTCTTCTGCCAGGGTGTCTTCAATGTCCTCAGATAACATGATAGCTTTCATTAAATCCTGCAGTTTTTTTGATTCTGCGGGTATAGGACAGTCTGTCAATGTCCGGAGTATTTGGATTCCCGCATCACCTTCAGGTAGTGGATTTTGCTGTTGCCTAGCAGCAGCACGCTGTGCGTGTTGAATGCCGGGTTGATGTAAAGCTCCTGGCATTATAGGAGCTGTGAGGCCGGTAGCTGCTACTCCTGGAGGAGGCGCTTGTCCTTCTGGTACTGCAATAACACCTGGAGGCATTTGTCCACTGCCTGCGAGTGCACTCCTAATTTGTTTTACTAGTTCGGGGGAAAGATTTAGTGGATTTCCCATTGCTTTTTACCTCCAAGCTTTCTAGACAAACTTTCTCATAAAGAAAAAAGTTTGCTGCAGTTTTAGGGCCTATGGGGATTGTTGCCAGAACCTTATAGAATTTATCCGAAATGGTTTGGGGTTCCCCTATAACTTTGTAACCCATCCATCCAAAAAATTGAACAAAAATAACTGAATTAAATGCAAATTGTTGTGCGCAGATTCGAATAATGTCTTTTTCTTTAATAGCGGTATTTGAAGCTAAACGTGTAGCCGAATATTTACGGGATACATTCGTTATTGGATAGAGACTTGTAAGGGCTCCAATATGTTTATTGGATTTATACACACTTAAGACGGTTGATGCTCCAACTATTTGACCTTCGGGATATTCGACTATTTGCCGGTCTTTGGGGTCATCCGGGAGAAGGTTCTCGAGTATGTTACTTCTTTCTTGTAAAGGAAGCATTATTTTATCCAGAGGCGGGGAATACGTAGATGCAATTCGTCTGCAAACGAAAGCATTGTGTCATTATTTGACAAGGTGAATGTAATATCCCTGGGGTTAATTAAATCTACAGACGTTTCGCTAGGATGATTTTGTACTTCTTTGGTCTCATGAGCAGAACTACCTTCTCGTAGGATTTTAATTAGAATACCCCCAAGTTCTAGAATTGCGTCTGCTTCATTAGGAAATCGTACATCAGGAACAACGATTCCAACTGCTTCTCTACATTGATGATCGGTATAGCGCTTAAGGGTGTCTGTTTTATTGAAGTGCCATCCGTAAACGCGGCCTCTGAGTTTATTTGCCCAAACATCGGGACGATACTTTCGGGCAAAATCAGTACCCAATTCTTGGAGCATTCGTCGAACTTCTCCTGTTCGCTTTTCGCTGGGTCCCCAGAGAATGGCATCAGGAAGTTCCTCAAAAATATACTGAAGAGAAGCTTTGAGGGGATCTGCCATGGCAAAAGAGAGATAACCATGTTCTTCAAAAATACTTGCGGCAGTTCCCTTGCCTGAGTTTAGTTTACCTACGAGTCCTACTATTTTAATCATTGTCACCTTCCTCCTCATCGATGTCCGCAGTAAGGTCTTCGGAAACATTTTGTTGAACAGCGGCATCAAGAGGAATGAGAAGGAAACGTCGATTATTTTGTTTAGTGGCTATTACGGGAATTTTAATACGATCCGTACCTAAGTCAATTGCTAATTTCTCTTCTTGAGAAACTTTGATGTTGTCTACCCAGACACCATCTGTGAGTAGGAGAGTGCCAGTATTGAGCGTAATATACCCCACAATACTTTCTTTCTTTTCCAAAAAAATAGCTCTTCCGTCTTCCATGGGTTTCTCCTTTGTTATTAACGTACATTAACAAACTTTAATAGACAAGGGAAAGCAAAAAAATTCTGTAGGTGTATTTACAGAATTTTTGTTGGAATGTTCACTACCTTGTTTTATGGGGCTGCCACCCCAGAGGCTGTCGGTCGAGGGGTATGTTTTGTGCGAAGCACAAGTTTAAGAGCCTAGCGTAGCGCTAGATTTACGTTGTAAATAAATCGTAGTGACAATGTTGGCTTGGGGACCGGGATCGGGCCCAGTTTTCCTTCTTCTTGGTCTGAAAGACCAAAGTGAAAGATACTGGCGTAACGCCAGAGTACTTTAGTAAAGTAATCCCAACAAAGATTGCTATTAGCTGATTTCCGGCGAGCTCTTCCCTCGAGCTCCGCCCGGATGCGTGTCCCTCCGCCCGAAGGGCGAGAGGATAAGAATCTGTCGTAACGACAGTACTCTCAGTATTTGAAAGATTCCTAATAGCATGTTTTATATTTTCAATTCTCCAAAAATTGGAATTGATCTTCTCAATATTTTTAATCGGTAGTTAGGATGTTTCTGAGAACCCGGCCAATATAAAGAGGGTTGTTTGGTGTTATATATTTTTCCTCTATATGCCATTTCATCAAAAACTTTCTGGACTCCTGGAACTACTGTAAGATATGAAGCAACTTCATTCCATTCAGTGTATCCCTTCCCGAGTCGTTTTACTATTTGGCCCACACCTAAATCGGCTAGCCGTCCGCGGAATGCAGGATGTTCAACTACTTTTTTGATTTCATCTAACGAGTGGCTTATGTGGTTAGGTGGACGTGTTAGTATTTTCTTTTTATACGCAAATTTACGAGGATGAAGCCCTATCGCACATCTATCAAAACGTGATTCTGAAATCATAAGTCCTACAGCTTCACGTATTGGAACACGTACATATTTACCGGAACGCAATTTATATTCGGTTTTTTTATGAGCATTATTAATAGCTACAGCCCATTCTAGCGCAGCGTTGTGTATTTCTTCATTAGATTGATAGCGTTCTCCACACTCCCACCAAATCCCATGTTGGTTTTTCTTTACTAAATTGAAAATACCTTGGGCTAAGGTTATGTCTTTATCTCTATAAAGTGGTGCTTCTTCTTGTGGAGATTCCTCTGGTTGTTGTGATATTTCTGTTTTTTCCTCCTTTGATTCCAGGGTTGGTCGTTCTATTTCTTCCGGTGGCCCCGCATCTACATTCGGTATGTCCCCTACCCCCGCATCAATTTGGGGTAGAACTGTCGGGTCACTTGTTACAACCGGTTGTGGGTGTGCACACTTTAATAAAAGGAATAGACCGCCGAAACACATTAACAGATATTTGACTTTACCTACCATGTAACCTCCTTTTTATCGAGCAATTAACTCTACCCCCGACTCGATATTTTAGGTGTATTGGAATTATAGGATAGGAATGTGTTTTTGACTAGTTTTAGGGCTTATCTTTATTTTCGATGAACCATTCGAAAACTTTTTTGCATTGTTCATCATAGCGTTCTGGCCCACCTAACTCTTCTGGATAGAAGAATTTCATATTGAGATTTTCCAAATAGGTTGCAGCTATTAATTCTTCATGAGTAAGGCCGTGATCCGTAGCATATGCCTTGTGAAATTCGTTAAAGGCATGAGCTGCTTTCCCTATTCGAAGCCATGCGGCTTCTTCGCTATGTTCTACAAAGCGCTCTTGCTGTCCTTCGAATGTTTTTCCTTTGTGGACAGTATCAGGAGTTATTTCCTGCATATTACCTTCTTTATCAGGCATCTGAATTCGGGAAGTTCGTCGTCCATTACTCATTTGATTTCTCCTTTGCTGATGTACAGTGCGGGATTATCTGATCCTCATGTACTAAAAAGATAATGTGACGTCCAAAGGGTAATTCTTTTACTTTTGCTTTTGGGGGATATACATGTTTTCCTGGTTTATTACTTGCATAAACCGTTTGGGCTAAGCAGTGTCCCCGTTTTAATTTTTTGAATCCTCCTTCTTTGGTTCGTAAGGGTTTACGAATAGCATGATATAAAATACAATTACCGCATTTGATAGTATTTGACATTTAGGACCTCACTATGATCTTGGCTTTGTATTTGGCCAAAACGGTTTTGCTCGGAACATTAAGTAGTGCATGCGCCAATCTACGGTATGCTCCGTCTTCATTGTCAGGGGATGAACCTACATATATAATTAAGTGACCTACCGGGGTAGGTAATATCATTTCGTTTTCGTTTACGACAAATTCTTTATTTTTAGGAATTAGGCGTATTCCTTGTTGTTCCATTTCATCGCTAAATTTTTCATTTATTTCTTTTACAATTGTACCTAGGCGTTCAGGTATTTTTTCAAATTCAATATCATCTAACTGGAGAATGTAAGACCCTCCGTCTAACCTAAAACTTGTACCAGCTCCTTCTGATAATCCTAGTTCTTCCGCGAGTGTTATCTTATCCCAAGCCCAACCCGTTTGTTGTGATTTAGGTGGCTTTTTAGGAGGTGGGGCAAACGGATTAAAAATTCCTTCTTTTGTCATTCTATAAACCCTTTTTAAGTAAGGGATCATGACAGTCGATATGTACTAATTCATATTCAGGGTAAAGATGAACTCCCGTTTCTCTTAAATTATCTGGATTAGGTCCTACCATCGCTACAATATTAGCGATACAGACTCGATGACCTGGGCCTAAAGGCCGACGACATTTTCCACATGTATTGGTATCAACATGTGGATGTGCGTCTTCTGCTTGGAATTGGTCCCATGCCATTATCGAACTCCTCTCAACCAGTCTTCCAACGCTCTTTTGGCAGCAGTTAAAAGCCAGTGGGTTTTTGTTGTGCGATGAGGAATAACGAATTTTTTTCTTTTCAAAGAAGGTTTGACAATTAAGTTTATTAAAGGGGGACTTTCCGGGTGGATATAACGTTTAATGAGGAGTTTTTCGATAGTACGATTACACGCGGTATTAACTGTTGTTTGTAAATCCGTTCCTTTAACGATAACGACTGCAGGCATGTTTTCCTTCATATACGGAAGGGTTAAACCTTTTTTAGGAAAGTCTGGGGAACGGAATTGAAACCAAGATACTGCGGCTACAAAAATATCCTTATTGGATTCTTTTGTTACAGCAATTCCGGTTTCGATAAGCATAAAAGTAGTTTTGACGTTAACAATCGTTAATGTCAAGAGAAACCGCTCACACTTACTGTGAGAGGACATTGTTAGCTGATCAGATGGCCTCCCATGTCAGTGGTAGGGCGTAGCCCTGGCACCACTGCTGTTCAGGTACTGTAGTTGCTACAGAGTCCAGCGTAGTTCTAAGTGTGAGCGGAATCTCTAGTCTATTTTCTTTCCGAGGTCACGAAGATATTTTTTTGTGAACCGAACTTGTTGTCCACAGTATTTGCAGGTTCCCTTCTCACCGATTTTTGCAACAATTTTGCCATCGCATTTTGGGTTGGTGCAAAGAATGACTTTAGTTCCTGTTGGGCGTGCCATAATATATCTCCTTGTTAATGCCTGTTAAGAGGCTTTAAAGAACCTATTAACAAACCTTTGCAAGATTGTAAAGTCATCCGTGATTTTTCGATAACCGAGAGTATCGAGTAATTTCTTTCCGTAACCCATTCGCTTTTTGTCTTTATCTTGTTCTATTTTATTCATGCGAGCAGCGTGGGTACCTTCATTAGATGTTCCCGTCCAGACGCGAGTGTCAAGAATAGCTACAAATCCGCGGTCGCTTTGGGTTCGTATTAACCTACCTACACCTTGTTTCATATCAAATATCATGCTGGGTACCATGACTTGCATAAATGACTCTTTTCCCGCCACTTCACAAAGTGCTGCTACGATTGGATCTTTAGGATTTGGAAAAGGCAATTTGGGAATAATAACTAATTTTAAACGATCCCCTGCGACATCAACTCCTTCCCAAAATGATTTTAATCCGAAGAGGACGCTATGTTCATTCGCTAGATATTCATCAAGAGCTGCGGTAGCTTCTCCTTCTTGAATAATCAGTCTTACTCCTAAATTGGACCAAACTTCTGGGCCTAACTCTGCGAGCACTTCATTCATGTCTGCTTTAGCAGAAAAGAGGACGAATGCGTCTCCGTTAGTTGCTCCAACAAGTTGCGCAATCTCATTTGAAATTTCTACAATCCATTGTCTTCGTCTCTCGGGCAATCCCTGATGTGCCGGTAGTGGTAAATGTCGCGGCAAATACATAATGGCTTGGTTATCCATATCGAATGGCGACGGATATATTTTTTCAACAATGAGTTCGGGTGTGGCTTTTGCAGTTAAACCCTGCTGCTTACCAATTCCAAATTTATTTTTAGTATAGGAAAAATCTGTGCCCATAGCGAGAGTGGCAGACATAATAATTTTATGGGATATAGTATTCAAGTTAGGTCCAATGAAATCACCAATATTAAGTGGTTGAACTTTCATTCCTTGTTCATCCATTGTGGTGATAAAAGAGGTTGCGCTTCCCGCGGAAATGCTAGCGGAAATACGTTCTGCAAAAGATGTGAGTTGTTCATATTTTTTCTGTAGGCGATTCATTCGACTTAGAATTACTACCAATTCATCAGAGGAGTACATGTCGGATATTTCAACATTTCCATTAAAACTGTCGTCCAGGAAATCTTTGACTTCACCCATATTGAGCTTGTTGGTTTCAAGCAGGTTTGTAGCACGCCCATAAAATTGATTAAGTTCAGAAACTATATTTGTGGGAGAAATTTTACCTGTATCATCTGAAACTTCGCGAGCTTTACGATGTAATTGTTCGTAAGTTTGTTTGAGTTCATCTAGAGCATTATTAGTACCTTTGGCGGTTGTATGTCCTAAATCGTCAATTAAGCTTCGGAGCATGTCATCCTTTTGAAATGTATTGCGCAGGCGTTCCAGGCCCTTGAATGTTACTTCATGGGCATATGCGGAGCGATAAGCTTCTGGTGCTTGATGTGCTTCATCGATGATAAGCAAATTGTACGGTCCTAATAGGGTGCCGGGATTTAGCCGCATATCTAGAGCTAGCAAGTGATGATTAGTGATGACCAAGTTATCATTTTTAGGTGTGGGTTTGCATATTCCTGCAAATTCGCAATTTTTGAGCACACAATTATCCACAGAAATTTGCGACCACCACCAAGGATAAGACCCTTTCCATTTAGCTACGTCCGCGGGATGTCCCTCAATTCGGGCTTGATTAATAAACTGAGCATAGTCATTCCGATATTCTGAGGGGACAGCTTTGACTAATCTCCAACAACCATAATTTGCTTTACCTTTATAAACACTGAATCTAACTTTACGTCCCATTTTTTCAATAAGAAAGGGAACATCTTTATTCGCTAATTGATCCTGCAATGTTTTCTTGGCTGTTGCAATGATGATACGTTTATTTTCTGCCAATAGGGAAGGGATAAGATAGGCAAAACTTTTGCCGATTCCTGTTCCTCCTTCGGCCAGTAAAACTCCTCCGGCTTCAGTATTCAAAATAGTTTCTACATCTTCACCTAAAGCAATTTGTGTTGGACGAATTTCTTTGTTGATTCCAAATTTTCCATGTTCCAAAATATCGCGTACTTGAGGTGTTAAAGGAGAACCGCACATGGCGCAATTAATTAGGTTTGGGGCTTTATTATATGGAATCAGTATGGCGCACTTTGGACAACGCATTTGGGTTTCGCTCCTTTCGAAATACGCAAGGCATTTCGGATGTGATTAGTGAAAGCTTTTTCTAGCTCTCCTCCTCGGTTTCTGCCCAGATAGGCAGGATGGCAAGATAGAATAGCATAAAATTTTCCTGTCTTGATGATTTTCCCCATATTTTTCAAAACACTTATCTTGGTTGGGGATTCGTTTAAAATAAATGCTTGGGCATAGCGACCGAAAGCCACTATTACCTTAGGCTGTACAACGTTTAATTGAGTTATGAGAAATGGCTTACAGTTAGAGATTTCCTCTATTGTGGGATCTCTATTCTCGGGAGGACGACATTTTAAAACGTTCAATATATGATAATCTTTATTTCGTTGGAGGCGTGCTTTGAAGGCTGCGGCTTCGAGGATATCTCCAGCCATCCCATAGAAGGGGATACCTGTTTCATCTTCTCTACGACCAGGAGCTTCTCCAAGGAAAACAATAGGACAGGGAACCGGTCCTTCACCGATAACTACGTTTGTTCGGTGTTGCGCCAATTCGGCGCATTTTTTGCATCTCTCTATTTTAGCGGTGAGTTTCATCTGTGAGCCCTTTCGTTTTACTGGTGATACGCCTTCCTTATACCAGCCTTTTTGTGTATAGTCGGATTAACAGACCATAAGGAGGTTAGTTATGACAGATCGTATGAAACCCACAGAGGCCCCGCTGATTGGGGATTTCCAAGGACCCCAAGGGAATAAACCTCGGCAGTCCCGCGAGATTGAAAATTTGGAGGATTTACAACGTAATGTATTAGAAAAGGATACGGAGAGTAAACCTGAACTTCCTAAAAAAGCTCCTAAAGATCCAGTGCAAGCGTATAAAGAGCAACTAAAAGAAAATGGCCTTACGATAGAAAAGGCTCGAATTATTCGGGACAACATGCTTTTTAATCATTTCCATGAAGAAACTTACATGTTGGGAAATAAGTTACCGGTGGTTCTTCGAACCAGAGTATACGGAGATGCTCAGCGAGCTATGCGAAGATTAGAGGTAGAGGCTCCGTCTTATGCTATGGCTATTAATGATTTAGTGGCGCACTGTAATATGGCGGCTTCTTTAAGTAAGTATGGGGATACAACTTTCAAACTATATACCCCTAAAGATAAGGCTTCAGATGAAGATATTGAAAAATCATTTGAAGAGCGTTCAAAGTTTTTAGTTCAACTACCGACTACTCTTTTAGACCGTATTATGCAGTATGCCGAAAAATTTGATTTGATGATTGCTGCTGTTTTTGCTGACGGGGCCCCCGAGGATTTTTAACGACGGCAGCGGGACAAGTTAGAGCATATTGTTTGCTATATGGAATCCCGCTGCCACAGATAGGTACTTTTGAATTTTATATTCTTCTTGAGAGCATTAAACGTAAGAAACGCGAAAAGGCAGCATTTGCTAAACTCATTACAGAGTTAGCTATCGAAAGTGGATTAGTACAACGGGAAGCAGCAACACTATTACTTATAGAATACGAAGAAGAATTACACCAATTCAAGTATAATTACAAATATGTACCTGTAGGACGACGTTTGAAAACTGTAGAAAAAGAGAGGGAGACTGCGGATTTACAGATACTCAAAAAAGTTTCTGGTCTCACCGTGAAAGATAACGATGCCGGACGACCAAAATAATTATAATCCTATGCAGGCAAATTTGGGTCTTATACCTAACCAGGGACCTATCGGGATGCCGACACCTTCTCCTGCAGATACTGCATTACGTCTTACTGAACAGGCAAATGCACAACTAGAACATGCTCGTTCTATGACCGCTGCTGCGTCTGCTTTTGGTGAACAGTTTCGTCAACAGTTTCAAATGATACAACGACAACAGTCGATGTCACCCTATGCTGCACAAATGTTGGCACAAAATATGCCAGGAACTCCGCAATATCGAGGGGGAATGTTACCATCACCTTTAACGATGACTCCTGCTACAACAGGGGTTTTTCGACCTCCACCGCAAGCCCCAACATTTGCGCCTGTTCCTCCAATGTATGTTCCTCGATTTGATACTCCTATAACGCCCCGAATGCCGCGTCCAATGTTTCGTTCTCCTTATGAGCAAGAAATGGAAGCTCAGGATGTTCGAGCAGATCGTTGGGCAGCGGGAGGGGCGCAGATACCTAACTTTGCAGCGCAAGCAGCGACTATCGCAGGAGGTGCCTGGGCGGGACGGCATCTTATGGGGCGTATGGGATTAGGTGGTCGTTGGGGTGGTTTAGCGGGTTTGGCTCTTGGAGCGGCAGGAACAATGGCTGCGGGTATCCCGGAAGCTGTGGGCAATATTGCCAACTTTGCTATGCGGCCTTTTAGGGAACGACAGGAGATGGGGGCTGCAATGCAGCGAATGTCTCGTGATTGGGTTGTTACGGGACCACAGTTACATCCTTTAGGCCGAGGATTAACGCGAGAAGCTGCAGTTGAATTCGGAGGAGCGGTACGGAATCTTGCGGGGGACCAAGGGTTTCAACAACAAACTGGAGAAATGTTCAATCGTCAGGATTTGATGAACATTACGCGGCAAGGAGGACGTGCAGGTCTTTTCGATATGGCACAGTCAGTTCCTCAGATTCAAAATCAACTTCGACAAACGGCTATAACTATCCGACAGTTTATGGAACTGACAAATGACCCCGATGTTTCTAATGTCATTCGGCAGATGGGACAGTTGCGCCAATTCGGTATGACGCAGCAGGAAATGTTAACCGCAGCTCAAGGAATGCGTACTTTTGCGCGGGCCGCAGGAACTACTATTGGTGGAATCCAACAAATTGGGGGATTACCGGGAGCGATGACATTTCAACAAGCAGGACTTACTCCTGGAACAGGTTTTCAGTATGGTAATTTTGCTGCAGCATCTGCTCGACAACTTGTAGCGGCTGGCGGGGTTAATCCTCGTCAATTGGCTTTATTAGGAGGAGTTCAAGGAATTGCTCAGCGAGATATTCAAGCCCAGGCAGCGTTAGGTTCTATGCCGTTGTACGGTGCTGCTATGGCGCAATATGGACCGCAAGGTTGGGGGGTGAACACGGGCGCGGTAGGACAACGTGGAGGTGGTGCTTTTGGAATGGTTCAGGGCGCGATTGGTGCTATGAATCAAGCAATGCAACAAGGAGGACTCGGGGCACTTGCTTCATTCCCGTTGTCTCAACGAGAAATTCAGGATGAAGCACTTTCTAGAATGACTCCTCAACAGCAGATGGCGCAACGTTTTCAGATGGCAATGACAACGGGTCAACAATTGGGACTTCGTGGTCGTGGCGGATTTGCTGCGGGAGCTCGTATTCTTTTTGGTGATGAAGTTGCTACTCAGATGATGCATCAAGCGGAGAGTCCCGGATTCTGGAGAGGTCAACGTCAAATAATTCAGCGACAACAACAAGAATTAGCATTTCAACAACGTCAACAGATGTTGGCAGCTGCTCCTTTCTTAGGAGGTATTCCTAGAGATATTGCTGCAGCTACTGGGATTACAGGTGCGGCACGAGGAATTGGGCGTGCTTTTGAAGATATGCGCGAAGGAATAGGAGAGGCAGGAGCTGCAGTAGGTGGTGTTGTTGGAGAAATAGGGGGATTATATCGGGAATGGGAGGCGGGGCAACGAGGAGTAATGCGGCGGGAACTTACATCTGGAGCAGGAGGGCCTGCTGCGGGAGTTCGAGCGCGAGCAGAAGGTGGAGGTAATTTCAGAGATTTAGTTAAGGCGCAGCAGCGCGGAGAATTTTGGAGTGATAAAGGAGCTCAAAGTCTTGATACATCCGCGCAAGCTTTAATGAATGCTGTTAATCTTAAAGAGCGGGGAGTACCGGGAGCGGTAGCTGCAATGGGTGGGCCTTTCGAAATATTAGGAACAACAATGCCCGAAACCGGAGCGATGATTAGTTCTTATGCTCGCTATACGGCGGATGAACAAGAGAAGCGAAATGTTTTGCGCGGGTATATTACTGAAGCTTCTAGGACTCTCAATATCATCGATGAATCCAAAGTAATTGGCGGGCGCGAAGAGAATGTCGCTAAAGTAGAAACGGCTATTGAAAAAGCTCTTGGGTCAAAATCAGGAATTAAAGGATACGACGTTATTAGAGCTGCGGGAAGAAAACTCGATGAGATGGTATACAATCGAGGAAAATACGGAGAGAACATAACACAAGCGGATAGACATCGAGCAATAATAGAAGGAATAATGGAAGCTTCGGGAGGAAAAGTAGATATAAAAAGGGCTAGACAATTAGCTGCTAAAATAGGTTCTCAGCCCCATTTATTGCATGACATGGAAGTTCAGGTAACTCATTATGCTCGGCAGGATGCGTTAGACCCTTCTTTATACGTTGGACAGGAAGAGGATCATAGGGCGTCTGTATTTAAACAAATAACTAAAGCAACAAATCAGCGTGTTGAGTCTCTCCAAAATCAAATAGAAACGATGGAAGAGAAGTTGGATCTTGATCCTTTTATGGGGTATTACAGCGAAGAAGAAGAGAAAATTCAGAAATTAGCAGCGGGATGGGGAGGTAAAGGTACGGCAATTCGTGCTATGGCATTATTAGCTGAGACTGGAGATATGACGGCAGAAGAACGGCGTGCTAATCAGAAAAAGTGGAGAGCAGTAGCCGACAAATATAAGTTGACCAGTAAAGAACGCCGAGATGCGGAGAATGAAGCTCGACAATTCGCTGCAAAAAATACTGATATTGCCGATAGATTACGAGAAGCCGCAAAAGCGGGTACCGTACAACAATTAGAAAGATACGGTATAACTCAGCAAGAAATAGGAATTCAGTCTGCTTTTTCTAGTAAAGGTTTTATGGGAGAATTTGCTCCTTATTCTGAAAAACTTCCTGGATTTATGGCTACTGCAACAGAGCCAGGTGCCGTATCCGCAAGGTCAATTGCACAACAATTTACGGACCCTGAGTTAGCAGAGATGGCAAGAACTGGAGGAGCAAAAGGTCGGCGTTGGGCCGCTATTTTTAGAAAAGCTAAGGGAACTGGGGAGGAAGCTACCAAAGCGCAAGAACTTATTACTCGAGAAGCTGCACGACAAAGTGAGATTAGTGAAAAAGGGGTGGAAGAAGCAGCAGCGATGACTTCTGAAGAAAGAATAGAGAAGTGGCAAGGAGGTAAAGGCAAAGGACTTGCCGCCTCTGATCGCGCTATGGCCGATATGCAAGCTGTATTTTCTGAATTTGGTACGGCAGTACAAGTTTTCGCTCAAGGGTCTCAACGATTACAGCAGGCTATGAATTCTGAGATGGCTAATAATCTCGCCAAAGGAGGCACCTAATGGTTGATACTCGTTTGCGATACACGTTACCTCGAGCTGAAAATTTCTTGAGCATCGTAGCAATAAATATTATTAGCAATCTGATTAATACGAATGAAGGAAAAATTACAGTGGCTCCGCTAGTTCAAAGGGCTTATAGTATTGTAAATGAAACAGGTGTAATCCCTTACAAGGATTATCTGGCTGATGTAGAGTTTTTACCGGAGCAGTAGATGGCGAGTCAACCGGGTTTAGGAATTTCAGATAGATTTATCGAGTATATGCTCGATGGGGCTATGTACGGTGCTTCTCGTGGTCGTTTACAAAATGCTTATGGAGTACATTCGGCTTGGCCTTTTATGTCTCCTAAATACGCTAAACATAAAGCTGGCAGAAATCATGAATTCGAAGATACGATGGCCCGGATGTTCATCCAGGTTCCCCCTGATTTATACACAAAGTTCCTCGCATCCCTAGAAGATCCCGAAACTGAAAAAATTGCGAAAATTTTGACTGGTGACGATATTAAACAAGGAGGAGTCGGTTATTTAGATTTCTTTCTTCAAAATGCTACACATTCTTTTAATGAGAAAGTACAGGTAGTTGAAACTCTGTCTGATAGCTATGTAGCATTTTTCTTTGGGCATAGTGCCCCCATTTTTAGTTACCAAGGAACCTTAATGAATACGTATCAGGATGATTGGACGATGCGTATGTTTCGTATTTTTCGTGATCTGGGAAGAGGAACACAATTAGCTAAACGTGGTTTTGTATTGCGTTTGCGTTATGATTCCATGATTGTTTCTGGGGCTATGGTTAATTTTCAATGGAGTTTACAAGCAGGACAAGAGATAGCGTGTCCATTTTCGTTTAATTTGTTAGTTAAAAACATTCAGATAATTTACGGTGGATTAGCTCAACCTACAGATCTGATAAATGAAAAACATTTTGCTCCTGAAGGATTTCATTTAGAAGATACAGGACAAACAAATAATCCTGCTTCGCAAACTTATTTAGGTTCTCCCCCTGGGTCTCCTGAAGGAGTCTCGGAAGCCACGTCGGAAGGTGAAATCGGTGCAGGGGGCGTAGATATTGATACAGATATAGATGCTACAGGAACTTATTATGAAGACCCTGATAGAGATGAAGATTAGCAGCCTTTACTGAAAAAAGACATTGGAGGATTTGAATGTCTGCACTTTTCAAAATAGACCAATCGGGATTACCCGCAGGAATTTACGGGCGAGCTCGTCAAGATTTATCAATCGGAAGTACCATAACTTTTACTGCGGAAGATGCGAGCCCTCCAATTTTTACCTATTTATGGGAACTGATTAGTGAACCTCCGGGTTCTACGGTTGTAGTAGGTACTCCAACTGCTCAGAGTTGTACGGTCACATTATCTGAAACCGGTGGCTATCTTATGCGGCTTACTGTGGATGCAGGGTTACCTAGTGAAGATATCCAGGTTTTATATTTTGGTGTTGCTCTTGCGGGTAGTGGTCTTTGTATCCCAGCTTTCAACGAAACTTATTTCGACAATAGTCAGCCTCCATATACGGGAGAGCGTGGATATGAAGAAAAACTGACAAACTGGATTAAATGGGTTGATGGAAATTCAGGAAAAGGAATTCGGAAACCCAAAGTCATCGATATAGTAGATTGTACCCAACCACCACCGACTGAAAACGATGGCGATAGGTACATACTGGATAATACTCTTGGAACTATCGATGCAGGGTGGGATGGCGGTGACCGAACCAACATCATGCAGTACGACCTCGCTACCGATACTTGGAGTGCCGAGGTACCTGAAGAGGGTTGGAGATGTCTTGTTGATGCCTTAAATACCGACGCCGTATTTGTTGACGATCCTCCTACAGCGGCTTATTGGGAAGTTCAACCGATAGCTTCCAATCTATGGACAACCGCTGCGGGAACCAGCGCGATAAAACGAACAGATAATACAACGGGCACTGCCGCGGGGGATTACGCTGTAAATGCCGGATGGGGTGGACAAGCGGATGCGGATTATTCTTTTCATGGTGGCAATAGTTGTATAATAGATAGTGGGTCTATTAATACCGCAGTCTTTGGATATAATAACATCCTTGGCGGAGTAATTGGTTCTCCTAATAGCATAATTACCGGTCGAAATAATATTGTTAGTGGTGCTGACGATCACGGCACGCCTAGAGGAGATAATGCTGTATTCGGTTCGGACAATGACGTACTTGAAGGAGGGAATGTTGTTGGAGGGTCTCAGAATATAGCTCGTCAGGGATACGTTGCAGTCTTTGGTTATGGCAACAATGTTCAAAGTAATTGTTCTCTTGTTGGTGGTATTTTCAATGATGTAGATGGATATGACAATTTTGTAGCCGGTGATGGTAATGAGGTGTACTCAGCACAGTGTGGAGCTATTGGTGCATTTAATGTTATAAACGCATCTTGCGATAAGTCTTTTGTTGGTGGTTCGGAAAATATACTAGGCAATTCTGTAGCATCTGAATATTCATTTGTATACGGTAGAAACAATGATGTTGATGCAGATTCAGTTGGACTTGCTGGATTTAATGTAGTGATCGCCAGGTCGTGTAATGTAGATGGTGACTACAATGCAGTATTTGGATACAATCATACAGTTCCGTCTGATTATTCCGCAGTATTTGGTTATCAGAATTCGCTGACAAAAGATCCAGTAACATTGCTTGGAGGAAGCGTTGTTGGTGGTCGGAGCAATACTGTTACTGGTGATTACAATACGGTTGTTGGATACAATAACAGTGTTGGGCAGACGACTCCCGGTTTAGGTTTATTTGTTGGAGGGCAAAGCAATATCGTTAATGGCGTTTTGGCCAAGGGAGAATACAAGGGATGGACCTTTGTTATGGGCCAAGGCAATGATGTATCGATGAATGAAGGAATTGTCGCGGGGTCTAGCAATATAGTGTGGTCAACTAACCCTGTCAGAAACACAGCGGTATTTGGAACGAGTAATTGGGTTGGGGCTTATTCAGATCCGGCAGGAAATTGCATCGTTGCGGGTGAGCAGAATGACATTGACGGCATGTATAATTCTGTCTTTGGGTATGCGAATTTAGTGGTCGGATATTGGAATGGCAATCTGGTTGGTGGTGAATATAACGAGGTAAATGGAAACGACAACTTAGTCGGTGGTGTAAGCAATTCTGTTACGTTGTCGTCTAATATAGTTGCTGGTAGTTACAATGATGTAGATGGTGATTGGTGCGCTGTTTTTGGGTCTGGAAATACGGCTGGAGGTGCAGGAGCAACAGGATATTCTGTAATCGCTGGATCTGGAAATACCTGGGGCACGTATTACAGCGTAGTGTTCGGGGAAAGCAATACGATAGGAGCAACGTATCTTTCAGGGCATTCGTTGGTGCATGGCTACAATAACAGCGTTGAGGGCGATTCTGTAAATGAGTACGGATACAATTACGTCTTTGGAAATTCCCATGACGTTGATGGCGATTACAACGCAGTTTTTGGGTATAGTCACGATGTAAATAATAATTATTGTGCTGTATTTGGAAATGACCATACGATTGGAGCTACGATTGCTTCTGTTGGTTCTGTGGTTGGTGGGTATAGCCATGATGTAGATGGAGGATTTGGACCAGGAGTGCATGGTTATAACACTGTTTTTGGGTATGACCACAACATAGATGGAGATATGAATGGTGTATTCGGTAGGTCACATACGATAATTGGTCATTCCAATCTAGTTGGTGGTTCGACTCATACGATTTCTGGAGTTGTACATCTTTGTGTTATTGGAGGTGAACTACACACGATCAATACAGGGTCATTACGCTCTGCTATTTTTGGAAGTCAAAATACGATTGGTGCGACATATGGAAGTCCAGCATCGTTGATCGCTGGTGGTTTCAATACAGTAGATGGGAGTTCTAGTATTGTTGGATACAACTGTGTAGTTGCCTATGCAGCCGACGTTGATGGCGATTACAACGCAGTGTTTGGAAGTGATCAGACGGTTGCTGGCGATTACAATGCCGTATTTGGATATAGTCATGTTGTGCCAGTAGATGCATCGGCGGTATTTGGATACGATCATACATTGGCTTCAGGATCGGACTACTGTCTTGTCGGCGGTCAGAGTCATACGGTTGGGGCGACGGTTCTAAGCGCACATTCAATAGTTGTTGGCTGGGGCCATGCTGTCAATGGCTACGATGATAACAAGGGTGGTTTCTTCGGATACAATGCTGTTTTTGGAGAGACGCATAACATTACTGGAAAAGGAAACGTTGTTGGCGGTGGTAATAACTATATAGGCCCTGGTGGTCCAGCAATAAACACTAATTATAATGCAGTCTTCGGTGCTAATCATGTGATATATGACTCTGGTCTTAATTTGGTTTCAGGCCAGAGCAATTATGTTAACTCTAATTTCAATGTCGTTGGAGGCCAAGATCAAAATATTTATGTAGGATCTGATTGGTGTGTTCTTGGAGGCTACGGACATATAGTAGGCAATACTTATGGTAGTAACTATTCATTGGTTGCAGGGTCATTAAATTCAGTAGATGGAAGTTCGAGTGAAATTGGATTCAATTGCGTAGTTGGAGACTCTTGTAATATAGATGGAGATTACAATGCAGTGTTTGGCCTTGGGCATACGGTAGCTTCTAGTTATAACCTTGTAAGTGGAAATCCGCACACTATTTATGCAGATTCAGACTATTGTGTAGTTGGAGGATATGGACACACAATAGGATTGACAGATGAATCTCCCTATTCAGCGGTGTTTGGTCAAAGTCATTCTGTGGATGGCGCTCCAGGTGGAACAAATGGCCATAGTATCGTGGCTGGACAATTTCATGTTGTAAGTGGATTTTGTGAGGCTGTCTTTGGTGGGTACAATACAGTAGGCTCCGCTGGTGGTGAGACATATAATATTGTTGCTGGTAGTGACCATACTGTTGTTGGTGAATGGAATGCAGTATTCGGATATCTCCAAGAAGTTTATAAACAAGGCAATGCTGTTTTTGGAAGTACTAATTATGTTAATAGTTTTCACAATGTTGTAGGAGGAGAAGGACAAACTATCAATTTAGATAGTGATTACTGTGTTGTTGGTGGTTATGGACACACTATAGGAGCTACGACTGAGTGCTCATATTCGGCAGTGTTTGGTGAAAGTAATGTTGTTGATGGTGGAGGTACAAGTCGTTCACATAATATAGTTGCTGGTGAAACACACGATGTAGACATAAGCCATAGTGCAGTCTTTGGCCTAACGAATACTGTTTTGGGTACAACTAGTGGTGCAGTAATTGTGGCTGGAGAATTGAATTCCGTAACTGGTGATTACAATGCAGTTTTTGGACTAAGCAATACAATAGGTGCAGAGTGGTCTGTAGCTTCTGGTAATTCTAATAATATTTATGGAGGTTCTGATTATTGTGCAGTTTTCGGAGATAACAATGGGATAGGGTTCCTCTATGATAGCCCGCATACGGCTGTTTTTGGAGATTCCAATGGTGTGGATGGAAGCGTAGCGAATGAGATTGGTTGCAATGTTGTTGGTGGGTACTACAATTCGATTGGGGCTGACTATAGTGCAGTTTTTGGGTATGCGAATACTTTGCACAGTGACTATAGTTTTGTAGCTGGGGGCTCGAATAGTATTGGAGTAACTATAGATGCGCCATACAGTGTTGTCTTTGGACAGAATAATACTGTCAATGGGTTCAATTATTTAGGAACCGATTATGGTCATAGCTTAGTTCATGGTGCGTTAAATTCTGTTACTAGTTTTGGGTCGATTGTGATTGGTCAACAGAACACAATTTCAGCTTCTTACACGTCAACTTTCACGGCTGTCTTTGGATACCAGAATACTGTTGGAGTAAATGCAGATAGTAACTATTCAATAGTTGCGGGATTTAGTCATGATGTAGATGGAAAATATTGTGCAGTTTTTGGAGTTAATAATGTTGTTCTTGGAGATTGGAATCTAATTGGAGGAAATGCTAATGGCATTACTGGCGGTAGAAATGTTTTTGGAGGTCTGAATAGTTCAGTAGTTGGTGATTACAATGTTGGTGGTGGTGAAAGTCAAGATGTGACAGGTGGGCATAATATTGTTGCTGGATATGCACATGATGTAGCTAGTGATTATTGTGCTATATTTGGAAATTATAATGTTGTTGGTGCAACCTATGGAAGTCACATGTCTTTGGTTGCTGGGTATTGGAATACTGTAGATGGGTCTTCATCTGCAATTGGGCGCAACTGTGTAGTTGGAGAACAATGTAATGTAGATGGGGATTACAACGCTGTTTTTGGATATGGTCATTCGGCAGTAGAGTCGTATGCTCTTGTTTATGGGAAAAGCGCAAAAGCCAATTGGTTTGGTCAGATGGCATTTTCGGGATTTGCCCCCTCTACATCTTATCCTGGTGAGTCTCAGAACAATCTCTTCTCTGCGTCATGTGAATGCCTTGGAGATCCGGCTGCATTTACACAATTGTATCCCGATGGTCACGGCGGTTCTAAAGATTTGTTGATGCAGGTCGATGGATCGTATTATTTCCATTTTGCGGTATTGGCCAGAAAGAAAGGCCAGGGAGCAACAGAGCAAACGGCGTCATGGTATGGAAGAGTCATGGCGCAGCGCGATAGCGGAGGATCTGGTCTTGTTGCAAGCGCATCTGTTACTCCAGATTTTGCAACTAGCAATGGTGATGAATCGAGTTGGGGTTTTCAGGTGTCAGTTGATGGAAGTCACAATATAGTATTTGAAGGCAAGGGTTCGGCAGATGCCACGAATCCTACTTATTTTCAGTTGATGGTTTGGGGTCCAAATGTTAATACTACTAATTAACAATTCAAATAGCGTTCATTATAGTAATGGGCGCGAGACAAAGGAGTAAGGACATGGGTTTTCAAATTGCAACGACGACAGCAACAGACACGTCGTACGCTAGTGCGTACTACAAAATTCGAGATGTCCATTACGACCTGAGCAAGAAAAGATGTACGTTTTCTCTGGAGGCGTACAAGGACAAGACTGCTCGGGACGATGGAAAAGCTCAAATACGCGGGGTGCCGACGCCAATGCGATTCTCGGTAACCGGAGATGACTTCGACACGTACTTTGGAGATACTGTTCTAGACGATGATGGAAAGAATCTCTGGAAACAGTGTTACGAGTATGCGCGAGCACAAGCTGCTTATTCGGGTGCTACTGACGTGGACCCGGATTAGTAAATGAAGAAGTGTAACTAAAGGAGCAGAAAGGAAGAAAAATGACTATAACCCACGCAAAAATTTTACAGTTGAACCGAGTACTTCGAGATTTAAGTACTTCGATAGAGAAGAAGTACGTCAAATTACATTATGCCTTAGGCCGTAATTTGGCGTACCTCGAACCCATTCTTAAAGTGGTAGGGGATCTTCAGTCCCCTGATCCAGAGTACAGCAAATATGAGGATGAGAGGCGAAAGCTCTTAAACAAGTTTGCGAGAAAAGATGAGAAGAAGCGTCCTATTAAAAAAGAAATCCCTTTACCGAGTGGAGCGGTCAATCAAGAGTTCGATATTGAAGACCAGGATGCTTTCGATGCTGCGCTCAAAGAATTAGACGAAAAAGAAGAGTTTGCCAAAATTGTTGAGGACGAAAAAGATCGAGTTAAACAATTTAATGAACTCATGAAAGCGGAAGTAGAACTGGATAAGGTTTACGTTATCAAGATGAGTAAATGTAAACCCCAGAATGCATTTGATGGTATTCAAATGCATTTACTGTTGGAATGCGGGATTCTTGAATGGGATATAGCTGACGATGACGATTCGTGGGCGGAAATCCCAGAAATAACCAAGGTAGCATCATAAATGTTGCCGAGGGAGGAGCGACCTGAATGGCATATCGTGGTGGATATGGAGTTATTGCGCATGGACGTTCCCAGTTTGGAGCTGCCGCTAGTGGGATAGAACCGCGGTTTAAACGGGTTTCCTCTCCCTACGATGGACAGATTAAGGTCCCGCGTCCTTTTATTTGGCCTACTTTTGAAATTTATTTTTTCAGTAGTTCATTTGATTTCCATGAAGGTCCACCCGAAGGTTTTGATTTTGAAGTCAGTGAAAATGGGGGGACTGACTTTCTTTCCGTTTTTGATTTAGCCTCTCCCTATAGTATTGATTGGCGACTCAAAGACGGTCAAACGGTATGGGTCAAAATACAAAAACTAACCGGTAAATGGCCGGAAGGTTCGGAGATAATTATCCGTAGCACAATGCATGACGAATTCGGACAGGAAGTGACTAAAGAAGTACCCGTTTTGTGGACCGACCCCGATTCTTTTCCATATGGCCCAGGAGCTCCCTAATGCCTTTTGATTGGCACTTTTTCACCGAAGGTCGTCCCCCAGGACCAATAGGTCGTAGATGTCATCGAGGCCCGATGATTGATGTGGAAGTTGTGATGTCGCGGCCTTTTACCTATATGATTCCGTATAATACATTACGGAAACGGCTTCTCGACCATATTGTGGATACGGAACTGGTTGCTGTTCAGACCCGTGAGGTGGTCTTACGGTCTCTCAACACGGAACTTGGACCTATGTTTTTGCGTTTGGCTCCTAGAAAAAAGGGATTACAAGTTCCTATTTGTGAAAAACGAAATAGTATAGATATTGAAAAAGACCTGGAATATCTCAATCCTTTTTATTTGAATGCTGCACAACAATTATTTGATTATGGTTTGCCACAACAACAAATAACCCTTCTTGTGGCGGCTTTAAAGTCTAATAGTCCTATTCTTCGAGTAGCGGGAAAGTGTGCGGTTATTCTGATAGCTGCGTTTACGGAGATGGACTATCACAATGGGTGATTACACTGTAAATGAGTTTAAACAGGCAGCCTTCCTGGTTTATATAAATGGTCTCGAGATTCCCATAATCAGTGCAGTAGCGCAGTATGGTATCTGGACGATGCCTACGTTAACTATCGATTTGGTCCCCCATCCTATGCTTACACGAGTAGGCAGTGAAGATCGTTTACAGGTTGCAGTTTTTTACTTGGATTTTCACTGGGACCCCGAAAATCCACAATTTTGTCTTTTAGGCGAATTCGAAGTTGTTGGGTGGGGATACACCAATTTAGGTGACGGGCAGAGAAGTATTCAACTTCAGTGTGTTTCACATATTCAAATTTTTGAGCAACTTCATTTTTATTATATTTCGGGATTAGAAGATATTACTACTTCTTGTGGTGGTAGTATTAAAACAGATACAAGTACCGTTACGCAGACTAAAGTACTGTATCCTGCTTCACTATTTATCGAAGGGTTAACGTCACCATCTTCGGTTGAAGTCGATAGTCCAGGAGGTGAAACGGTAAACGCTTCAACGGATAATTATATTAAACGTCCTATCGATTTTGTAACTAATATTTTTAGAGCACTTTTGCGTCCCGTTGATACTGTCAAAAAAGATCCATATAGTGTAGATGCAAGCTCTGAATTTATACCTCAAGCTTCTTCCGCGGTTCCTGGAAAGAATTTTTTTGCTAGATGGCTCAATATGACCGGTTTTCATAGGCGTTGGGCAGCTCTACCATTTATGGAAGATAATCCACGAGATGGGTGTTTTCCTTTAGTTAAGGCAGTACAGGATACAAATACCTTACCCGCGTTGCAACAACAGATTGGACAAAGTGTAGGTAATTCGGGAAGTGCATGGCAATTACTCCAACAGGTTTTGGGGTATATGTATATGGAAATAGGAATGATTCCTTGTCCACCTGCCGTGGTGACTGCTAAGAAAACCGGAAAAATAGAAGGGAAAGGAACACCTACAAAAAATAAATTTCAATCTTTGGTTTCATTCTTTGTAAAACCGCAGTGTATGTTTGCATTACCCCCCGTCTGTAACGTGGTGTTTCCTTCGATGGTCTCTAATTATTCTTTCAGGGAGACTTTTATTACACAACCTACTCGCATTTATTTGGGAGAAGCGTTTATTTCAAATGTTCTTAAACAAGCTAATTACAATATGTCTGCTATCTTGAGTGATTTATTGACCACCGGATTTCCTCCTGAAGTTAGAGCTCGAATGCAACAACTTAATTTGGCACAGCAGGCTAGTCACAAAAACTTTTTATTATTCCCTGAAGAATTTTTTAAAGGTCCGGTTTCTAAACGGTTAAATGCTCCGCCATGGATGTGGATGTTGGCCCAACAAGAAGCGGCGTTTATGAATAAAGAAAATCTTAAAAAAGAAGAGGATCAGGCGCTATTAGAAGACTTAGAAAAATTTGCAGGAACTGAGGCGGCAGGCCCCTTAGGCAAGTTATTTGATATGTATGCTGAGTATGAGTATTTTCGTTCTCGGTATGCTGAACGAAGTGGGGGTGTAACCCTCGCCTGGAATCCGTATATCGTTCCGGGATTTCCTTTAGCGGTGTTTGATGACCGGAGTTTTAGCTTAGATAGTATGGGATATGTAAACCAACTAACTTTATCCATGGCTTCAGGTAATCCTCCGCATATGTCTACAAGTGTTGGACTTTCTTTTTTAAGAACAATGCATGAATTTTTAGGTCTTCTTGACAGTGGAAGCGGTTCTGTGACTAATGAGAATGCCAGTAATTTTGATATATCCCCGATAGAAATTATTCCTGATGTCAGTGAGGCTTTTCAAAAGACTCAGAATGCACATACTTTATACAAAGGGTTGTTTTTTCGAAACGAACCTATGAATAAATCTGCCGTTTTTAATTGGCGAGATATGCTGGAAGTACGGAATCTGGATAATCAAGTATTAGATATAACTAAAAAATATGGAGAATGGGACCCCTTTGTTAAATTGACGCCTAAAGCAGAATTTAATAGTTTATTCGAGAGTTACGATTCGGGGATGCGTTATGCATCTCGTCCTGTGTGTACTCTAAAAGAATATATCGAAACTTGGCATGGGAAATCCTTAGATTCTCTATTGGCTGCAGGTACCGTGCGGGGTGAATATAGATCTTTTTATAGTCCTGCAAGTGACCGCGGCAATAATAAGGGTGCAATTTTTTGGGGGAGAATTTATAAACTGAAACAGGGTCCGGGCACTGACCCCGGTCCTTCTGTAACTAATTTGGGAGGTCCCCCGTCATACCTGCGGGAGGGGGATGATAAGTGGGTAACGGTGGATGCTTCGACTGGAATGCCACAAACTCGCCAAGATTGGGATGCAATTTTAGAAGAATATCGTAAAATTATAAGAAGTGAAGAAGGAAAGTTGAGTCCACAATCATGACGATGGAAACACGCCAACAACAAGATTTAGAACTCTGGAAAGAGTGGCGAAAAGATAATAGTCCTACTACGCTGAATAAGTTAATGAATCGATTAAACCCTTTGATTCATCGGGAAGTAAATAAATGGCAATATACCGTTCCTCCTGCGGCACTAGTTTCTAAAGGGCGAATTCTTACGGTTGAAGCATTAAAATCATATGACCCTAATAAGGGAGCTGCCATAGGTACTCACGTAACAAGTCGTCTTCGAAAGTTATCTCGTTTCGCTTATCCGTTTCAAAATGTTGCAAGGATGCCAGAAAATAAGCAGTTACTTTATAATACTTTTGAAGGAGCGCGTACTCGTCTTTATGATAATTTGGGACGGGAACCCACGGTAGACGAGATTTCTGATGAATTAGCCTGGACTCCTAAAAAAGTTCAGGATTTTCAAAAGTCTTTTGGGCGAAGAGAATTAGTCGAATCGGAAGGGGCATTTCAAGACGAACATTCTGACGAAGCACCACTTGTGGATTTTTATTATCATGGATTGTCTCCTGAAGATAAACTTCTTTTTCAGGATATAACAGGGTATGGTGGCACCAAACCGTTAAATAATGATGAACTGCGTCGAAAATACAAATACACACAAGGACAATTGAGTTATAAAAAACGTAAATTTACTGAGCAAATACAGGTAATACAAACAGGTAGAATTTAATGGGTAAAGGGTTAACCGAGGAACAGAAGGCAACATATAATCAGTTACAAGAACTGATGCCTACCGATTTGATTCCTGGATATACGGTAGCCGATGCGGGGAATCTCGATCCTGAGTCCGCATTTCTTAAGGGGATGAAAAAATTCTCTGAGGAATTGGGAAAAAATGCGTATGCTTATTACAATTTCGATATCAGTAAGCGAGGAATAAAGCGTACTCGGCGCGTCTCTAAAAAAATTTTAAGCGCCGAAGGTTTTCCTCCTTGGGTAAATGTTACATATGCCTACCCGGCTCCTCGTTCTTTCCATTCTTGGTTAAACGGTGATCGACCTGTAAAACATTTTATTTTCCACTCTTTTGGACATGGTTGGATGGCTTCTTGGTCTGCCAAATCTAAATCATGGGTAGGTTGGATGAATAGTAAGAAGAATGGCAGAGGTGTAGAGGCATATGAATTTGAAGGACGCACTGTTTATATTTGTAAGGGTTCTGATCCGGAAACATTAGCTCACTTCCAAAGATTTAGTGCGGGATTAGGAACTGCTTTAGCGTTTACATCAGGTGTAGCCCCTAATTTTTTCATTGACCGTGCGGGCAATTTAGTCGTTATCGGAAACTGTAATGATATACAGATTGCCTCGAATAGATTGGACCGTTTTGGTGTATCCGTAGAACTAGAAGAAGCATTTTATGTTGAACAGGATACATCTGGGTCAGCGAATAAAGCTAAATTCGATGGAGGTGGTAATCCTAGAGGGATTGGAGGACCAAACAGTAATATTAAATATTTTACCTATTCCCCCCAACAGTTATTTACTTTAAGTATTATTTGTAAAAAACTCGAGTCAGTTTATGAACCCTTGAGGGAAAGGAATGTTGTTTTTGTAGATCGTACTGCTACTTGGCAAAATACTCCTCCAGGGTATGCAATGCATGATTTTATTAGCCAGGGGGTAGATAAAAAAACGGGCAGACCTAAAGGACATTTTGATATTTCACCCCAGTTTAAAACTCAAGAGCTTTGGGATGCATTTTTTAGGTTAGTAGACAGCCATCATCATATTGATTCAAATAATACCTTTAGACCTCCTCAACGATATCAGGATATGGGCGAATCTTATACTACTAAACCATTAGCTGAGGATACCCTTACAGCAATGACTGAACGGTTATTACAAGAAGCTAAGGATCAAGGTTTCGCCTCTGAACGTGCGAATAATTTGATTAACGCGGATAAAAATTCTCAAAATACTTCAACGGGAACTGCGGCAGCTAAGGAGTCATTACGATTATCTCAGCAGGTTGCTAATACTACAAATTTGGCGCAACAAACACAAGAAATTCCTGTTAGTCTTCCGGATGTAGATAATTTAGAAGAAGACGAGAGGGGCCAACAGGTGGGTTCTGATGATGTGTGGTAATAATGGCAAAATATGATGTACATTTTCAGCCGGTTCCTGCGAGTGAAGTTAAAGGTTTCAAGTGCTTTGAATTTGGATTTGAAGCAGCTTTAAAAGTTAGTGGGCCGCAAGCTCTCGTGAATCGATGGGTTAAAACCTTAATGACGCCTAAGGGGAGTGACCCTTTAGACCCAACTTATGGTACAGTCTTTGGAAGATTGGTTGGATCGAATATACCGGGAGTTAACACTGATATACAAGATTTAGTTAGTATAGCGGTGGATGACGCTAACGAACAAGTTCGGCAACAAGATGTTGCGGGATTTTTCCCGGATAATGAACGATTATTAAGTGCAGAGATAATTGATTTTGTAGAAGGGGCTGATGGTTTTGAGGTTTGGGTTAGAATAAAAAACATGGCGGAGGAAGCTATTACGTTCCGTCTGGTTAACGTGTAGGAAAACAAGATGCCTGACTATGTAATAACACAAAAGGATCTCCGTGATGCTGAAGCTTTCTTAGTTGAATTTCAGTCTGAGAAAGTACCTGAAGCTAACCTTGAAAAGGGTGGGGCAGTAAGAGATATTCTTATTAAAGGGTTTACTTACCTCTACGCATTCTTGCGTGGAGAAATAGATCGAGTGGCGGCTCGTCAGTCTCTTATTCGGATACAAGAGGACCTTACTGATGATGATGATATTGCACAAGCTGTAGATGAAATTCTTTCGAATTGGTTTATTACGCGAAAGGGCGGGCAAAAAGCTAGGATAACAGCAAGGTTACATTTTAACGAAAAAAGAGATATTAGTATTCCACTTTCTTCACGTTTTTGGAGGACTAACGCAATCGTATTTTATGTGGATGCTGAAATTGATCCGTACGTGATTCCCGAGAGTTCGATGTTGCCTGTCTTTGACAGTTCGGGAACTGTTATTGATTATGTAATAGATGTCCCCATGATAGCCGCGCTTAATGGGGAAGGCTATAATATCGAACCAGGTAAGTTCGTGCGTATTCAAGTTCCGGGCGGTCTTCCATTTTTTAGTTATGCCGAGAATACTGAAACGTCTAGCGGTGGAAAAAATATTGAGAGTACTAGCGAATTAATCGAGCGGGCGGATACTGCTATTGCTGTTCGCAATTTGATTAACAATCGGTCATGTGACGCTACGTTACAGGAAGAGTTTCCGGAAATCATTGATACGCTTACCATCGGTATGGGGGAGGCGGAAATGGTTCGTGACCGCCGAACAGAAATTGCTAAACATATACGTTTACATACTGGAGGACATTACGACACTTATGTAGGGCTAGATCTAGTTACTGTAGAAGAAAATCTCACAATAGGTGGTTTCTTTTACCGTCCGGATAATATCATAAATGTTTTTAGAGACCCGCTACTCACCTATGGTGATGGTACACCGGGATCAGGGCAGACTTTTACATCCTTGGGTGTTGAAGCAGGACATATTTTATACTTGCGAGATGGTATTATCGGAGCACCTCGAGGATTTGTTATTGTTAACGTAGATGATCATGAACTTCACGTTAGTGAGTATACTCCCTTTGTAGAAGCGACGGATGAAAAAGACCCTACTGAAAACGCCGTATTGTACTCAATTGGGTGGTACGGTCCCGACTTTGAAGATATTCCTTTTGCTCCTGGTATTTATTCTCGCACAGCACAGCAGAGCACTGATCCAGACTATGAAGCGGTTCCTTGGGGTACCTCAAGAAGGATTCAACAGCCGGGTAAAGTTGTTTTAAGCGGCAAACCCGTACAAGATATATCTTGGGTTGAACTCACTGACCCGGATGGCTCTATGTCAAGTCTTACAGACCCATCCACAGGTACTATTATTTTTCAAAGTAGAGTTAATTATCCTCCGTCAGAGCAGGCTGACCCCGCCTATACTGAATATCAATTCTCTGTATTGAATCCTGAAAAGTCGCAGTCAATGGAGGCGGTTAATATTATTGATGTCGGATATACTCACACTCTTCCCAACCCTCCGGGTGTACCAAATCATGGGGTTTTCGATGGGAAAAACCTACGTGTCGTATATTCGACGCTTAGAGGATTTAGTAATATACATGATTACGTTGTAAATCGAACCCATCGGGTTGCAGCGGCCAATCATCTGTTGCGGGCCCGACACCCTATTTGGATTGAAATACATTTGCCCTATCGTATGTCAGATGTTGCTACAGGAAGTTTAGATGAAGACGCTGCGGCTATTGCGTTAGCCAATTATATTAACAATTTTAATCCTAATGATACTTTGGATTTATCGGACATCCAGACATCATTTCGGGTTTCTAATCCTGAAGTTGGGGCTTCATTTCCTCCTGAAATTCATTACTATCTTCAAGCTCCGGATGGGCAAATAGTTGAATTTTCAACTAATGATATAATTTCAATTTTTATGTCAGACACAAATTCTGTTAGTTTGGAGAACAGCGCGGATATTACACCGCCACCGGATTTAATACAGCGAGGTATTACACAAATAATTACAAAAGAAGACTTGGCTGATTGGTTCAATTATGTGGGTATTTCTAATAGAACAGTACAGTATCGAGCTACCCAGGAACTTATAACGTTTGTATTGAGGAATTAAAATGCCACTCGATATCGGAGATAAACATTCTACTCTTTTTCGAGGATTGTCCGGATTTTGGCAAAAGTTTTTTAAGGACGCTCCCGATATTGAGGCCTATTACCAGGCGGCAGAAATTTATCTTGGTCAGGCATATTTGGATCTCTTAGGGGCAATACTTAATATCGGAGTTGTTGATACTCCTATTTTCAACAAAGAATATTGGAAACTTTTTGTTATTAAAGAGAATGAAGTCAATTTCAAACAGGGTATTACCCTTGCTGATGATAGATATATTTATGATATGCCGGGGGATATTGTTATAATACTATTTTTGAACCTGAAGTATTACTTGAACGGGGTAAGAACTTTGATGTTGAAGATAATGACGGGTACATTAGGTTTGTAGATGACCCATTTAAGGGAGTACAAGACATTGAGGGTAACTGGTTACCTACGCCAGGAGTGGCTTGGAGAAGTGTACGAATACAGGTAGGCAATCAATTTACTGATACGGAAAAAACAGGGTCATGGGAAGATGATTTAGGAATTCGTCGAGGGGATGACCTTCGTATTTTAGCACACCAAGGAACACTTTTACGAGAAGGTTTTAGTGGACAGCCAACTGAAGGATCTTTCAATTTTTTAGGTCCTGGTAGTTATACGTTCACAGCTACTGATGTTGGTGTCTGTAGCCCCGGAGATGTTATACGTGTCTATAATACTCCATCTCCTGAAGAGCAGTTTAACGGATATTATATTGTAAAAGAAATTTTATCCCCAAATCAGGTTAGTCTGGAAGATACTGCGTTTATTCCTTGGGTGCCCAGTTTGATTGGACTGAATTGGAGACAGTACCGTTCTATATACTTTGATGAAACTTTTAAAGATTATGAGGTAGAATATTTTGAGAATGGGCAAATCGTTGGACCTGCAGATAATCCTATTCCCTTAGAGTTTGGTTCACCCCTTGTTTATGCAATCGTGAGAGATGTAGCGAATCCAGATGTTATAGGATACCCGGTTAACTATACTGCTACTGCTCCTTATCCAAGCACGGATTTGGGTGTAAAACATATTATTCCTGGTTCTGTAACTGTTTTTGCGTACAACGCATTAGGCATAACGGTAGAAGAGGGTGTTGATTACACTATCGATTATTGGCGTGGAATACTTTATCAAATTTCAGATTGGAATGTCATTAGTTCTTTAGGCACTTGTAGTTTTCAATACCGCCAAGAAGTCATGTTGGCTGCTGGAGGAATTCCTACAGAAAAAACTACAGGACTTGTTAAACAAGTTTCTTATTGGGTGCCTGAAGTTTTAGTTGATCGCTTCACCCTCTGGTATGATTACGGTTCTCTATTGAATCGTTTTGAATCGTTTCGATGCATCTTCGGAGCATTATCGTGCATTTCTTCGAGGGATTATGCACCTATACATGATGGGTCCAATTCTTGAAAGAATAGAGTCTGCGCTTAATGTCGCCGCTTAAACTTGAAGGGGAAATACTTCAAGGATATGATGATGGGATCGTTGCAGAAGGTTCAGATGGTACGCTGGACGAAGTCGCGGTTACTTTCAACACTCCCTCTTATGTCTTCAGTGAACAAGATGTTGGTGGTTACATAGTCTTTCCTGATCCGTTAAGCGATATCAACAAAGGTAAATTCCGTATTCTAGAAGTCATCGATTCGAATACGGTATTGTTGGAAACTGAATTTGGATTTGTTTCGGAAACGCCGATTGATTGGATACTTACACACACTTATGAGAAGGTTGTAACAACAGATAAACGGACATATACATATCCCTTTTACGTTCCTATTCGCTCGGATGTTCAAGATTCTGCTAATTTTGGAACATTAACATTCGAAGCGTTTGAACCCTTAACTATAGCCTTCACAGTTACCGATTATTTAGAAGACCCCCATTGGTGGCATAACAAACATATTCCTTCCATTTTATGGAAAGAGACTGTGGATGGGGACACTACGCCATCTTCGGCGTCGTTGGCACGTAGGTTAGCTACGACTCAGCTTTATGAAAACGTCATCGGCCCTGATGACGATTTAAAAATTGGTGACCCTGGATTTTTTATCGGGGCAGACGATGATGGAAATGTATTGACGCCTACTCAGACACATGGCCCAAATATAGGTTCTCCTGCGCCTATATATCGACATACCGCAGCTTTTATTTTGTTCGACCGCTATGTCAAATTGCACATGTTTTTCATTGAGATACACGAAGACTTGGAACTGACCCGACAGTTCAAGGATGATTTGGAAGAACTAGTTCTCGTTGCTAAACCCTCTTACACATATCCCTTTGTGGAGAGCAATGAGGCTTTTCTGGACGAAATAGAACTCCATTTTGGCGGGGACGAAGATGGAAAATCTGATAGTTTAGTTTTAGCCAACAACGAATTGGTTATTGGTGATTCCGCCTTTCCTTGGAGTATAGGAGATTATTACAAGTACGATATTTCTGTTCCTATTACTGTTCCTGGAGCTCCTGATCCTGTAACAGCAGGTTACTTTTTCACACTTCCGTTACCTAATCCTACAGATAGACCCCTGACGGTTAATATCAATGCTACTGTGGGGGGAAAACCAGTTTTAGAGGGGCGTGATTACACTGTAAACTGGCTTAAGAGTTCTCCCAATGCCTGGAGGGTAACTGCGCTAACGGATTGGGATTCTGTTAGTCCATTGACTGTGACGATAGAATTGGCCGAGGTCGATAACGTTTCGTTAACTCCTATCCCGGACACTGTAATAGGTTGGACTCCCATTTTTATAGGCGGACTCAATCCTTTCTACATTCGTAATGGGGCGTTGGACCCAGATTCTCCTACATATGCCGCAGATTGGGCAGCAGTGAGAACGGAAAATATTGACCGTCCTTTAGAGCTTAAGATAGACATCGGAGGGGGACTACCCTATACTTATCCATAAACGTGGGACAAGTATTAGTAGATGAAAGAGGCAGTAGATGAATTCTAATATGGGTTTTAAAGATTCTCTCGAATTGTTCGGGATTTTCGATATGAAAGTCTACGATATTCGCGACGGTAAACGTAAACGAATTCGTCATATACATAAACGCAATCAGATAACAAATCAGGGTCGGGAAGTTTTGTTAGACCTTATGCGTCCTGAAACTAATAATCCTGGAGATCCTGGAAGTTTACAGGAACAGAGTAAGATTTGGTCGTTGAGTGTGGGAACCAATGATACTCCTCCAACGATTAACGACGATGATACAACGATGGTTCAGGTTTGGAAGTCTGCTTTTGTTCCTTTTTCTGAATGTCAAGTGATTGCAACCCCTCCTAATTTATTTTTACTTCAGATTGGTAAGACTCTTCCGCAGACTTCAGCGGTTGGTTCTACGTTAACTGAGGCGGGAGTTTTTACTAGAGGTGATGACGACGACCCGGATGTAGCATCAGGGCGGAGGTTATATGCTCGTCAAATTTATCCTCCAATAATAAAAACAGTTACGATGACAATCGAATACGATTGGAAATTAGGTATCACGATTCAGGGTTCATAGGAGAAAGTTCGATGGCAAAACAACGAATAGATTTTGAACATGGCGGACCAATAACTGGTGACTCTGGAGAACGAGGTGATACCGCAATAGGCGAAGATTCTATTAAGCCCACTAACGACGGCGAAAGTGCTGTTGCATCTAATTTCAATCGTCCTGGTGAAAATGTGCGGCAACGTACCGAGAGATTACGTGACGCCGGGGAAAATCAAATGTACCTCCAGGACCAAATGAAATGGATTATTACGGCAGGGCGGGCGGATGGTTATGCCAACGGTGAACCGATTCCTGGAGTAGAAAATTGGGACCCGATGACTGGTATTTTTGAAATTACCGAGAATTTGGTTCTCCAACCATTGAATACCCCTAAAGAAGATTTGCAGGAGACAAAAGAGTGGACCTTTACCGGGACTCCTGATGCTGTGGTTTCAGTTAAACCGCTTTTAGATGGAGTTGATGCTTATAAATCTAAAAGAGCGTATAACCACGCTAATCTTCTTCAGGTGGTATGGTTGGAGGCTGATCCCGGTGATTTGTCTGGGGCGGTCGTAGCGGGTTACTGTGATGTAACAGTAGAGATGATGGACAAACTCAAGTTTCTCATATTCAGACGGCATTGAATGCCGTTGATGCCATTCTTTTAGAACCTAACGGAATTCAACAGAGTGTTACGGGAGATTTATCGGTACAGATTGATTACTCTGCTGATGTTGATCCTAAAGAATATGAATTTTCTGGAACATTTGAACGAGAACTTCATTATATGACTCCAGCATTGTTTGCTGATTTCTTTTTGGTTCCGGCGAATGCTCTTGATGATGGTGACACTCTGGCCATTTGGTTTGAAGAATTTATTGACGATGGGACGATGGACCCACCTACGGGGCGTAGACAAGCTATTCCTTCTAATTCAAATACAACAGTGGGCACTGGCGTTGGAGAACTCTTCAAAACAACTCTTTATCCTGAACGCATACCTCTTGCTATTCCTCTTTGTAAACGCATTGGAGATTACCTCTTTTGGATAGATGGTACAGTTATTAGTCCTGATCAGACAGAACCTGTACCGTTTGGGATAAACGGGGCAACTCTTTATGATTTGCCCGTTCCTATTACGGGAGAGTGGTTTGATGTAGGAAGTCCTCCTGCGTGGGTACCTGCGTCAATTACTGAATCTTTTGACAATATAATCAACGATCTTGCTACAGCTACATCTCCACTTTCTGGAGCTGATTTAATAGGAAAAAAAGAACTTACTTCGGGTTCAGGCGATGAATCAGCTAATCCTTTATGGTTTGGTGGTGAATACAGCATTGGTGATTGGTTGGATGCTATGCTTGCTATTCTTAATAAAAAACCATCACTTACTGGAAGCGCTGAAAGTATACATAATATTTGGAACTTTTTAACAAAGATTAAATTATCAGGAGCTAATGCTGCTTTTATCGAAGGAGCAGATGCGGATACCTGGACGGGGGATACTGTTAAATTATTTGAGTCTCTTCCATTCGGAGGTAGCGGTGTTGCTATTAGGGTTTATTATTCCGAACATGGTATTAAACTTTGTATAAACTGTAGTTTTAATGGAGCAACCGGACAGTATACACGAGATGTTGCCAGTCCCTATAGGTCTATGGTTATTGAGATCACTGATCGTCATATTTATTTTAGAAACAAGCACTATGCTGAAGCAAGTCCTTGGACCGATGCGAATTGGACAACATATTTAAATTGGGATTCTTTTGAGAGTCATGCTTATTTCAGTAATGAAGGAGATGCTTCAGATTATGTTAGGGCAGGACTATTTGGAAAAGAATATCATGGTAGTGCGAGTGTATACCTCTATGATGGGGAAGCTGTAACTTGGCATTCTCGTATTGGGGATATTGTTGATACGGATGTTTATGCGTATGAAGATGATAATACAAATTGGGATACTTCAGGTACTGCTACGGTGAATTTAGACCATGTAGATCCCTGGGGTTGTTGGATTTCTGGGCATAGTAATGCCGTAGGTGCTTATCTGATTGCACAATGGGTAGGTTGGATTGAAGTATTTGTAAATGTCTAGGAGGATAACATGCCTATATATTCGATAAATGAAACGCAAGTAGTTGTAGATTGCGACGGTTGTAGGCGTCGGGAATACACAGAAATACGCCAAACCTATGCTATTGCAGATATACGAATTTACGCAGGTAAAGGAAACGATGCCAAGGTATACATGAAGTTTCCGCCTTGTCCACAATGTGGAGGGACTATGTTTTGTCAACCACCTCCGGAAACAGATTCTGTAGTTGCGCACATTAAAAGATGTTTGGCAGCTAAATTAGTAAGAGATAATTTGGTAAATTACGATTTAGAGGCTACGCAAGACCAGATAGACGAAGACGATGCTAAACTTGCTGCAAATGTTAGTTCTCTCAATTCATTTTATACCAACAAAGGGAACTCTACGCTTACAAATGAATTTAATGGAACCAACTCCTTAGATATTTCCAACGGCTAATCAAAATAAAACCCCCAGTTTCCTGGGGGCCTCCTCCTACAGAGGAGTATCTAATCCAGACATTTCTACAGGGAAGAATTGACCATCCTCTCCACGTTTGAAGAGGACGCGTACGGCGGGTGCGTTTCCGATGCAGACATCACAGAATCCTCCGGCAGGATTACCCCGATGGGTAAATTCTAAGGAATCGGGACCTATGTCGTTATTACAGTCTTCGTTTGAACATTTATTGGGGTCTTTGCTCATGGTTTCTCCTAACTGCATACTCCGCTCGAGTACGCACAGTTGCTGCAGAAATAGCAAGCTCCTGCTTTACGTAATAGCTCGCCGCATTCTGGACAGGGGTTAGCGTTAATATCAAACGTTCCTTTATCGGGAGGAATTGAATCAGAACTAGTGATTATAGCCAGTCCATCTTTCTTTTTGCCGTCTAAATATCTCTTTCTAAGCCATTTAGCGATGTAATCTAATAACGAACTCGCAGTATGGATGTCTCTTTGATTGGTGAGACCCGATGGTTCAAACTTGGTTCCTTCCATGTCAGACAGAAGTACTTCCAAAGGAACTCCATATTGCAAAGATTTGGAAAATTGTTTGAAGAAACTGTCTAAAAGTCCATGAACGGTTGCTCCCGGATTTGCGACTCGAACGAATACTTCAATTAGTTCACCTGTTTCTTCATCATATCCAGGATGAATAAATCCTTCAGTGCTTCCTATGGCAAATTTATGTCTACGGGCGGGCAAGTCGTTGGCGGGTTTATTACGTGTTGGCGCTTGTTTTTCTTTAGCTCGGATTTGCGTTTCTTGGACACGGAGGGGTTCACTCATCTTACTACCTTTACGATAAACGGTAATGCATTTGAGTCCACTTTCCCAAGCCTGTAAGAAGGTGCGTTCTACGTCTTTAACTGTAGCTTTGTTGGGCATATTAAATGTTTTGGATACTGCTCCAGAAAGAAAGGGTTGAACCGCGGCTATCATCTTTATATGTCCTTCGACAGAGATACTCCGTGTTCCTGGATTATACTCATGGTCAGCAGGAATAGCGCAGTCAAAAACAGCTAGATGCTCGTCTTTTAATGGGGAACCTCCTTCAACGTGTCCATATATTTTAATATAATCTTCTATTTCCTTGATATCGGATTTGGAATACCCAAGATTTTCAAGAGCAGTTCTTACTAAAGAGTTGGAGTATTGGAGTTCACCGCCTCCAACTAACTTTTTGAATTTCTGCAATCCTACATCTGGCTCGATTCCGGTAGTGTCGCAGTCCATCATAAAAGAAATTGTACCGGTTGGAGCGAGTAATGTTACTTGGCAATTCCGAAATCCATGAGCTTTTTCTACTGATTTTCGTCTACCAAATCCGATTCCCATGACGTCTCGCCAAGTGCTAACTGCGGCACTTTGAATTCCCGCAATATCTTTGGGCACTTCCTTTGCTCGAGTATAATGCCGCGATAACACGTTTTCCATGGGCCCCGCATTATCCGCATATTCCGCGAATGGGCCCATTTCTCCGGCCAATTCCATGCTGGTGTGGTACGCTGTAGCAGTCATCAAGCTAGTAATATTGGCAGCGAGTGTTCTACCGTTATCACTATCGTAAGGAAGACCCCAGGCCATCAACAACCCTCCGAGATTTGCATAACCTAATCCTAACGGTCTGAATTTGCTGCTGTTTTTCTGGATTGTTTTGGTAGGATATCCTGCTAGGTCTACAATAATATCTTGTGCGATAATGAGTATCCGAACTACGTGTTGAAAAGTTTCGATGTCGAATTCCCATTTATTAGATGCGAATTTGTAAAGATTGATACTTGCAAGGTTACAGGCGCTGTCGTTTAACCACATGAACTCAGAACAAGGATTACTTGCCTCGATAACCCCACTATTTGCACAAGTGTTCATCTGATTGATTGTATCATGAAATTGAATACCTGGATCGCCACACCGCCACGCGCACTTTGCCATTTCATTGAATAGTTCTCGGATAGATATTGTTTTGGAAATTCTGCCGTTTATTCGATTGGTTAATTCCCAATCTATATCTTTACCGTAGTGTAATACGTCACGGACTTTTTCCATGAACTTATCAGTGACTCTTATTGAGTTATTTCCACTCTGGTGCTTTGCATGAAGATACGCGCTATCTGGAGCATTAAATTCGGCGTTCATTCCTTCCATTACTAACTTTTCAACAATGGCCTCTTCTTCTGCTTTACAACGTATGAATTCCAAAATATCAGGATGGTCTGCGTTTAGTATAACCATTCGTGCAGAACGCCGTGTCTTGCCACCAGACATAATAACATTCGCAAAAGAATCATAGCCTTCCATAAATGAGACAGGTCCGGATGCGAAACCTCCTCCCCTCACACGTTCATGAGAACTGCGTAAATTTGACAGATTGATTCCGCTGCCTGAACCTTCTTTGAAAATCATAGAAGCGATAGTTGCATAATCCATAATAGAGTGCATGTTGTCTTCTACTTTGTTAATAAAGCAGGCGGCACATTGCGCTTTTCGATTTCCTGGAACAACGCCCAGGTTAAACCAGACTGGACTATTAAACGATGCCATTTGATTAAGTAAGATACAGCGAAGTTCATCTGCGAAAATTTCGGAGTTTAATTCATCGAAATAGCCCTGTGCGCGTCCGGAAAGACGTAAGGCTTTTACTACTCGTTCAATTATCTCCTTCAGGCTCGTTTCTTTATCTATGGAATTATGTGCTTCACGAAAATATTTGTTGGCAGTAATTCTTCGTGCGACTGGGGACCAAGTGGATGGAAATTCGGCTTTGGGACAATAATATGTGACTTCTCCTTTGGTATTGGTAACTTTGATTTCTTCGGTTTCCCACACGATATCGTCATATGGGTCCTTTCGTTCGTCTGATAGAACGCGCACAAACTCCAACATTCTTACCTCCTCAGATATTTAGTTCTCTGCCCCCGCGGGGCGATTTGGTTTTCGGTTTAGACATTTCCCTTATACCTTGTATTGCTTCCAATTGTTTACGCGTTAAGGTAATTTTAAAGGGCTCGTCAAGTGCCAGCGCTAGTTCTGCCAACCATGCGGCGTCAGCTTCGTCCTCTGATAATGGACCCCATAACGGGTAGGCACTTTGTATTAACTTCTCTTTCTTGGCTGAACCATTGCCTGTAGCAAATTTTTTAAGAGAGGTGGGAGGTATACCTGTTGGTGGGTGTTCCCCTAAGTCTGTTAAGAGAACTTTAAAAACACCGCGTACTTCGCCTAGTTTATCGGCTTGGTTTACACTGTAAATAGAGGGGTCTTCTACGGTACTTCCTGCAAGTGGAACATCCCCAAATTCCTTAATAAAATCTTCGGCTTGGTTTCGTAGATATTGTAAACGCAATGCTTCATCTGTGTTTGCACTGGTTTTGATTAAACGAGTTTTTCGTATCCATAACCCCTCAGGGGGACAACTGATAACAGCAATCCCAGTACTTCTGATTGATGGGTCAATCCCCACGTAGTTTCTTGACCTAAATGCTCGCATAGCCTACTATTTTTGACAGACTTCAATCGGAAGGTCAACCAATGAGTAATGGACAACTTACTTTAGAATATCAAAAAAATAATGTTCCTTCTGTGGGCTATTTCATGAAGACGATCATGAAAGTTTCAGGTACGGACCCCGCAGACTTATATGATTGTTTGGTTGTTAATAAAGGTGATGCGGGTACTGATGAAGTAATTGCTCGTGTTGCCACTTTCATAGAGATTTTTTCCTCACCATTAGACCTTCTTCCAAATACTGTAAATCTTTTTAGTTCACCGTCGCTTCCTGGAGGTATCGCTCCTGGAGATTTAATTCATTTTGGAGCGGGGGTAGGTTTAGTGATGCCCCCCATTTGGCAACATATCTATGGGCTGACTTCATTAACCGTTGAAGTGGCTACTGTAATTTCTCCTACGGAAGTTTCTTTGGTTTCTCCCTGCCCTGCATTTGCCCGGAACATTCCTTTTCAGTATGAAAAAATATCACCTCCGGGAACAACAAATGCTGTTGATGGCTTAGCTAACCGCGATTTTAGTGGAGTAGTTGGGAGCTTTTTCCGTACCCAGGAGCACGGCGATATGTGGAGCTCATTTGCCGCAGCGGATAATAAATATCAAGCCCTTAGGGCTGAGGCCCAATCTCTTGTAGATGCCTACAATGAAGATCGTTACAGTGGAGATATAGAGGAGACCTACGAATCATGACCGTTAAAATAGAAATACATCAATCCCGTACGGTGGTGGCAGGTCCTCTTTATCGAGTTTTTACTGAAGTAGTACATTCGATAGGAATTGACCGAAAGATTTTTGTTTTTAACAAAGATACTGAAGAATTTTCGCATGTGGCGACTACCTGGGATATGGAAAGTTTGCCAGGGTCTTTAGCCGAAGCGCAAGCAAGTAGTGAAATCGAATATTATCGGGACAACCACTGTACCAAGGACTATGAAGATGCGACGGACGCTGCAGCTTTTGCCGTTTATACACGTGGGCGTGTGGAATATTTAGTTAATCAATATGCGGAAATGCAAACCGACTTCATAGGTGAAGGCGACTATGAGTATGTGAGCGAGTAATGGAATTCACCAATATTACACAACAGGGTTACGCATTGAATATTGGGGGTGGTGTAGTTAAATATCGCTTAGAGACAAGCGTGGATACTGCTGGCGAACTCCCGACAACTCATATTTTTGTATATAACTACACTGTCGAAGATACTCCCGCTTCAGATACGTTTGAACGAGTGGCTAGTGTGGCGGATCTTACTGATTTAAAAACAGATAGAGATACGGCTATTGCTAATGGACAGACGGAATATCTCTCTAATTATGTTGAAGTCCAATACGATAGTTTGGATGTTGCACGACAAGCAAAAACAATGATTGCTTCACGTATCAATGAACTCATTCGTACCTGGATAACTTTTAGGGATGAGTTTGAAATTGATACTGATGAAATCCAATTCTTTCCGACTTCGACTACCACTGAAGAAGAAGCGCTTAAAGAGGCGTATAAAGAGGCGAAAGACGCACGCATCGCAAAAGAAGCTGAAGTTACGGCGAAAGAAGCAGAGATTGTCACTGCTGAATCAGAGGCTGAAGCTGCTACGAGTATTATTCAAATTTATGAGGATGAAAAAGATTTTTGTGAAGATATACTCAACGGGCAGTTCAATGAGTATGTTAGCAAAATAAGTGTTGAAGGAACGACTGCGGGTTCATATCGTACAGGAACACTTGTACCTTCGTTCAACTCTTTCTGTGCTGTCGCGAGTGCTAACTATACGACTTGGATCAACACAAAACAGGCACGAGACCAGAACGTAGCCACGCTTACAACCGAAAAAATAGCGTTATCCGCGGAGTTGGTTGCTGCACAGGAGGCCGAGGACGCAGCCCTGGCAGCCGTGCTAGCCGTCTGCCCGGACTTCGACCCCGCCTCTGTGTGATTTAATAAGAACGCCTACTTAATCGATGATGTGTGTGAGAAACCCAGTGGAAGTCTTCCCAGTGGTGGTAAACATCTTCCAATGTTTTTGCTTCTGCGTTAAACCAAGCCGTACCTCTTCCATTACCCAACGAGAAGTTTAGCCGGAGTTCTTCTCGTGCGTAGTAAGTGATTCCTAGAGCGTAGTATTGAGTACTCCGCCACTTTCCTCGGTGAGTGGGACTGGTCCGATGTCCCGCAAGTTCAATAAGTACCGCTTTCAATTCAGGATTGACAGGAACTCCCTTATGGGAAGCCTCAATATCTTTTCCGTACTTTTCGATAAAGGTTTTGGCTTCCGCGAAATCAGCAAAGGTTTCTACTCCATTCCAGGGTTTGGTGTGTCGTACAATTCCGAATTTGAGTTCTTTGCTTTCTACTGCAAAAGTAGTCCAATACTTACAGGAGTTATAACGTTTGTTGAGCTCATAGGCATTGAGTAATAAGTAGTTCAATTCTGCATCGGTGAATGGAATATGAACTTTATTTAATATCTCAACTACAGCATCCCCCGAACTTATAGGATACGGGCCGGAACACCAACGTCTTGAATGTTTGTCTCGTTGTCTTAAACAGGTATCTGCTACAAAACATTGAGAGCATACTTCTTTCTCAAACTTGTTAAAACGTTTTCGTTCTTGAATGCCTTTCTGTATTTGCTGAGACTTGTAATCGATTACTGAAAAGTCATGGTCTTCTGGTAGCCTGAAAGTTTTTCCGAAGTCTTCAGCGAGCGTGAGTCGGGGGCTAATATAGGTGAATCCTGCAATACGTGAAACACGATTCTTAAGATTCTTGAACGCTTCTCCTATCGTTGCTTCTCCTTCAGTAAGAACTAATTTTTTGATAGCACAATCCCTGGGGTTATCTCCTGATTCGAAACAACCCTTACATCCAATAATGGATTTTTGGGGGAGGGTACAACTATAATAGATATCATAAAGATTGTGTTCCTTGATACCTTCTTTAGGAGAATAAGCTAACACAACTTGTCCTTTCCGCGCTGATTCCAAATCGTGGGCCACACTAGACGCAATTTCACTAGCTATTTTCCAACAAAACCCGCCGCTATCTGCGCCAAGCCAGGTATCTCGATAGATTAGGGCTCCTCCTTTCAAAAGATTTTGAAGTTCCGGGTCGTTCATGATGAGATGCTGGGTTGCTGGTTCTTCAATTACCGGATCGTTGGAGAGAGAAGTAAATAACATAACGAGAGGGCTGTCTTCATCGACATTGTAGGTATCGGAAGTTGCGATTGTGAATACCTTATCCGGCGTTTCAGGCATGACTCCTCCCCTCATATTGTTCTTTAGCTGCGGTAAACTCCGCTAGTAGTTGTGTTCCTTTCTGGGGATTTATCTGTCCCATGTAATTTATTTTTCCTCGAAGCCATGTGAGGAGTGCTCCGCCATTTTTCTGTCCCGCTTTAGCTGCTTGTGAATCAAACCCGTGGACTAGGCAATTGTGGGTGATCGCTCTTACTTTCCTATATTCCATTGCTGGGATATTCGGCCTTTGGTTGAAAACTGTTCCAAGAAGGAATCTACCGTAATAGCCGTGGGCAATCTTAGTTTTACCGGGATTGATACGGTAGCCTGTATTATGTACGATAGATTTGATGTCCTCGATGAACTGAAGAGTTTCGTCTTTACTGAAAGTACGTCCACACGTGAATGATAGGTCATCACAATAACGGGTATACACCCACTTCTTTGTTCCCTCGAGCTTGTCCTTTTCGTTTCGCTTATTCAGGTAAGAAATTATCTTCCCATCGAATAAATCGTTTGCTACGAGATTGCATATTGCACCAGAAGCAGGTGAACCCTGGGGAACTCCGCTCAAGAATTTAGGTACCCAAGCATCCGGAGATAACTTACTTTTGTGGCGATATTGCGGATTGGGAAAATCTGTAACCGTGAGTAGGTTCGCCAGCAGGCTTGCGACTTCATGATTATATCCTATCTTCTTGAAGTAGTTACGTATCATGGCGCGACTGGTGGATGGAAAGAAATCCTTGAGGTCCATGTGCACATATAATCCCTTACGCGGACAGTCATGCGCTTTTGGGGTTTTGGTTCCGGCATCTTCGCAAATTTTACAAGGAGGAATGTGCTGAAGGACGGCGTGTCTACAGGAAAGACCCTTTCGATAGGCCGTTACGTGAGCCCCTAATTGGTCTTGTAAAGGAACCAAATATCGGATGTGAAGTTGATGGAGCAATAATTTCATCATGTCATTTGGAGAATGTAAAATGCGATGTCCTTTCTTCTTTTTAGGTATCTTGAAGATTTCGTACATATCCTTCTTGTTCTCCAACATGTACCACATTACCTTATTGCGAAATCCCAGACTGAAAGCCAACGAACAATCGTCAAACGCATAGGGCACTTCATCCGGAAGATCAGGAAGCTCAATTACAGCAATTTGTGTTTTATTAAATCCCACACTCATGCCTCACCTCCTGCTTCTTCTACTGAACGCTTAGAGTTGTTGTAAAACTCGTTGTCCAATGCCAGTTCAGATTCTGCCTTTGATTTGCAAGTGAAGGTACCTGGCGTACACTGATTTGAATGATATCCCGGTAGATTTTTGCAAACAGCGCAGAGTACTGGAATAGTCCTGGTCGGAGTATGAAACGCAATTTGCGGCATCATAACTTTTTCGTTATGCCCTCTTTGAATTGCCCGTGACATAAGATATCCGACTGAAGAGGCGTATGGGTTTTTGAATTTCTTAGCATCTCCATACACCGTTCGTACATGAGTAGGCACAACCATTATCCAACCTCTGTGGTTTCGTATGAGTTTCTGGAAGTTGTCTTGGGATGTTCCGGGTGTTCCCTCTCTTCGCAAATCGTTGCGTTCCACAGATATTTCGCAGAGGTTATCTACGTGTAAGCTATTAAGTGCTTGAAGCAAATCTTTGTCTAACGGCATTGAGAGATAATAACGAAATGTCTTTCGAAAAACAGGTGCAAGTTTTTCACGTGCTAGGTACACGCGGTCATATGGAAAGTAATCATAGATAGGGGTCTTTTGGGAATGACGTAGTTTATGTTGTGCGATTTTCACACAAATAATCTTCTCTCGTCGTTGTGTCATTTGCTTCTCTCCCTGTTTAATCTTTGATCTTTAAAACCCTTGGTTGCATGTATTCGTTTTCAGTTCCAGTAGATGTGAGTACCCAGATAAGCGGGCATGGAGGTAAATATTCAGGAATGGGTCCGTGTGGCGGGCCAACCGGAGCTTCCCCGTCCGTTAAGAGAATCGCTAAATCTGGGGGGTCCGTCATAGGATTTTCTTCTCGGTCAGCGTTGGGCATCCAGTCCCCTTCTTCGTCTCTTCCACACATGTATTTGAGGGGTGGCGTAAAGCTTGTGCCACCATAGCCGTAACGATTGATTAATTGATATCTGTCTCTGGCGAATTTTTCAGTATCATCGGGACCCAGAAGTTTCTCATACTGAATGGCATGGTCGAACATGATGAGACGTATTGTTACTTCGTCTTCCTGGTTCATAATGCCTCGAATTTCGGCCATGAAATCCAGAAATTCGGATTGACTGACACTGCCGGATGTATCGACCATACACGCGATGTTGAATGCAAAGTTCTTTTGGAATCCGGGATAGGGTTCCATACCTTCGTCTTCCAGATGGAAGAAACAGGGATTGGGATACGCGGTGCTTTCATCCAATTTGGAAGAAACTTCTGATCGCATCATGTTTTGTAGAACAATCTGCCAGGGAATTGTAGGCTCCTCGAGTAAATCTTGGATAGCTTCCATGAATTTTCCTGGAACTTTTCCACAACTTTTCTTGGTTTGTTCTACTGCGTTTTTGGTTATCCTTTTGGCTTCTCTCTTTGCACTATCAATTGCTCGTTCAATCTCGGCGCTGGTCATCTCATCAAAATCTAAATTCCAGGGGACGTTTTGAGGGTTCTGGCCGCGTACTAGATCTTTAAACCACTCTGGGTAATTATCGTCCAGGCCGTCTGCGGGGGATAATTCTTCTGAATTAGCTCCACCACCTCCTTTGTTGTTATCCCCTTCTTTGTCACCCTGACCAGATCGATTATTATCCTCTGTATTCTGGGTGGAAGATTTTGAAGAACCATCAGGGGAATCTCCTCTTCCACCTTTGGAATTTCCCGATTGGCGGGAGGACCCACCTTGTTGATTGGATTGATTGGCATTACACCCTCCTATCATTGGTATGATTTGTAGATTTGGATTAAATCCGTCTTTTTGCATATTTTTCATTAATTCATTAAAATAGAACTCGAAGGATTGCCCTGTTGGATAGTTGTATTTCGCTTCTTCCGGCCAAATAAATCTATCTCGATACTTCGCAAAATTGGTACGTGGAGTTTCCAGGATAGGACGAACAGCAATGTCGTTTGCTGCCATATCCGCTGCTACATTCATTATGGGTTGTAAACGGGCATAACGAATATTATCGTTGAGTTTCAGACGGATGCGCAACATTTTTTCCAGGTGTTGAAGAGCCAAATGCGCGGCTTCATGAACCACTACGAGTAATTGAAACGGTCCTTCTTGTTGTACAAACCAGACAGGATGCCAAACCAACATGTACCTGCCGTGATTATCGAGAGTTACTGCTGCCGTAGGTGGCCAAAGGTCTTTACGGGGGGCGCGACCACAACCATTAATCATGCGGGCATAGAAGTTACTGCCTCCTCGGGGACTACAGAGCCACTGTAGAGCTCGAGACATTGCTCGGTCTATCTCTTCTTCAGAAAACTCTTGTTGTTTTATCTCTTCCATTTATCTTCTCCTCTGTCTATAATTCAATAGGCGTGAGACGAACGCCATAGATACAGGAACGTTGAGGTGTTTATATGACCCAGGTAATTGACCAGACAAATGACCCAGGTTTTTCTACTTTGAGGGTGATCGTGGACCGTTTTCCTCGATTGAGAGAAATGGCTAAAACTGCTAACCTCGATCCCTCTGAATTTTCAAATTTACCCGACGAAGCATTTGCATGGCCGGGACAGCGGCGGTTTCCTATACATAATGCGGAGCATACCGCACTGTCTATGGGTTACAGTAAAGTTGCTCAGAAATTACCATCGGATGTGGCAGAAACGATGGAGAAAGCCGCGTCTCTGCATGGGGTGGATACTGAGGCATTCGAGGAACCGGTTGCAATCGAAAAAGTAGCATCCGACGATGGGCATTATCTCATCCCTGACAAGCGTAGATTTAAGATAGCATCTAAGGAAGATGTGCCTGTTGCGGAACGGATAATTCATGAAAAATACTCATCCCTCTCGGTCGGAGATAGAACTATTGCTTGTATGCAATTAGTTAAGGTCGCGGAGGAATACGGGGAGGAGTTACATCCTTCTACCATTAAACTCGCGGGTTTAACAATTACGAGTACTCGTACTATGCGAGATTGGATAGAGGCACGTAAAGAAGCTTCTCTAAGACTTGGATCTGCGATGGCTCAAGCATTTGAAACGTTAGCTAATCAATTTCAGGATGTAGAACCTTTTATTCATAATCGTGGCGACCAAATGAAACTGGCTAGTGCTTTACAGCGCATGGACGAGGCTGCGGGGTTAACTCAATTTTATGGCCGTAAGTTGTTAGACCCTATAGAAACAGTCTTTAACACTCCTCATCGTTCCGATAATTTTGTTAAAGTGGGTTCCGCACTTCAGAATAAGGCACTCTTAGCTTCTCTCCCTCTCTCGTTTTGGGAAGACGCGTTAGGACCAGAAATTGCTGCCGAGATAGCCCCTAACGGTCAGGTGGATATAACTATGTTGGAGCAGATTCTTCCCACGCTGCCCGCCGATTTAAAATCGGCCTTGGAAACCCAACTCGCTGCGTATAATCGGTAGTTTATGGAACAACTTCTGGAAAAATTTGCGGAGCATGTTTCCCATCTTACAAATTACACTGTAAAGACCGCCCAGAGAGCAGACATAGCACGAAAGTACTTACGCGAAGGGGATGAACGCTCGGCTGCGGCTTTGTTGATGGCCCTGCGTACTCTTCATGGAATTGAGTCATTCTATTGGGAACCTGAGACTATTTGGTTGACCCTCGAACGGGATGATCATTTAGACATGGAAGAATTGGGACGTAATAAATTACAAGCGGCTATTACCCTTATTGTTAATCCTGCATTTTTTTGGGACAATCTCGTATTCCAACGAACGGTTCAGGCACTTAATGGAGAACCCTTTGACCCAGAAGCACTTCAGGAATGCCATCCAGGATATATGTCTTGGGCAGTTTACGAATCAGGATTGATTCGAGGATTAGACCCTGAGGAACCTGTATCTGCTGAACTGGATGAAGATGTTCAACAATACGTAGCAGTCTGTTTGAAGCGTGCAGGTTATGTATATCCTCCTAATCAATTAATCGCTGTTGCTGACAATTTAGAAAAGATTCTTCCTAGAGAGACCAAGCCATTTATCGACCAAGTAAAAAAATCATGGGAGCACCTGGACAAGGGAGCCCTCTCGGAACGTACATTCCAAGAGGACCCCCTCGATGTCCAGTTAGCGCAACTTGCTTCCTGTTACGAATATGTGCGAGAACGCGCCAATGAAATGGCGAGTGAGATTCTTTCGTTAGACCGAGAACTCCTCAACTCCTGATTTTTTCTTCCATTCCGCGATAGTTGTTGTCTATTTCTAACTGAAGATTACACCAACTATCATAGTCTTGGAGTTCTCGCATCAGCGAATTGAGATATTCTTCCGATTTATTTTCCTCGGCAATAGACCGCATTTGAAAGAGCATTGCTCCGGCCATCTCCAGTGGGTGCAATTCTATGAACTTAAGAAAGTTCTTGGCGGTGTCTTCTACGTCTGGAGTTGTCGCAAACATCAAACGCAAAACGTTTTGGTCCAAATCAGCCAGGGGTTCATGCATGGCATTATCGACCATTTTCTGTATGGCGTTTTTGACTTTACTGAATCTACGTAAAACGTCATCCGCACCAATTGTTAAAGAAGAATCTTTAAGATGTGCGGATAATTCCGAGGCCATGGTTACCCCTATGGATGCGGCGAATCGTTGCATAGCAAATTCGCTATTTAACGGAATACCCTTTGCTTCCATGTTGTAGGAATCTTCGCTGATGGTTTCGATGTTAGCAGGACAGTTATATTGTTTCTGTTCTTTCAGAGCCTTCCAGTCGTATATGTTGTTTGGTTTAGCTCTAAAGTAATCCAGAATACCAGGATGACAGGCTTTATCTTTTGCTGCGCCTTGTCCGAAGAGATGGAATCGTTCAGTAGCAGCGTGTTTCATGAATCCTTTTAAATCCGGCAATACATAAAAGAATTTAACGCGACGGCGTATCGCCGCTTCATTTTCAATCGAAGTTACATTATATTCCGCGGTTGAGGGATTCATCGTTCCTGCAACAAGACATTGTTTGGGCACCACATAGTTAAACATGCGCCCGTCTTCCATCATGGTAAAGAATTGATTAATGGCATGTTTGAGCCCGCGGTTGAGCTCATCAAAGAGAATGATTTTCTTTTCATCTCCTTTAGGAAAGATTTCAGGAACGGCAACTTTGAAAAAGTCTTCAAGGGTACGCACTGGTATGCCGGAACCCATTAGGCCCCAGTGAGCAGTATGAATAGGAACGACGGTGTATCCTGTGTCATGCGCTATCTGTGACCAAATCTGTGTTTTGCCTATTCCCGAATCCCCTACCAGGACAATACAGCCCCGTCGTTGGTGAAATTCTAAGGACAAGCGAATTTGAGCCGCAGCTTCCGCAAGTGTGACCTGGGGAATGTCGCGCAATTCAGCATACTTAGGAACAACTTTTTCTTCTTCTTTACTTGCCATGCTTCTCTCCTTGCTTTAACTTTTATATGATGAAAGGCAATTTACAGCACTTTCGAATGAGTAGTGTCGCACAGGCATGGCTGCGCCTGGACGGACAACCCTTTCGATTAGATGATTGGCCGATGCACAAAGAGTTCTACGATGGGAGATTCCGCCGTAGTCTTTTTAAAACAAGTCGTCAGGTGGGTAAGAGCGTCACCATGTGCAACTTCAGTATCATTGAGTGCTCTCTTATACCGCACTTTTCTACAATGTTTGTGGCTCCCACTAAAGAGCATACCGTTAGATTTTCGAACACACGTTTAGGAAAGATTCTTCGCTACTCACCGGTTATTAACAAAACTTTTTTACGTACTGAGCTCGCTGATCGTGTGTTTCATAAACAATATACTAACGGCTCTGAGATGCTGTTGACCTATGGGTCCGATAGTGAGGAGCGGGTTCGTGGACCTTCAACTGACAGAAACATGTACGATGAGGTCCAGGACATGCTTTATGACCCGGTTATTACTGTTGGTAATGAAACAATGTCCAATTCTCCTCATGCTTTTGAGACTTATGCGGGCACTCCTAAGACTATGGAGAATACCATTCAGTATCTCTGGGAGATTTCGACGCAGACAGAATGGGTGATGAAATGTGATGCCTGTGGGTCATACCAATTTATAGATAACGAAAAACACTTGGGGAAATTAGGGCCGGTCTGTTTGAAATGCAAGTCTTACTTGAATCCTTTCCATGGCACCTGGATTGATATGAATCCTATAGATTACGGTGCAGGGGAAGACGAAGACACAAAATTAAAAGGTTTCCACATATCTCAACCCATGATGCCTTTCAATGTTCCAAAGTCGATGGAAGGGCGTGGAGATATGGAAGAAGTCGCTCTCCGGCGATGGAAACGTATTATTAATAAGTTCGAGGGTACACCTATCTCTGTATTCCGCAACGAGGTTCTCGGCGTTTCCGACGCTATTGGTACCCGCGTTCTTTCTAAACAAGAGCTCCAGGCTCTTTGTACTCCCCGTGAAATGCAAGATTTCCCTAATGATAAAACACTTGAAGGAATCAGTCTTACCGTAGGTGGTGTGGATTGGTCTGGTGGGGGTACTACAGGCGTTTCTCGTACTGTAATATGGATATGGGGTTTTAGACCTACAGACCGAAAACTAGTCTGTCTTCTCTATAAAGTGCTTGCGGGAATCAATCCAGTGAATGTCATAGACGAAATTGCAAAAATATTTGATGCATATCGTGTACAACTTGTTATTGGAGATGCGGGTGAAGGCCATACGGCTAACAATCTTTTGCGAAGCAAAATTGGAATTCACCGAGTACAGCAAGTACAATATGGTGCCCAAAAAAAGGCTATTAACTGGAATGGAGAAGACCGTTGGATGGCCGACCGTACAACTCTTATCGACAACTATTTCATGGGTTTGAAACGGCAAGAATTTGAATTTGCTACTCGCTCTGAGATGGAAGTTGCCATCACCGATATTCTTAACGAGTATGAGGAAATAACTACAGCAGGTCGTCGTGTTTGGCGTCATTCTCCTCAACGTCCAGATGATTGTCTTCATGCAGGACTTTTTGGTTGGCTTGCCTTTAAAATGGTTATGGGGGATATGAGAATGTATCAGTAACTTTTGTCGCTGTCCGCTTATTTTCCAATGATTGCAGTGGAAAAGAAGTGTTGTCAGAGTCTTTTTGCGAATAATGCCTATTCGCAAAATAGCGCCCTAGCTTGATTGCAAAGAACGGAGCGTAACGCTCCAGCGTCTCTAACAGAGAGAAGCTCCGACAAAAGTCGCTGACCTTCTGGAGAGGGCCCTTTCAGGTCCTCCTGAAGACGGGACCTCGGCAAGAGGACAAACCCGGTACTGCTGTCATTAGATGGGGCTTTTATCCCCGGCCCGAGTGGCGTGGGCTTCCACGGGGCAGGCGGGCTCGGGGGTAAAAGAACCAGTAATGGCACTGCTGTCTTAACGTCCTGTTTAGGGTGCTCCTGATAGCCTGCGACTTGAAGAGGCGCGGCTCTCAGGGGCGTCCCTGAACAGGTGGTTCAGGCACTGCTGTCTTAACGGGCCGGAACTGGTCAGAACCGTGGGGTGAGCCGTGAGGCGAAACCCCGGTGAGGACCTAGTCCGGCTGTTCAGGCACTGCTGTCTTTAGAATCTAGTGGCCTGCCAAAGGAAAAGCGAAGCGATCCTTAGGCAGAGCAGACTAGAGACTAAGGCACTGCTGTCTTATTTTCTCAACGCGAAGCCGCCCGGCTGCAGCACACTACTGTGCGGAAGCCTGGTGCGGCTGAACGGGGAGAAAATAGGCACTGCTGTCTTATGGGGTCCACACCGCGCACTCCTCGGGGCTGCGGTGTGACGCCTAGGCACTGCTGTCCTATGCATTTGCCGCGGGCACTGCATGACATTTCCCGTCCAATTGAATGAAATGCCTGCGAGTGCCTCGCGTCGAATGATTGGGCACTGCTGTCTTGCATACGTTCCCCGTGCGAGGTGTAATGGTAGCCGAAGGGGCCATTATCACCTGCGGGGGAACATATACAGGCACCGTTGACTTTGCTCGGGCCCATGTGCCCAACGGCAGTGGGCTCCGTGCAAGGCACTGCTGTGATCTAGGAGACGAAAGCCACCACCCCGTGGTGAACAAAGTGAACCACTCAGGTGGTGGCGCGTTTCCTAATCGCGACAATCAGTAATGGAGCGTATCGCTCCGACTCCGACAGCGCTCTGTTTTATAATACAGATGGAGTTCCAGTACCAAAAGCTTATACCGATAGTTAATCGATGTTTGTAAAATCGTAACGAATTTCTTCTTCAATAAAGTCGTAATCTTCTTGATTGAATTCTACAACGGGATGTTCTGACAGGTAATGGTCAACAGATTGCAGTTCTCCATAAGAAGGGCCTACTTCTACATCCCAGGCAAAGGGTACAGGAAGCCATGGATATTGCTTAGCCACTCTGCGAACACCGTATTCTTTGAAGAAGTCCGGCATTTGTCCAATGTATTTTTTAGGCAGTTCGAAAACGATAGAATCATGTACAGTAATGAGCAGATGTCCTCCCATATCGCGAATAGGACCATCTACATCACAGAGAACACCCATCACAATATCTGAACTTGTACTTTGTATTTTGAAGTTAACCGCTTGACGTTCTGCTTTGGCAACCATATAGCGAGTCATTCCCTGTAGATCAAGACGTCGTCGGCGTCCGATAAACGTTTCAACTAACCCAAAGTTGTGTACCTGATCTTTTGTAAGTTGAATATACTTCGGGATTGTGGGAAACATTCTAAAGAGAACATCGATAATTGCTTGTGCTTGGTCATTGGGAATTCCAACAATAACTGAGATTTTATTTTTACTGGCTCCATAAAGAATTCCAAAAACCACTCGTTTTACATTCTTACGAAGCTTATCGAGTTGTTTTCCATACCAAGGATCATCCTTCTCTATTTGTTCTCTATTTTGAAAGTCTTCGTAGGTCCAAGCGTGAACATCATCGATGCCTATTGTATCTAGAACTTTTTGTTTATCGCTTTCGCGTACTCCCTGTAAGACGCTCTTAGGATTATAAACCATAGAGGAAAAGAAACTATGTGGGTCCATTCCATCATTTAAAGCTCGAATGAGGTTGGGGTCTTTACTGTACGCAGCGTAAACGCGCACTTCTGCGGCTTTGGCATCAGCGTTAACAATTAATTGAGTTTCGGGATTAGTGGGAATGAATATCTTTTTGATATTATGTGAACCGATTCGTTTAGGGATATTTTGCATATTTTCATCAGAGGATGATAGCCTTCCCGTTGCGGTTCCTGCTATATGAAAAGATGTGTGCATCTTTCCATCTTCTCGACTCAATGCTCTGATGTTTTCTACGAATGTGTTTCGTGCTTTGCTTACTCCTCGGTATTTAAGGAGAGCTTTGGCAAAGGGACAATCTTGTTGTGTTACAAGTCCTCTTAAAAATTTAGCGTCAGTTGAAATCTTGCCTGTAGGCGTGTAACTTAATTCTTCTTCAGTCAAATGATTATAAGATATTATCTCGTTAGTTTCGGGATGATAGAATCCCGCACCGAATAGAACTTTTCGAAGATGGGCAGTGCTATTAGGATTGAATTGCTCATCGAAGAGATTTGGTGGGATCATTTTAAAGAGATCGATTTTAAGCATTATAATTGATTCATCCATATCGACGACTAAGTCTTCGATATATTTTTGGTCAACTGCCATACCGTAGAGTTCCATGTCTGCTAATATCTTAGAAGAAGGAATTAATCGCTCGAACATCAAATCTTTCAATGGGTCTTTGGAAGAACATTCAGGAGTAGCGATATTACGAAAATAAGGACTCTTACTTATCTCTCGACGTTGTTTTGCTAAGTGTTTATTCTCTTCTTCAATTCGAGCTCTTTGAATTGTGATAAGTTGTCGAGTAACATCGGCATCTACCGCGCCATATTCATTTAAGTCCTTTAAGGGAATATTAATAAAACCTTCGTCTTGCGCCAGTTTTTTAGCAGCGCCTTTTTCTTGAGCTGCTTCTTTCAATGCGTCTTTGGTTTCTAAACTATCCAAAATAGTTTTGAGTTGGTCTTCGTAACCTGAGTATTTTGGAATCATTAATTTAGTTAGGGCTTTCAGGCTATAATAACCACGTTTATCCTCAGAAATTAAGTGCTCTCCCAACATCGTATCCCATGCAAATCTACGGACTTCCCAACCTTTACGTTGTAATACTTTGAGGTCGAACTTAGCGTTGTGAAATCCTTTGGGTTTAGGACATTGGAGTAACTGTGTAATATAAGGATGGACATCTGCCAGACTCCAAGGGGTTTCGGGGTGTTCAATAGGGATAGACGCAGCTTTGCCTGGTGCCCAAGAAACTACAAGACTTAAGATTTTAAGTTTTTCACGATGAGGATATAGCGTATTGGTTTCAGTATCAATTGCGATGACGTGGTTATCTGGGTTCTTTCCTGGAGGAGCGTATTCGACAACCATTTCTACGAGTTTACGCACGTCATCCAATTTCTTTGGAAAGATATAATCTTTAATCAATTCACTTAAGGGCACTTCGGTATTAATAGTTTTTCCATGCTGTTGTTCGTAGACAGCATCCATAAACATTTCTACGTGCTGTTGGAAGATTTTGTAGTATCCGGTTTTGACCAATAATGCACGTTTAGAAAACGTGGGAAATATAATTACAGGGCGATTACCTAATTTAGTCTCCAGGAATTTGCCTTGGACCGAAGCGTATTTTCCGATCTTAAGACCGAAAGACTGCACGACTGATGGCCCAAGGGCAAATACCATTATAGGTTGATCGTTATGTTTAGCGTGCTTGAATATTTCATCACGGAATTGAAGATAACAACATGAACGCATTCTTTTATTGGGTTTATCCACACTACATCTGACAGACGAAGTGTACCGACCAATAAGATTAGCTGTGCGTTTGTGTGTGTCTTTATATTTTACGAAAGTATCCAGAATAACTTTTTCAACATCGTATCTCCAAGTAGTGTGATTTTTTACATCAGCTGACGGCCCTGGAAGATAAGGCGATTCGGTAATGCAGAAATAATCGGCTCCAGTAGGGCCAATGCCCTCTGCATAATGTTCTTTGCGGTAAGCGGGACATTCCGAACACTTAGAACCTTTCCATGCATTAGGGCCACATAAATTACACTGTAAAAATTCAGTAGAGGTTTCGTTACCATTCGTGGTCACTTGCGTCTTTGGCCTGTTCGGTGGGTTTATCTTCGTCGGCATGGGTTCCCTCGCTTACTGTTTCCGCATTTGTTGCCATTCCTTCCTGGGCGGCTTTAACGGTATCGTCGAGTGCTTCTTGGGCGGAATCTAACCATTCTTTTGCACGAAAAACGACAACGTCTTGTAGCTTAATACCTGCACCCAGATACGGTCCTACTTTCCGTAAAATATTACTTTGTTGAACTTCTTTAGGAGATAGGGCGGCACGATGTCGTTCTAATGTATCTCGCAATCTAGAACCGGACATTCCGTAGGTCTTTAATTGAGAAGGGAGCAACCGCGGGACAGCTTGGTCGAGAAGCATTAAAAGCAATTCTTTCTCCTCATCAAAGTAGATTCCACAGGCGGAGGTATTTATTTCAGCTCGTTTTTCTGGGGATACTAATAGATTAGCTACAGAGACATTAATGTTGGTTTCTCTCTGATAAATTACTGGATTATACAACATTGAACCAAGGTAACTCTCGGATTCAGAAATAGTGGTTGCCCGAAGAATAGTACTCTCATTGCTGATAATATATTTACGAAAGAACGTCTTCCAATCGAGTCCCAACAATTTCATAACTGCAGCAGCACTAAATAATGAAGATGCATAACGCCACTCTACGGTAAATGGAAGAGTTGCTTGGAGTTCATGTGCTTCACGTCGAATTTCTTTTTCGTATTGAGCCAGAGTAATTGCGTGCGGGAACATCGCAGTTGTGACTTCGTGAGCCATCTCTTCAATGCGTGTTTGTCCAAACTCATGGAGAATGACATTTACGGGATTGTTCTTTCCCTTTATTTTTTTCATTTCAACCATGAGCATTCTATTGAGATCCTGCGGTCGTTCTGCTCCTTGAATTGCGGCAAAGATGATGGGCATGCGTAATATCGATTCATAGTGAGTACCGTCAGGCCGTCCGCGAATACGACGAGTTTCTCCAGAGATAAGACCACGAACCATTTCGAGAATTTTTCTGACTTCTTCACCGGTTCGAGTATTGTTGCTCTCAAACTCATCGAGAACTGCTAACCGAGAATCGCAATTACACATGCTCGCGACAGATGCTGCTGTGTAATTCTCTGTTCCTTGTGAGGCATACAACAATCTAATTCCCGCATAACCAAGACCTGAAAAAGTTGAGAGAAGACTAGTTTTTCCTGAATGGGTATCCCCACTAACAAACAGCATAAGCGGACGTTCAAATGCATCCATGATAGGAAAGACAAGCATAAGAGCAGCGAGCAGTTGTGTAGTTACTTCTTGATTCTTGAATTTGTATCCGATGTCATACAAATGAACCAGATCGTCATATAACTTCTTTAAATCTGCTTCTTTGCCATCATTAAGTTTTTTAATTGAGAGACCTCCTGGATACCAAGGTTCTTCAACATTGCCTTTAATTCCTACGTCGAAGATGATGCCGTTTTCAGATGGACCTTCCAACTGTTCATAGGTGACTTTAGGACCGTCTCTTCGGATAGCAAAGACATCAGCCCCGCAAACAAGATATTCAACCAAAGCTTTGGTTGGAAGTTCAATACAGTGATAACCTTGACGGTATTGGCGTGATGACATGAAATCGGGAGCTCCTCTCGCTAATGTTTGAATTGCTTCCCGTATGAAATAACCAAGTTGTTTATCCAATTTGTGTCTGACAAGTCCATCTGTCTGTTCGGGCAATTCTAGGAATGAAGGAAAACCTACTTTTTCAACAACGAAATCGAATAGAGTTCCTACAATCGGTGCTAGTTCTTGTTTAAGCGATTGTTCACTATCTAGTTTTACACGATTGAAACGTTTATTTCGTTTATCATATAAAACTAAATAGCGATTGCCTGCGTTAATTTCCGTTCCTACAACGAAGAGTAATTCTCTCAAAGCATCAGTACATCGCATGATGAATCCATTTTCACTTTCTTCACGCGATGCTATTTGTCGTCGTAGGATGTCGGGGTTTACATTGTATTTAGATGCAACGGCTTCAGAAAAAGCTTCGCATTCCAATCGGTCTTTCAAATACTTACCGTGCTCGGCGGCTTTTTCTATGAGATTGCGATAGTCATTTTCCGCTACTGCATCTAACTCTACAGATGCTCTCTCAAACGCCCAGTCCCATGCAGTAGTAAAGTTGTCGTTGAATTTATTCCAAATGAATTGAGAAACTTTAGGCTCACCTAATTTAACAATAGCTTCATCTATGTCTTTACACCCAATCAGGTTATCCCAACCAACGAATACACGAGTTTCTAATTTAACAATTTTCTCTAACCAACTTTGTACGATTTCATTTCCTTTAGCAGATGGTGCGTCACCAATCAAATAAGCTTTGGAAATCCCCGAGGCTCTAAGAATTGGTTCAATATGCCCGGCTCCCCCCCGACCTCCAACCGAATATAGAGGATAACGAGCTCTGCCCGCTTGTGCAAAACGCGCCATTGTAGAGAGAACATCAATTTCTCCTTCAGTTAGATACGCATAATCTACTTCAGCTTTGGGGTCTACAAAACCACGGTATTGATCCCAACCTAAACCGAAAAGTCCAAGTAAATCTTCAAAGTCGTCGTCGGGAATTGATATTTGTTTGGGTTTGTTGTTATTGGGAGCCCTTAATTTGAGTCTTCCAATTTCCTTAGGATTAACGTGTAACGGAAATAAAACCGAACCAGCAAAATTGGCATCACGAATATAATTTTTCAAATATTCGAATGCTGGGTCTGCTAAGTTTTGTGGTTCAGATTTCTTATTCGTTTGATTTTCCCACTGCTTGTGTGCACGCCGGAAACGTTTAATCATTATTTCTTGAAGTCGTGTGAGTTCAGGCATAATCCCGACAGGTAGGGCATGGAGTACATCCTTGGGAATACTGCGTGCGTTTATTAACCAATCTAATGCCTTTTTTGCTATTTGATTTTCTTTCTTATCAGGGTCGGCCAGCGCATCACACATGAAATCGTGTGTTACTCTATAAATTTCCTCCTTCATTTGTAGGTTTCTACGCTGTGCTTCCAGTTCTGCTAATGCCTTCTTAGGCAAGAAGTTCATTCCGAACTTTTCTCTGAGATGTTGAAATGCTTCTGCTTCAGAAGCGTCGAGAAAGAGACTAAGAAGCTCTAGGGGATTGGTAATATAATGACCGCACCCGAAACATTTAGCGTAACCCCTACCGGTATAGATGTAGAATGAAGGGTCTTTGTCATCGTGTTCGGGGTTAACGCAAAGTCCCTTCAGTATGTCTTTCCCCGCGGGAATAAAGTTATGTGAGCGTTTGTAGTTATTGGCTATGTCTAACCAGTTGTGTGTACCTACTTGCGCCCAAATCTTCCATAACTGATCCCTAGTCAGCCCTTTGTTCTTTTTCTTTGTTGCCATTGGTACCATCCGCATGTGCCGGACATATTCGTTGGTAGTCACACCAACCGCATAGAGGTCCTGGCCGCACCAAACTGTGTTTGTGAGCTTCGACAGTTGCTTCGTTAAGAAATTTTGTTATGTCTTCGAAGATAGGCTGAACGTCCCTCACGTCCTGCAACTTCTTAACGAATTCTATGGTATCTTCTTTCAAAAAATTAATACCCGTTTGAATGCGTTCCAATTCAGGCAAATGCGCCTTCAATAGAAGAGTATACGCATTGAACTGGGATTTAAAATAATTTAGAGCTCGGTACTTACCCGTTTTGTGGTCAAGGATTATTGCGTCATTTGTGCCTTTAAACGTCATATACAAATCAATAACTCCGCGCAAAAACCCATTGTTGTTAAAAAATTCAATAGGATTTCCATCAAAATCTATTCCAAACCGTTGTTCCATCTTGGGCGCATTAGCATTATGCCGAGTACAATAAGCATTAAACTTCCGCAGGAAATTATAGGCGGCTGGTCTTAATGCCAGAGCTCTTTCTATTTCATTGGAAGTTAAATTGAATTCTTCAATTGCAAATTTAAACGCGGCGTCAACGGGGCGACCACAAAGAGCAAACTCTACCGCACGGTGTACTGCTTGTCCTATGAGAGCATCAGCATTTGGAGGTAAATCCATCTTCTTTTTGGTGATATATTGAAGATAGAATTTGTGGGGGCACTGCTTGGCGGTATCAGCTTTACTGATTGACCAAGGAGCGTGTTCTTTGACAAATGTTGTGGGTTTAATTGTCATTGGGTCACTCCTATATAGGGAGGAGAGAAAGGGGGATTATTCCCCCTAACTCCCTCGCTATTGTCTTACTTAAACGTTGGCTTCGTCGTCTGGGGCATCTCCCATATCACCGTAATCAGGACCACCTTTTGCGTCGTCCTCGGTGATAAGGCCTGCCGAACCTCCGCCGTCACCTTCGTTTTTGGGACCACCATTATCATCCAGAGCTTCTTTAGCTTGGCGATAAACAGAGGCTATTCCCGGAATTACATGAGTATATTCCAGCATGGAACACATTAGATCACAGAAAGGATGCAGTTCTTCAGGAACAAGTTCTTCCTCGGGCTCAACTACCATCACATACCATCTTCGATTTCTGTCGGCAGTGTTAGTCTTGGCTTCTGCAGTTATGCGGTACCATTTAGCCCAGTTATCTGTAGAACGTTTAACAAATTTCAACAATTGCTTTCCTGCAGGTTCCGAAGTTTTCTGGAAACGCACTAGGACTATATCTTCCAGATTTTTGGAAAGCATGAATGCAACAACATCGTTTGCACACTTTTGTTTTTGTCCGTCTTTCCAAGGACGATGAGGACAACTTTCGCATTCACCATAAGTCGAACCCATTTTCCTATCCATGCTGTTGCAAATGGGCATGCGCACGCTATCACCGGCATCTGCATCTCCCCACATAGTTCGACCCGCCCAAAGTGCAACAACCGTACCTTCAAATTCGGGTCCAACATTTTCTTTTGTTGTTAGATAATAATGGCCAGGTATTTGATTTTCAGGACGATTCGGGTCATTTCCTGTTCCGTGATAAATACGCAATTCAGGAAAGTCCGGACGTCCATCGGCATCGTAAACGCCTTTTCGTTTACCGGAAGCCCTTCTAATGATTTCGCTGATTCCATCCGCCATTTCATCGGGGAGATCATCTAAAACTTTTTGGAGGTCATGTGATGTTGGGAGAGCTGACGCTACACGTTCAACATCTTTAGCATAACGTTCCATAAAAAGTTCATTGTTGTATCCCAGCGTAGCTGCAAGAGATGTTTCTTCGGGTTTATCTAATGCAGTTTCAGTGGATGTAGTTGTTTCTTCCGTATTGGATTTCTCTTTCTTTTGTCCCATAAAAGCCTCCTTTATTGTGTGGGTTTGGGGGGCAAGAGGAAATACTACGTCAAACTACTTGCGTTGTCCATGATTTTTATTTAAATGTAATATTAAAGGAGATTTACAATGCAGGATTATTTTACCGATAAAATTTACCAACTCTATTATGATGAAGTTGGAAAACATCCAATCCTATCACCTACCGAAGAACGGGACTTATTACTTCGCTATCACAATTGTTCAGGTTGCAAACGGCGATTACCTTCCCGTATTGCAGTTAAGAACTGCCCCGCTTGCGGTACTGTTGTACCTTCCCATATTTCTGGCAAAGATTACACCTGCGAAAATTGTGACCACAAGTTTGATACCCATATGGCTCCGCGAATATGCCCATATTGTGGATCTCCTAGAGATTTGGAGGCTCGACAAAAGCTTGTCGAATCTAATCTCCGTTTTGTCATTCGACGTGCCAAGAGTATCACAACTAAACCAGAACACTTAAGAAAGTTAGTATCTGCGGGCAATGTAGGATTAATGCTTGCAATAGATAAATTCAGTCTTGAACGTCAGACGCGATTTTTGACTTATGCTGAATGGTGGATACGTAAAGAAATGTTTGATGAAATACATTCATCTAGTTTCATTCACGTACCCACACATCGTCAAAAATCATTACGCCGAGAACAGAAAGAAGGAAAATACATTTGTAAACATTGTGGCCTACGTACTGATGATCCTGACTCACGAGAACATTGGACAGGTTGTACTGACATAGACCATGAATTTATTCTTCCATTAAATAATGATTCAGCGGTTTTAAATGATGCAGTTTCATTAGACGATGTTACCTTAGTTGATACTTCCAATGTAGAAAATCTTGCAATTGATTCTGACGCACAAGAACATTTACATGCGGCAATACAGGACATGACATTAAGTGAGCGTGATCGATTTATTATCATGGGATACTTTAATGTACCACTTCCTGATAGAAAATCGGAACCTAAAAGCTTACATCAATTAGCTGCATTGACTGGAATTACTCCAGAACGCGTCCGTCAAATCAAAGAAGAAACACTGAAAGTATTGCGAAAAGAATTAAAAAGGCGGGCAATAGAGGGGGTGGATGAAGTTTGTATTTAACTACTCTTCGACAATAAGGCCGGATGCAATCTCGAAACCTTCGAGAACACCTTGATAGAATTCCCGCTTACGTGAGCTGCTGGTATTTTGAAGTTTTTCTCCATAATATTCCATCCACTCTAACGCCTTATCTTTGGAAATCATCTTAACCAGTTTTCGAACGTCTGGGTCAGCATAGTCAGTAATTTGAATTTTTGGTCCTGGTTTCTTTTTACTACCGCCGCCAGCTTTGGCTTCTTTCTTCTTACCTTTCTCTGCACTTCCTTTGCTGGCTCCTCCGGCGGTAGGTTTCGGTGCTGCTTTAGCTTTCCGGTCTACGAAGATATCTATTTTGTCTCCGATGTCTTGGGCAGTCATACCCTGTAGGGCGTATTCCACCATTTTATCGTAGAAGACTTTATCCTCTTCGTAGTCCAAACGCGCAAAGTGGCGCACCATGGACAGAGGGATTTTACCGAGCTTCAACGCATTCTGTAATTTCTTGTGAATGCGTTGTGCCGCTAAGTGTTGGCTTACATAACCTTCGCTAACACCACACCCGTTGGCGATTTCTTTGACGGTTATCTTATTATCCACACACTTTTGAAACCCGCAAGAAATTTCCCAAGGGTTATTGTCCTCTCGAGCCAGATTGGCGATTAGGGATGTGAGAAATGCATCGCTATCATCTTTCTCCTCTGAGTAGGAGATAATAGCTTCTTTAACTCCCGCCTCTTGTAACGCAGCGTACCTGCGGCGACCATCAACGAGAATGACCTTGTTTGCATCTGTTGGATGGTTACGCACCGTTATTGCGACTTTTTGTCCTTTGGTTTTGATAGAAGAGACTAAGCCCTTGATGTCCCCAAGTTTCTCTCGGTTCCAATCCTCGGGCAACACAATGTTCTTGAGATCGATTGTTAGATTCTTGCTTTTTACTTCCGCCATAGGGTTTCCTTTCAGCTCATTTCTTCGTATTCACGAAGAAACTTTTCTTTGTTAATACGATGCAGACTCAACTCTTCGGGTCTAGCACCTTCGAGAACTTCTCCATAAACATGAAATAATTCTGTGGTTAAGGGGATAATACTCTCTTCGTTGTTGTAAACCATAATGTAGAGCGTACGCATTATACGCACTTTTTCTTCATCTGTAGTAGCTTCGCGTAAACGAGAGTTTACTCGTCTTCGAAGGGTTTTGTGCCGCACTGCGGACAAATCGCTACTCCTGTTTCTTCTTGTGCTTGAAGTGGTGTTTTGCAATTCGGGCACTTTCCTGTCTCCTTTGCTTCAGCTACCTTTTCTTCTGTGTTTTCAACAACGCCATATTTTTCCATTTTTACTGTTCACCTCCTTCACTGGTCTCTGCGCCCTTTTTACTCCCTTTATCTTTTTTATTATTCTTTTTCTTGGGTTGTGCAACTGGTCGAGGATTCTCCATGAAAATTTCTTTCATGAGAACTTCAACTCGTGCTTTGCACCCTTTACGTTTGGCTTCAGGATTATCACAGAGTTCATTTAACATGCGAACTCTAAAATCCCCTTTATTCACTTGTTGAATGAGAACAAAATCGGGGGCCAAATCATGCATTTCCATCAGGAGATTAGCTAGATTTGTTTTTAGTGAATCTTGCGCGGTTTCTCGTTCTTTGTTAACCGCCTCCATTTCCTGTGCTTGCTCGAGAGAGACACGCACTTCTTCTTTTTTGAGACATCTACTGCATTGGGTTTCGACTGTTACTTCCATTACTCACTCCTCTTTCTATTTTTGAAGTCTTTGGCAGGTAGCAGGACCTGCGATTCCATCTACTTTGATTAGGTCAGAAGGATGCGTTTTATTCCAGTCTCTTTGGAACGAAGTTATGGCTTGGCGCGTCTGTGGCCCCATCTTTCCATCAACCTTTACATTGTAACCTTTTCGCGCCAATGCTTGTTGTACATCATCGGTATCAAAGAACCCGTCATCCTCAGCGTCAACATCATCATCGTGTGTGGGTGTTAAATTACCGTATTCAGGATTATTCGATTCATCGTGGGTATCCCAGCCATCTACTTCGTCCCAAATCGTACCTTCTTCATCAAGGAAATCTTCATATTGTTGGATGAAATCCATTTCAGGAAGGGGATCAAGAGAAAACATAGCTTCGTTAATATCATCGAAAGGCCAAATAGGACCCATGTCTGTCTTACCCCCACGCCAGTCACTGTGTTGACTCATGCGCTCGGGAGCTAATCGCTCTCCAAGCGCTGCCAAAGAGACTCGCTTGAGGGTAAGGTTATTTAGAAGCTGTTCCTTTGTAAAAGGTTGCATTACTTTAACTCCCCTATATGCCTTATCCAGCATAACGGGTGGGAGTTCTTGTACCAGCGTAAGGGGTAATTGTTTGGCCCAATAATGCCAATTATCTCCTTCTCGGTGTAGCGCCCCGGCATTTACCATTTCGATGCTTATGGAATCTTTATTCCTGCGAGGTTCATGCCAAGCGCCATGCATTAATGGGATGATATAGAACGGAAGGTCATGGTACCCACATACGAAATGTGTGCTGGCACCATTGAATTTTTTCTTTCCATCTTTTCCTGTTTTGGTTTTATTTGCGCTAAACCAATTCAGAGTAGACCATTTTGAAATGCCTGCTGTAAAATGATCCGTCCACCAAAGATTTTCAAGTTTAGCTAACCTATTTTTAGTTAACTGTTTTGTAGGATAAAATTGCGCGAGGGATTTACTATGGTCCAAAATTCGTGCATGTGAATGAATAAACAGACAATTAAGAAGAAGAAATGCCTCGCTTTGAGTTAATTCTTCTTCTTGTGCTTTGGGCCAATACTCGTCGCAAATATCTTTAGCAGCGTCTCGGGCATCATTTACATATTCCCAAAACTTTTTATCTGACATTACGGTGAAGTCTTCGAGTTTTTTGAATAGCGCTTTGTCTATATCTTTCATCTTGGTCCTCTACATTTCTGGTAATATCCGCAAAACTTTTCTGTGCACCCCCAAGAGGTTGGGTCGCACCGCGGAAAAATTCCCTTTTTGATGAGTTCCACTACTTCCACTAGGTCCTCAATCAGCACTTTCTTTTCGTTAACGCTTCTTAATGCCCTTTTAGCTTCATAACGGGAACCACTCTTCTGGTCAAGCAGGAAATCTACTCTTACTCGTTCTGTATTTTCAGCCAGAGCATAAAACGTGAGTTGTGGTTCTGTGTTTAATTTTTGTGGAGGCCACAACCGTGTTGTGGTTTTCAAATCCGATACAACTTCTACAAGTGGCGGCGGCTTTTGTGGGTCATCCTTAAGTTCATATTCTCCGGGGACTTGATCAATAAGGTCAATAACTCCACGAACCGGAACTCCACCTAATTTGAGTGCAAAAGTCTTTTCGGCAGCCAGTGGGCGTATAAGCGGAACTGCTTGTTTGTAGTATACCCGGAAGTTAGCAATAGCACTCTGTTTAACTGAACCCTCTTCCGCGTCTTCCCAATCCTCAATTGTCTCCTTCTGGTGGTCAAAGGTATCAACTACTGCTTGAGTTGCCTCTTCCAGACTCAAAGGTTTTCCGGTTTTGATAGTATTTTTATGTACAACTTCTGCGCCTTTGTGTATCGCAGTACCCTTAATCATTGCAACCGCAGGAGGTTTAATGAGTTCGAGAATATATCTGTAATAAAACTGCTTAGCACAGCGTCGATACATATTAAATTGCGAGGGGGAAATTACACCTTTAGGAATGTCATCATCAAAGAAATCTGGAGGATATTCAAAAACTAGTTTTTCGTCGGATTCTGTGGGTTTATCGTACTCATCCATCGTTATCTACTCCTAGTTAGAGCACGAAGCTCTTTTTCCGAAATGGGAGGGGGCTCCTCCGTTTCTTCTGGGCCTAAAGGTCGGGTTAGCGGAGGGGTTCCTACAGTGCGAGAATTATCTTGTCTAAGCATTTGGCTCGCATTAAGAACCTGCTCCATTGTCATGACTGCCGCAACCTCTGGAGAACTTTCTTCTTCAGGAAGGTCATCTAATAACTCTTCTGCTACATTTTCTTGGACATCTTCTGAGTCATCCGGAGGAGCTGCGCCTCGAGCAATTTCATCAACAGGAACACGTTTAATGCTGACTTCGAAAGGGTCGGGATTGACCGTCAAGTCGTCATCATCGATTTCGTATCCCAGTGATTTGCTTAATATGCGCAACAAGTCCGCACGTTCTAGAGTGATACGCATGTCTTCTCCTTAAACCGTTCGAACACTGGCTATTTTGCGAGAAGCCTTAGTGCTTAAAACACACGTGTCCGACCAGGGGTTTGTGCCGTCTTCCACACAGCGGCAGTATTCTCTACAAAGAGTGCAGTTAATTTTTTCTGTAAGAAGTTGTGAGACATCCTTTTTATTCTTTAACGCAATTAGCTGCTGAATTTCAAGTGTTTTTGCTGCACAAATATCATAAACAACCGTTTTCTGATTCTGCCCAATTCTAAAAGCACGACCTAGAGACTGGTCACGATCATCCGCTTTCCAAGAACGACTGTAATAAATTGTGTATTTAGCCGCTGTTAGGGTTATGGCAATACCCGTACTAATTTGGCCTAAATAAAGGCGGCACTGACCGTCTTTCTGAAACCGCTCTTCCATCTGTTTTATCTTGTGGGTTGTGCTGCCGTCTACTCGTACGTATCCCCAATTGTTCTTTTTGAACAGTGTCTCTATATCGTCAAGCTCTGCAGTATAGTTGGCCCACACAATGGATTTAGCAGAAGGCACTATTCCTTCCAGTAAACTTTCGAGTGCTTGTAATTTTGGATTGGGCGAGTAACGAAGTTCTTCTTTAGCCGTTTTGTCGATTAGGTGTCGAAGGTCACATTGGGAGTTTCCTGGTTGTATTCTTCGGCTTACGCAATACTCTACTTTATCGCACGTATTACAAATCCCGGTGTCTTGGGGAACATAAATAAAGCCACTACAAAGTTGAAGTAATTTGTTTACCCGAATAGCGCCATTTTGAATCTCTAAAGCGGGGGCATCTGGGCGTTCAATTGCCCACTCCTTTACAACGTAATTATAATCTCGGCGCTGTGCGGGGGAGAGTTCAAATTCAATCGATTCAAACCGGCGTTCGGGTAAGTCAACACATTCTTCTAACTTCTTTTGACTGGATATCTCAGCTACACGTTTATTAAGCACGTGCAGATTTTTAAAACCTACAACAATGTGGTCATTGTGCGGCGACATAACCAAAAAAGTGGACTTGAATGTCGTGAAGTTCTCTGGCGTCACATAGGGTGCCAGGAACTTCAATTGCGGGTAGAGATCTCGTGGGTCTCCCTGCGATAAAGTGCCTGTGAGAAGATACCTTCTGGTAGCTTTTCTTGAAAGTTGTAAACAAACTTTTGTACGGGCACTTTGGATACGCTTAACTTTGTGAGATTCGTCTCCCACTATTGTGATATATGGAAAATCTGAAAGCCACTGGGGCTCTCCTCTTATTTTAGACTGCAAATATTTTGCAATTTCTTGTGGAGTAGCACGGTTTGCCACCCATTCTTGAACACAATGGATTTGTTCTTTTTCATCATTTATTGACTTAAGAATTTTTATGAACTTAGGATTAGGAACACGATTATATTGTCTGAGAAACTCTATCACTTTGGGAAATAATTTAGGAATACCATATATCCTAGCAGTGTCATAAGAAGAAATTAAAACGTCGTAATCTTTAGACTCAGCCAATTGTTTTAATTTTGAAGCTCGAGATCCGGTTAATCGTGTGGCTGAGAGCAAACCTCCAGAGTGCAACTTGATTTCTTTTACCCAATTATGTGTCGCAATTCGCGGACACAGAATTAATACCTTCCCTTCAAACTCTGGGATAGCGTCGATTATGACTTTACTTTTACCGGTACCCATTTCCCAGTTGAGAATCCATCGATAATTTTGAACCACTTCGGCGTATCCTTCTAGCTGGTGACTAAATGAGGGAGTAACGAAGTTACGCTGTTGTGCCTGTGCTAAAAGTTCACTATGACTTTTAAGGCTATTTACCCAGTTTTGGGCATTTTCGGTTAACGTAATGCTTTTATGGACTTTTGTAAGGTCATGTAGTACGTTTTCTATAAAAGGAGGAAACGCTGGAAAGAGATAGCGTTCGTTTTTGATGTCTTCGGTTGCACCATATACACGTGACCACCGTGAATCAAAACACGTAGGGTCATTCATTTGGAACACTGGGGTATGATTTATGAAGTCAAGTCCGATTTTCATAACGTCCTCCTTATCGTATTATTGAGTTGTCTAACAACTCAAGGAGAGCAGCATGACCTTTGAGCCTAGTTGTGGCGTAATGAGTCCTTTCGGGGGAGGCAAAAATGCCCAGTCTCACCCTAACCCATATTACAATTTTTCGCAGGTCTTTACTCCTCGTAGGTTAAAAGACTTGTTTAAGTGGTGTGAATTTATTTTTTATAATAGTCCACATATTTTTGCAGCTCTTCGTAAATTTGGAGAATACCCGATCACGGATATTACTTATGAAACTACGAATGAAGCATTGAAGGATAAGCACGAATATCTTTTAGAAAAAGTTGTTCGAGCAAGAGAGTTGTTGATCAAGGCCACCCTGGACAAATACGTTTATGGGAATGCCTTTATATCTATGTACCAACCCTTCATTCGCTTTTTGAAGTGTCCTAAATGCAGCACACTTGTTAATATTAGAAATGTTTCCTACAAATTCAGTTTGCATAAATTGAAATTCAGTTATACGTGCCCCCACTGTAAAGCGGCCAACTCTATCGGTAAAGACCATATTATTGATAAAAAATTGATGTTAAGTCGTAAAGTCAATTTCATACGGTGGGACCCCAAGCTTATAGACATTGACCACAATCCAATGACGGGGGATTCAGAATACTACTACACAATTCCGCAAGAGATAGTACAACGAGTAACTGGAGGACATAAAACTCTGATTGACACCCTTCCGATGGGTTTCTTAGAAGCTATAAAATCTAATAAGAAATTTAAGTTTAATCGAGATGCTATTCTCCATATGAAAGTAGGAGGTCCTGCGGGTATTAGCCCTCAATGGGGTTTGCCGCCTCTTCTTTCTGTGATTAACTCATTTCATTATACTGCAATACTTCGTAAAGCTAATGAAGCGATAGCTCTCGATCATCTTGTCCCATTCCGAATAATTCATCCAGCACAGGCGTCTGGAACGGGCGATCCTTTAATGCAAATGAATTTAGTCAAGTGGCGCGACAGTTTGAAAATTAATATGAAACAGTGGCGCATGGACCCGCTACATATGATGATATCGCCTGTGCCTCTGGGGCTAACTCAAGTAGGAGGACAGGGACGTGCACTTTTAACACTGGGTGAAATACAGGAAGCAGAAAAGAATATTGTGGCAGCCTTGGGTATTCCGATTGAGTTTCTCTATGGAGGACTTACCGGCAAAGGTATGGAAGCTACGCTCCGTTTAATTGAAAATCAGTTAGAAACCCACATTAATGATTTGCTCGACTTACTTCAATGGGTAGATGATCGCTGCGCTGCTTTTTTGGGATGGGACAAGATAGAAGTTGGAATGACGAAATTTCGAATGATTGATGACGACACTAATAAACAGATAATTTTCAATCTTTGGATGCAAGGCAAGACCGGACAATCTCTACCGGTAATTTCAGATGATACGATAATGACTATGTATGATATTGACCGTGAAAAAGAAGAGCGGAAGCTTAAACAACAACAACTTGATAGTATCCGTATGCAGATGGAGATGGAACAAGATACTGCTAAATTGCAAAATAGTCTTAAAAAACAAATTGAGATGGAAATGCAACAACAAGGTATGGGTGGTCCTGGCCCGATGGGATATAATCAACAACAAATCTTGGCAGAGGCAGACCGCATCGTTCAAGAACAGTTGATGTCTGTAGATGAGGGAACTCGTAAGAGTATGTTGCATCAATTACAAATGGAAGACGCCGTGATGTACGCGGTAGTTGTCCAGCGCCTTGAGCAGGTGCAAACCGTTAATAAGCAACAGGCAACAGCCGGAATGTAAAACCCATGGCCGACAGTAATAGAGGAAACCTATCCGGATTCGATTTTCTCCAAATGATGGAAGATTCTCGGAGACTACCGGAAACCCCTACAGGCGGACCTAGTAAAGCAGTGGAATTACCTGCTGCATCGGAACAACCCAGTGATGGTGTTAACCCATTTTTGGAACATGAAGTACCAACCGACAAAGTTTCGGTGCCTACCCATTTCCTTTCATTTTCTAGAGTGTTTGTGCTCTGGAAAAATTGGGAAGACTGTGCAAAATGTATCGAAGAAGTTACTACTGAACGTAATACTTTTGAGGCACGAAAAGCAGAGGCTGAGCGCAAAGGTGAAAAGTTCGAGGAAGAGTTGGACAACCGAGAGCGTGAATGCCCACACAATCATCGGAAAGAATATAAAGAAACAATTGACCGTTGTCTACGCGGTGACGGTGTTATTGTTCTTAGAGAAGCGTTTAATCTCAAGAACGGAACACGTTGTATGCACCTAGAATGGCTCGAAGCCGATCCTGAATTTGTTAAACAACAAAAAAAGATAGAAGAAGAACGTAGAGCCAACCAAGTTTATCCTCCAGACGTAGAAGCTGCTTTTAATAAAGGGAAAAAGAAGGCAACCCCTGAATAGAGAGGGTCACCTTCAGTGTTCTGTTATATGAACACTAATTCGATGTAGATAATTGACATCGTGACCCTCCTTTTCAGATGAGTTTTTTGCTTCATTATCTTATACCAATGATATATTTAGATATATGAGCGCTGTGCTCTATACTTTTGTAGTATCTTTTTTGGAGGAATCGACATGGCGGAAGAATTAACGCCGGTATTGGTTAGCGCAGAAACTCGACGGGATGATATACGAAACAAGGTATTATCCGGACTTCAAGAAGCTTTTCCGATTAAATCGCGAAGTAAAACTTTAGAATTAGCCGATCTCAAAATGGATAGTAAAGAATTTTCTCCGACAGAGCAAAAAATGGCTATTCTCCGAGGTGATACTCTTTCCGAGAGTGTAAGGGGTACTGTGCGGATGCGGGACAAGGACGGAAAATTAGTCGATGAAGTTAAAAATTTTACAGTTGCCCGAGTACCTTGGTTTACTCCTAGACATACTCTCATAGTAGGAGGTAACGAATATTCTGTATCGAATCAGATACGCCCTAAACCGGGGGTGTATGCTCGCAAACGAGCCAACGGAATTTTAGAGGCTAGTTTTAATACTCGAGGAGGTAGCAACTTTAATGTGAGTATGGACCCGGCCCAAGGAGTGCCGCGGTTGGAATATGGTTCTACTAAAATTCCTCTCTACCCAATACTTCGACAAGCCGGTATACCCCATTCCCGAATAGCTGAAAAATGGGGACCACGATTAGCAGATAAGAATGCAGAACAATTAACTAAGCTCACAGACAAATCCGTTCAGACGCTCTATAAAAAAGTAGTTCCGGAGTATCAACAAAGTGGAGGAGCTTCAACTTCTCAGAAAACAAAAGAGATTTTTGAAAAATACTTACGATCTCATATGGACCCAGAAGTAAATCAACGAACTCTTGGTAAACCTTATGCCAGTGTAACTCCAGACAGTCTACTTGATGCCTCACATAAAGTGCTAAAGATTTTCAAGAATCCTACAGATGTAGATGATAGAGATAATTTAGATTTTAAAGCGCTACATTCAATCGATGATTTTTTTAAAGAAGTGATAACTCTAAATGCTCGGGATGTAGCACGTAAGACTGCTATTAAAATGGAGGTTTCACCGTCGTTACGAAAGGCACTTCCTTCGGGTCCTTTTACTCCGGGTCTCATTCGTTTTATAAATAGTTCACAACTTGTTGCTGTTCCAACTCAGACTAATCCTATTGAATTAGTAGATTCAGCTATGCGCGTAACTGCTCTGGGGGAAGGAGGTATTTCATCTGATCGTGCAATTCCGATGGAAGCTAGACAGGTTCATCCTACACAAATAGGGGCACTAGATCCCTTTCGTACTCCCGAGTCTTTTAGAGCAGGTATTGATGTTAGGGCTGCGATGGCCGTTAGACGCGATAAGCAGGGCAATATTTTTGTTCCAGTTTATGATGCTAAAGCTAAACGTAAACGTTACGTGCGTGCTGGAGAAATGCAAACAGAAGTTGTGGCTTTTCCTAATCAGCCATTACGTGGGCAAGTGGATGCATTAGTTGGTGGTGAGTTGCGAAAAGTTCCTGCCAAGCAAGTGCGTTATCAGATACCACACCCTTCATTAATGTATGGCCCAACTACTAACTTAGTTCCTTTTATGGAATCGCAACAGGGTAATCGTACAGTTATGGGTTCCAAAATGCAGGTACAGGCCCTACCTTTAATTTATCGGGAAGCACCGTTAATACAAGTACAGAGTCCTCGCAAAGAATCTTTTGAACAGTTAATGGCTAGTATTGTTAATCCGACTACTCCTGTTGCTGGTACTGTAGCAAAAGTAGATGATGATTTTGTTTACATTCGACCTGATGAAGAAAAAACAAGTGCTCGAGGTGGTACTTTAATTAAAGTTCCTTACGAACAAAATTTTCCTCTGGCGGCTAAGACACACTTACATCACGAAGTTACTGTTAAAGAGGGTGACCGAGTTCGTTCAGGACAACAGGTAGCCCAATCTAATTTCACGAAAGATGGAACCTTAGCCTTGGGTAAAAATCTTAGTGTCGCTTATATGCCTTATTACGGGGCTAATTCTAATGACGCCGTAGTTATTAGTGATGCTGCATCTAAGAAACTGACTTCGGAACGAATGTATAAGATGGTTGTTCCGCGGGATAATGATTTGATATTTAACCGAACCAAACACAAGGTTTATTATGGGCAAAACTACGACAAGAAATTTTATGACACGTTAGACTCCGATGGAGTGATTCGTCCAGGAACTAAGCTAGAACCCGGTGATCCGCTTTTTTTAGGATTACGTAAATCTCAACTTACTTCCGATGATTTGCTTCTCGGACGTTTACATAAATCCCTAGCACGACCTTTTAGAGAAAATTCACACACATGGGATCATGACTATCCAGGGGAAGTAGTTGATGTTGTTAAGACACCCAAACGTATTGCCTTTACTGTTCGAACGCAGGAACCGATGGGTGTAGGGGATAAGCTAGCAGGACGTTATGGAAATAAAGGTGTTGTTTCCATGGTGATTCCCGATGACCAAATGGTTCAGGACGAAGCCGGAAAACCTATAGATGTTATTATGACATCTGCCGGGGTAGTTTCTCGTGCAAATCCTGCACAAATTATCGAAACAGCAGTTGGCAAGGTTGCTGAAAAAACCGGAAAACCTATTTTAGTTGAAAGTCTTTCTGGTCGAAATAATGTACAGTGGGCTAAAGACCTTCTGAAAAAACATAATTTAAAAGACAAAGAAACTGTTTTTGATCCAGTTGCAGGAAAGAAAATTCCTAATGTTTTTGTAGGACGACAATACATTCTGAAATTGATGAAATCCACAGATACTAATTACAGTGCTAGAGGACTTGGTAATTACGATGTAAATCAACAACCAACTAAAGGAGGAGTACACAGTGCTAAGGCTCTGGGTAAGATGGAGTTCGATGCTCTTATAGGGCACAATGCTCGGAATATTCTTAGAGAAGCGGCGACTTTAAAAAGCCAAAAAAATGATGAGTGGTGGAGAGCGCTTCAGTTAGGTTATCCTACTCCTCCTCCTAAAGCTTCTTTTGCCTATGATAAATTTTTGAACATGTTAACTGGAGCAGGAGTTAGGGTTCATCGAGAGAGTAACCGCCTTTCGTTAGCCCCGCTTACTGATAAAGACGTTGTTTCTATGTCTGCGGGAGAAATCGAAGAACCTAAATTAATTAGAGCTAAAGATCTAAAGCCTGAAAGAGGGGGACTTTTCGATGTTGCCAAAACGGGAGGAATGACAGGAAAAAAATGGAGCCATGTAGACCTTGCGGAACCTATCGTTAATCCGGTATTTCGTGAACCCGTTCGGCGCTTTTTGGGAATGACCAATCCGCAGCTAGACGAAACTTTAAAAACTAAAGGGGGAGTGTTTGTTAAACGTGAATTGTCCAAAATTGATTTGGATGCAAAAGAAAAAGCAATTCTTAAAGGTCTTCAAAAGAAAACAGGAGATAATCTCCAGGGAGATGTTAAACAAATAAAGTATATACGAGCGCTTAAAGCCCAAGGGCTTACGCCCGATAAAGCCTATATCGTTTCTAAAGTTCCAGTGTTACCTCCTGTTTTTCGTCCTATTCTCCCCGGTAAAGGAGGTCAGGAAATCATCTACGGAGATATTAATCCACTTTACCGGGATCTAATTTACGTGAATAACCAATTCAAAGAAGTAAAGAAAACAAAATTATTACCTGGCGAAGAAGAAAATTTGCGCCCAACACTCAACCAAGCTGTGGGAGCTGTTTATGGGGTTAATGATCCGGTAACGGCTAAATCAAAAGCTCGAAGTCACAAAGGCTTTCTAACGTATATTTCTGGAACAAACTCTCCTAAAACAGGGTATTTTCACCAAAAGCTTATGCGGCGTACCCAAGACATGGCGGGCCGAGGAACTATCGTTCCGGATAGCACTTTAGGAATGGACGAAGTGGGTGTGCCTGAAGATATGCTCTGGACTATGTATGAAAAAACTCTCATCAGTAATTTAGTCCGGAATGGCTATTCGGCTCTGCAAGCCAACAAAATGGTGAAGGACCGGCATCCTGCTGCACAAATCCAGTTACAGAAAGAAGTTCAATCTCGTCCAGTAATTATCAATCGAGCTCCTACACTTCATAGATATAGTATGGTGGCCGCATATCCTAAGCCGGTGCCCGGTAAAACAATCCGGGTTAACCCTTTTGTAGAAGAGGGTATGAACGCAGACTACGATGGAGACACCATGATGTTGCATGTGCCAGTAGGGTCAAGTGCGATTGAAGAAGCTCGAGGTATGACTCTTTCTAACCTTTTGTACAGTGATAAATCTAAACAAGATCTCTTGGTCTTTCCTCAACACGAGGCCATAATGGGAATTGCTCACGCTTCTTCTTTGGATGAGAAGAATAAACCAGTAAAATTTAAGAACTCGGGAGATGCAATGAAAGCATATCGTGAGGGTAAAATTAGTTTAGGAACACGAGTCCAAATTGGATAATCGATTATGAAAAAGACTGCACAAGAAATAGCAAGCGATGTTGTAAACAATCTAGAGAACACGTCACCGTTAGATGCTGCAACCAAAGAACATAAACGCCAATATTTTGCTAAAATGGACCCGCACACTTATGCCGGACTGAGTTTAGGTGGCGCTTTGGGGATACTTCCACTCCTTTCTCAAAATGTCCGAAATACAGGAATATTGGCAGGAATATATCCTTTGGTTGGGGGTGGGTTAGGTGCATTGAGCGGTCGAGTTGTAGGGCGGCATTTGGTTGGTCCATATCAAAAACCTACACTAGAAGAACTACAGCAAATTATGTTGGCAAAAGAAAGAGAAAAAAATGATTAAAACAGCAGCCCAGCCAGCATATCAACGATGGCAACAAAAATGTGCGATGGACGTTGACGAAGAAAGAGAACATATTCGAAATTTATTAACCGGAGGTCTTGCTGGCGCAGTAGACCCCTTAGTTGCCGGTATTGCCGCTTCAGCTTCTAAACCTACGGGTGATCCAACTCAACAATTTTGGGGAACACTTGGAGGGTCACTTGGAGGTAAGATAGTAGGTGGCGGAATTGGACGTTTAGCTGGAAAACCAGGAACGATTCTTGGACTTCTTTTGGGAGGAGGTGGAGGCGGTTATGCCGCACAGCGGTTAATGGCACATCACCGAAAAGAAATGGAACCTGAAGAAGATTAAGGTTTGTCTTAACGTATGCCATATTCATCTCCAGCACAACGCGCTGCTATTTGGGCCAATCGCAAACGTCAAGAGGTTCAACCATCTCGACATGACATAGCTGAATATTATACCGACCCTCAAGTACGACAAGAAATACTTTCGCAACTTCGAAATCGTCCCGTAATGGCAATACAGTCTCTTCCGTCTGGTCAAAAAATAGTTCGAAGAAATCTTTCAACAGGTGACCCCATACAAATAACTAAAGCGGATTTCAGCGGGGGCGAATCCGATTTAGGCTGGTATACTGATAGGCGTTTTGCGGAATTCCACCCAGTTATAGGTACTCGAACGGATAAAGTTTGGGTAGATATTGATCCTGGGCCTAATCGAAGTACTGAAAGTTTAAAACCATTAGTACGAAAAGTTGTAGACTCCGTTAATCAAATGTCTAATGTACAGGATGTACAGCTTGCTTATTCTGGAGGACGCGGATTTCACGTCCGAGGTATACTCAAAAAACCAGAAGATACTGATTCTATGCGAGTACGTTTGACTGAGCAGCTCAAAAGAGATTTTCCCGAGGAGGATGTTGTCTTTCAAAAGCCAAAGGGAAAACAAGTGCGTTTAGATACGTCTACGCTGAAACGTATGGGATCTATCCGGGCACTTCGGTCCATTAACGTAGATACTGGACGCGTGGCGCTACCTCTTTCATTACAAGAGTTGGATTCATTTAATCCTTCTGATGCTGCTTTAAAGACAATTTTAAAATCTCGGGAGATAGCTCCAGGAATTCCTCAATCTCAACGAATTCACGCACTTCCCGATAAACCCAAGAAGCCGCAATGGACGCTAGCAATCCAAGAACACGATGCTAAACGTGCAGGTAAACACTGGGATTTGCGTTTAGTGGACCCACATACTGGATTTGCACATTCTTGGGCAGTACCAAAAGCACAGTTTCCTACCGCTAAACCATTGTTGGCTATTCAAACTCCCACACATACTTCTGACTATGCGTTGAATTTTGGAGGGAAAGGGCCACAGGAAATTGGTGAAGGTTATGGCAAAGGAACTGTAGAGATTAAATATAAAGAACCAGTAAAGGTGGTTTCTTCTAGTCCTGACAAGATAAAATTCCAGCGTATAATTAATGGGGATGCGCAAGAGTATATGCTCTTCAGAACAAAAGATAATTCATGGCTTATTAGGAATATAAAGGGACAGGAAAAGAAAGGTGCGGCTATACCCATGAACCATATTTTTAAATTTGGATATTTTGATACATTAGTCAAATTGGGGATAGCTAAGGGTAAAATGCCGGAACCTTCTATTAGTGAAATGCAACAACCTCTTGATAATACTGACATGAATACTCCTGTAGGAATGTTAGCGGACCTTATGCAGCAATTGCCGGATGATAATTTCGATTCACGTTCACGAAAACCACAACACCAGAGTGCCGAAGATAGGCTTAATAGGGACGTTTCATGGAGCAGTCCAACGGATATACCATATAGCCAAATGGATGGTCCCACTCCCTGGGTTACATTACCCGGAGGCACACCCTGATGGCGGGAACACAAACATTTGGCAAATATTTGATAAATCAAAATTTGCCTTCCAATTATTCTGTTCAAGAAGAAATGGGTAAACAAAATTTTAAAGAACAGATGAATAGACTGGCTAGAGAAAATCCTAATCAGTATGTAGAAACAATTTCGAAATTAAAAAGATTGGGAGATGAGTTAGCAACTACTGAAGGTCTCTCAATTGGCTTAGATGATATTGCACCGAATTATAAAGAGCGAGATAAGATTTTAGCGCCTCTCCAGAAAAAATTTAATTTAGCGGGTTCGGATGACCGTAAACGTGCAATTGTAGAGGAAGCTCAAGAAAAATTAGTAAATCATGCAATGCAGCACAAGGGTTCCTTAACACTTCAGGTTAAAAGTGGAGCTCGAGGTAAGCCAGTGCAATATGGAATGATTGTTAGTGGTTTAGGTTATGCTCGAGATCCTATGAATGGAAAATCGGTTCCGTGGTTGATTGGTAAGTCATTTGCAGAAGGTTTGAAACCGTCAGACTACTGGGCGCAAACCGGGCAATCTGTCATGGATGTCGTTCGAACATACACTGCAATTTCAGAACCCGGAGAGTTGTCTAAGAAACTTATAAGCTCTATGACGGACCTTGTTGTCACAGAAGATGATTGTGGAACATCGAATGGTATTTTAATGGATGCTACTTCACCAGATGCAGTGGACAGATACTTGGCTAAAGATGTAGGTCCATTTAAAAGAAATCTTCTTATTACTCCAACAATACAACCTAAATTAGCGAGAACAGCCAAACAGATATTGGTACGTTCACCAATGACTTGTGAAGCAGCTGATGGTGTTTGTCAAAAATGCCAAGGACTGGACGAAAAAGGTTCTCCCCATCCTTTAGGTGTCAATGTAGGGGTGCGTGCGGCTCAGGCCATGGCCGAACCGCTGACACAATTTGCCCTCAATGCAAAACACGGCGGAAGAACATTAAAATCCGATAAGTTTCAAGTTCATGGAATTTCAGGTTTTCGACAAATCATTGAGACTCCGCGGCAGTTTGTTAATAAAGCTACACTTGCGAATCGCACAGGTAAAGTAACAAAGATAGAGGAAGCTCCGCAAGGGGGTTACAATGTAAATATCGAAAATGATGTGCATTATATTCCTCCTAATTTGGGGCTTAAAGTCAAACGAGGACAGACCGTTGAAACAGGAGATGTTTTAAGCGAAGGAATTCCTAAGCCTGATGAAGTTGTTCGTTACCGAGGACTTGGAGCAGGACGTTTATATATGGTAGACGTTCTCAAGAATCTATATAAAGGGCAAGGCAAAGATTTAGACCAACGACATTTTGAACTCTTGGCGAAAAGTGGGATGAATCATGTACGTATTATGAATGACCCTTCTCATAGATTTATTAAGGGCGATATTGTGAATTACAATACTCTTCGTGCAGAGTTAAGTAGAGAAGCTAGAGAGAAAGATTTAAAAGAAGCTCTCGGAGATACCCTTGGAAAAGAATATTATCAATTTGCCGTAGGTACTCGAATTACTCCTCGAATAGCAAATGAGTTGAATAAACAAAATGTTAAAAAAGTTATGGTTGCTCCTAGGGCTCCTGAAGTAACTTTTGTTATGAAGCCTGCTACAACAATTCCTAAATTGAATCCTGATTGGATGGCAAGATTGTCACACCAAGGATTGAAGTCTTCAATTCTTCAAGCGGCACACACAGGTGAAATTGCCAATATTCATGGAGTTCATCCTGTTCCTGCGTATGTATATGGAGTAGAATTTGGACAAGGTACTAAGGGACGTTACTAATTATGCCCAACTTGTTTGAACAAGGTCATTTTGAAATGTTGCAAGCCTTAGGTTTAACTAAGACTGCTGCTCCTATTATTTACAAAGCTCCCTTTCTTCGAAGGGCAGGATGGTGGCTTGGTAAAAAATTGCCTCAATGGGGAAAAGCTCTTAAGGAAACAGCTATAGGAGAACCGAGAAAATTTTTAAGAGAGTTGGAACAGGGAAAAGCGTTTTCTAAAGGCAGCCTTATAAGAGAAAGTTATAAAGCTCCCGGTATTCTCAATAAAGTTTTTTGGTATGGTTTCCCCGCTTATGAAGGTTTGGAAATTTTGAGAGATCAAGACCCGAATAAGGCAGAACGCTTGGGAGGATTAATTGGTGGAACAGCATTAGGAATGGGGGCGTTTAAGCCTCTAGGAATGTTGGGATACATGGGTGCAGATTGGTTAGGTCATCGGTTAGGTTCGGGACTGGCCCGTACGGCTAAACATTTGGCAGGACCCGAAGTAAACCCACAAGGTCGTTGGGAATACCCGATACCTGAGGCACCACAATATTTCCAACCTCCAATGTATCCACCCTATGCATAAAGGTATTAAAATAGGTCTTGGGTAAATGAATAAAGCGTCTTATACTTGCGGGTGATACTTGGAAAGGTGAAGTGGAGGTAAAAATATAATGCATCCTACAATGTTGAAAGAGGCATATGCTTTTGGTGCTAAAACTGCTTTGCAGGAATTAGGATATGATATGTCTTCGGCCAACGCCTTTTCCATTAAGTTAGCAGACGAAGGTATGAATCCAGTTTTAAAAGCGATTCTTGGAACTGGTTTAGGTTTAGCGGGAGGCGCGGCGTTAGGTGGTGGATTGGGTGCGGGAGCAACTGCTTTAGCTAAACAATTAGGTAAAAAGATTCCTAATCTATCTGCGTTGTCTTTAAAGACTCCCAACAGAATTAAGATACCGAAATTGAATATGACGGGAAGACAACAACGGAATCTTGGAACCCTTGTTCGCAATGCTACATCGGGTGCTGCTCTTGGAGGTCTTCCTGCGGAAGCCGAAAGAGCAGTTTTAAATAATGCATTATGGGGTAACGTTAACATAGGTGCCCGTGCTCTTGGAGGCATGGGGGCGCTTGCTGGTGGTGTTGGAGCATTAACTGATTAGAAACTAACGTCGTTAGACGAAGGACACGGAGGAAATAATGGGACTCTTCAAAAGAGCACATATTCGCGGAATGGCTCACGAACTGACTCGACAAGGTATAGTTACTTGGCCGAGTAAAACAGCAGAAGAAGAAGCAGCAGATGGTTTAGCCGACGCCTTGGAAGAGGAAGAGGTACCTGAAGTGACAGGAGAGGAAGGCTTAGACCCTGAGACAGCACAAGCAGCTCTCGACAAATTGGTGGAAGTAGCCGAGGAAATAGCAGCAAAAACAGGTAGCTATGACCCAAGCCTTACTAAAACCGCAGCTTCGACCTCTTATGAAGATGCTGCCAGCGATGCCGCTTGGTCCCTTATGGAAAAAGCTGCAGAAGAGACTGCGGTCGATTCCGGTCCTGATATGCCCGGACAATCTGCACCTACTCCGGATTTAGGTGCTACGGCGGAAGCCGAACAGGATGCTCGAAATGTTCCTTCGGCTGATTTGGTAGGACCACAAGGTACTTCCGATGTTGATACCTCTCCGGGCGCTGTTGGAGCGGAAGAGAAACAACCCGAACAACCCGGAGCTGAAGAAAGTCCTCCAACCGGCGAAGTAGCTAAAACCAGTAGTTTAGAATCGCTTCAATCCATGCTGCGAAAATTGGCTCGTGAAGAGTTCAATAAAGTTGCAGCAGACGGCGCATCTCTTTCTGGGGGGTCTACACAAGGAAGTCCTCCTGTACCAAGACAAGATCTCAACGATAACCTCGTGATTCCCGGTGCTGTAGCTCCTTCTCAGGGACAAACGGGACAAAATGTTCCTGGAGCTGCTAATGTTGGTGTTACGATGAAACAACCAGCAGGAACTCCCGGACCAACGGCCCCGACCCCAAATAAACCTGCGCAAGATGCGATGAAACAAGCTATGGCTATTCTTTCATCCACTCCAACAGGACGTTCTTTCTTGAAAAAGCTTTCCGAAGAGGCTGAAGCGGAAGAGGAAGAGGAGATGAGCGAGGAAGAGAAGGCCGAAAAGAAAGAGAAAGAGGAAAAGAAAGAAGCCCATGTAGCGTCTGTCCTCCAGGCTCTTGCACAAGCTGTAGCTCTTTAATCTTCTTAGAAACAGTCTTTCCTCTAACATAACTCCACAGTATAATTAGAATCGACTACCCTAGCGTAAAAAAGGGAGGATATTATTATGCCCGATGGATTTGCTATGTCGCCTCAAGTTCAGTCATTCGGAAATCCGCAAGGTGGACCCGAACAAGAAGAGCAAATGTTCAAGGAACGCTTTAATCAGATGGCGTACCAAGTTCTTTTTTCTAAGTTTTCGGAACTTGCTCCGGATGTAATAACTTTTAAAATCCTCGAAGTTGATGTTGAGGAAGGAAGTGGTATAGGGGTTTTTGTTATCAATTATCAACAACGGCCTATATACATTCCGGTAATTATGGTGGATAGCCGTTTGAAGCCAATGGAGATGTTCTATTTCAAAGAATTGAATATCTTTTTGCCTTTGTCGATTCAATGGCTCGAGGAAATTTCTAAGATGACATTGGACGAACAAGGAGAGGGGGCGAAGTTACCTAAAGATGTTCCTCAAGATGTCAATATCCGAGATCTTGTTCTTCCCCCAATGACTACAACGGGGCGCATAGGTTATGCAAGTTTTGACCCGGATATTGATGCGAAACTTCTTTTTAAAGAAGCAGAAGATCATAGTCTGGAAATTCATCCCCAGTTTTTGAATGTTCTTCGTACTGCGCCCAAGGTTGTTTTGGATGGAGTTAAATTAGCTTTTCACCGAAATCCAAATCTCCTTCAAAAATTCGCATCAAACTACGGCACTCAACCACTAATTCAGGCAATGTCCGAAGGGTACGAGAATGCCAAAACTTTTGAAAAGACGGCGGCGTTAAATCCTGGCTGTGTACGCGTGTTGACTAAAGCAGCTAGTTCAGAGGAATTTTTAAAAGTATTTGGAAAAACTGCAGGTATTGCGTTCACCGAAGCTCTTAGGAATGGGTTTGTTGCTAAAGATACGCGTCCAGGAATCACAAAGGTTGCAGTAAAAATGGAAGCACCCGCATTCCTAGAAGCACCGGGTCCTGAACCGGGTTGGCATAAAGTTTGGTTTGTAGATGGCAAGCCGGGTATTTACTTTGTAATTCCGTTTCCTAAAGATCCCGATGGTTATGAAGTTAATCGCCCTGTTTGCGGGTCTGGATACGGTGGAAATCGACACCTAGACATGAGTTATTTACTAATCAGTAAAGATGGTAAAGAAGCGTGGACCACTGACCAAGTAGTTGGACAACGTATCTACGATTTTGAAAATGACGATGCAGGCGTGGGTATTAAAGGATCGAAAATTTTCAATCTTCTTAATACCAATGCTAAAGGGGATAATCCTACTGCGCGGAGTTATGGATATTTCATCAATGTTTCAGGCCGTGGGATTGAAGCAACTAAACCTTTCCGTATTGAAACCATTACCCAAGATGGGGAAATAACAAGGATAGTGGGAGAATACGGTGATCCTAAGGTCGTCATTGATGGCGATCCTTCTCGGAAACGGATTAACGTATCAATGGGTGGCGGCATGATGTTCATGCCCAATACTGCTAAGTACGTTGAGATTATGAAAGTTCCCGCGCCTTCAGCAGACGGCAATGACCATCAAGCATGGCAAAAAGTTAGAGATTATCAACGAGAACGTAAGAGTTCGGTTGTGAAAGACCCCAAATTATTATTCCGTTGGATGAATCACATTTTACAAAAAGCCAAAGGGCTCCCTGTAAATGTTAAAAGTGCAGGTCTGAACCAGTGGTGGATAGCCGGAAATGACCGCGCTTTATACGTTGGAGAAGCTCTTGAAAAGGTAGCGAATCTTTACAATATTTCTACTGAAGATGCTGCTGGAGTTCTTATTGACGCGCAGCGACACGGAATTTCTTCGGCACATATTTTGGATACGCAATCGGGAAGTTTGTTAAAGCAAGCTTTTGAAAAAATTGCTCAACCCATGCCGGAAGAAGGTCCGATGCAATATCAATCTCAACCCGGACAGCAAGAAGGCCTACCTCCTATGGGACAAGCCCCAATGCAACCAATGCAACAAGGTGAAATGCCTATGGGACAGGGAGCTCCTCCGTTTGATCCAATGCAGGGAGCTCCACCTCCTCAGTCTCCGATGAGTGCTACAGACTTAGCTATTGGAGAAGCTATACAGGGGCTGCAGCAACAGAATCAAACTATGCAGCAAGAAAACCAAGCACAGATGGCGCAGCTCCAACAGAAAATGGATATGGAGATGCAGCAGAACGAGCAACTTGTTGGAGTACTGCAAGGGATTCAGCAGAGATCTAATGAGCTTGAAGCAGCTACTAACGGTCAAATCCCGATGGGAGCAGAACAGTCACCGGGTATCGCGGCACAGATGATTGCACCTACTCCGCCTCCTCCTCCTGAGCCGCCACCAACTCCTATGATGGACCAGGAGGGGTTGTCTCCGGAATTAATAGCAGACCAAATAAATCCTGCAATGGTTGATCAGGCAGCAAGTTTTCAAGACCAGGGAATGTTTGATACTGCGGCTATAGCAATGCTCGCCGCTGCGCCTGTGCTTCAGGATATCGTTGCTTCTTACGTTCCTAATATGGAAAAAGCTGTCGATAATTTAGGACGTGTTTTATTAACTCTTTGGATGAAAGAAAATGAAACTAGAGAGGCATTAGGAGATGAAGAATTCATAAGTTTAGAAGATAAACTTCGAACAGTCTTTAAGAATATGGGTGATGTGGTTTTATCTCTGAGTCATAATGCAATGGCAGTTCAAAGCGATGCAGATAAAGCTCAGATGATGATGCAGAACAGTCGTGGATGAGAAATGATGACCCAGCTAGGCTATGGAATGAAGTCCGTGAAGCCTTAGAACAAGAGAAAGCTCCCAAGGAGCCCTTTTTAAAAGCTGTTTACGATGTAATGACGGGTAAAATTAAAAATGAAGATATTGAAGAAGCTTTGGAGCTCATTAAAGTTGCGGAATACCGAGAACCAATAATGGCATATTTTTTGAGTGGGGCTACTATTAAAGAGATGGCTCAAAATCTTCATATGAGTGAAAAAGTATTACGTCACTTTGAAAAACTCATGATGGATCGAAGTGCATTTAAGCATAAGTTACACTGGCGGCGTTACGCTAAACAATATGCTGAAGCATGTGAAACAAAAGAGGGAAAAGCATTAGTCGAATCTGGAATGTTAATGGGACCTGTAGCTATATCTTTTCATTTACAACATGGAAATGAGACACTTACAACAAGTGATAAAGAATTAGCGGAAAAATTAGCACAGACTTCTTTCTTTAAAGGATTAGTTGCTAGAGGTACAAATATAACTTCCTTGGAAGCTCGAGAAGCACTTCGTTGGGCACAGTTGCACATGAAACAAGTAGCTGCTAAAGCTAATATTGACGACAGTGACGAATTAGAACAAGATGCGATGGCTGCAATCGAGCGTTTTGTTTCTACTAAAACACCAGAAGAACTGGGTGTAAAACCTGGAGAAATTTTGCATTAAAGGGGTAGAGTATGTGGACAAAATTACAATTTGAGAAGGCCGCAGAAAAAATTGGAGAACAATTTGTTGTTTCTTCCGGTGCTGAAAGTATCGATGACATGGCCGCTAAAGTTGCTGCAACTGAAGGGCTCAACCCTGATGGAATAAGAACAATGGTTCGTTTAGCTAACGTAAATGCTTTTGAGAAGTTATTTGCGAAAAGAGCTAAAGATGGGGCGGAAGACCGAATGATTGAATTTGATTTGGGAGATCCCGAAAAAGTTATCAATCGGCTTTATAAAGATGCCCAAGAAAAAGAAGAAAAACAACAACAAGAAAAGACTGCATCATATAATCATCAATTGGATTTCTTTGGAGATATTCCTAAAGAAACCATTCCTTTGGAAAAAATAGCGAGTGCCGTTCCTGGAGTAGAAATTCAACCGAAAAAAGAACGAACCCTTCAGCCACATGAAGTTAAGTATGCTTTTTTACGTGCAGAGGATCGAATACGGGAACAATCACAACAAGCGACTTTTCGATGGGTAGACCAATTGGAAAAAGCAGCGCGATGCATTGTTGCTAAGGATAGTAATCCTGCTTATCGTACTCATTTTGAGAAAACAGCAGTTGCTCTTTTAGGAGAAAAGATAATTCCTGAATTAATGGCAATACAATTTTTGACAAATCCTACTGGAATGCAACCTAATGTTTTTAACGGGGAAAAAGTAGCTTCTGTTCTTGAACACCACGTAGCTAACCCTTCTCATGATGAGAAACCTATAATAGATATGATGAAGAAAGCTCAAGAAGCACGGGTCGAAGTTGAACGATGTGATGCTGGGATTAAATGGATTGCAGATAATATGCCAGGAGGGCATTAATGCCTGCTAAACCTCCACTGATTGTTAGATTAGCAGATCTCTTAGGAGAACGCTTGCCTGCTTTTCTTGCGAAACATCCTTCTTTAACCGCGGCGGGTGCGGGAATGGGATTAGGAGCATTAAGTATGCGTGGACCAGTACACCAAATGGAAGGACAATTAACGATGGAAAGGATGGGGCATCCTCAAGCGAAATACTCATCAGCTACATTGGCTGATTTCTCTAAGAAAAAAACGATTCTTGCTACCAAATTGGCGTTTACTAAATATGCCGATTTTGGAGAGGATATTTCAGGTGGATTTAGTGGTGGAGTAGGAAAAGGAATTGCAGCAGAGGGAATTGGCGCTATACGAAGACTCATAGGTATGACTGCTCAAGCTATAAAGGAAAAAACAATAAATGAACCGCAACGACAAACTATTGTTCAGAATATTATTGAGCAAGACCCTATTGTAAGTGGTTACGAACAACAACAACCGGGCATGTCTGCACAGGCCTTTCAAACAATGCGGCGTTTTGCCCCAGAATTAAGTACTGACCCCAATATTGTTCAAGCATTTTTGCGAAATGCTGCGATGACGGGGGGTGTTATGGATTATGCTACTATAAAAGGTCTCGCTGATGCAGAAGCGGCAGTACATAAGGCACAGAACGAAGGCCAATGGTTGAAGGGAGGGTTCTAAAATGGATAAAGAAGAACTCAAAATTATAAACGAATATCTTCCCGCTTCCGTCAAAGAAGCTGTTGCTAATCACCAAACAGATAAGATAGTGATGGCAATGACGGGACTCCCTGATTTATCAATAGATAAAATAGCGGGATATTTTGGCGGACGCATGGCTGCACGGAGATTAAAGTGGCGTCCTGTGTTCGAGGGACTAAATGCTCTGAAAAACCTGTAGGAGAATATTATGTTGAGTTTCGCGACAGAGGTTTCTCAGCTTGTCCATTCTTTGGGGGAAATGGATAATCTAGCTGTGAAAATAGCCGCAGCAGAATCTGCACAAGCACAACACACTGTAGCAAAGGGTTCGGTAGCTCTTTACGATGTAATTGTCAAAAAAGCGCAGGATTTGTCTAAAAAAGAGTTACCGGGGCATTTTAAGGTTGCATGGTGTATAAACCAGATGGCGGCGGCGTTAGGAAAGCCTCCGCTTACGGCAGATACAAACCTTAAAATTGCATCCGTTGTGGCAGTAGACGAAACACTTACCTCAATGCTGTCTGCTTATCCTAATGACCTTAAGTATGCAGAAGCTCGAGCATATGGTAGAGAATACCTAATGGAAATTTTACGGGGAGTCATTTAGGTTGCTCAAGATAACCCATTTAGAACCATATTTTCCTACTGGTGAAGCCACCATACAGCCCGTAGTTTTATGGGCTAATGGCAAACCGTGTTACGAAGGAATCTCTAAACACGCAAGTGTTGGTTCTGATTACTTTAAAAACATTGTGCCTGTGCCGGGGCATTCAATTGTTTATGTACTAGCGATGGGCGCATGGGAATCTTATGGCGAAAATAGAAATGGAGACAGTTTTCCTGAGTTCCCGTATAAGGAAAATGAAGACCCTCCGTGGATAGCACCTAGTGATGTTCTAACGCAACATTACAAGTCATTTGAAACGCATGCACACAACTATCGGCACCATGTAAATAAAGACCCTAAAAAAGCTGTTGGTAAGGTAATGAAAGCGTTCTGGAATCCCTTGATGCATAGGGTTGAACTCCTTATTGACCTGGATGATGAAAAGGCCCCAGACCTTGCTAAACGAATTGCTGCAGGAGAATTTCCCCCTGTGAGCATGGGAACCCGCGTCAAATACGATGTATGTTCTATTTGTGGAAATAGAGCACCTACACGAGCACAGTATTGCAAGCACTTAAAATTCCAAATGCGGGATGTCATTAATGGGATGAAAGTGTCTGCTCTTAATCCAAGCCCTAAATTTTTTGATATCTCATGGGTTTATCGCCCCGCAGACCAGACTGCATTCATGATGAAGAAAGTAGCAGAAGAGGCATATGATATGATCTCAGGAAGTGCTGCCGGGGAATATATTGAAGATATGGAACAACAGAAGTTAGCAGCTAAAAAATTAGCTGTTATTGATAAGATTGTTCAAGGTGTTCCTGTAGATGCTAAAACAGAAGGCATCGACCCCGGTGAATTATCGAATCTTTACAAAATGCGTAATTTAGTTCTGGAAGCAGGACGAAATACGCCAGATTTACCGGATGATTTACTTCGAAACTTATCCCGTTTTTCATTACCTAAAATTTTTTCCTCTACTTTAGCATCTGGAGGGATGCTACTTAGTACCCCCGAAGTTACTAAAATAATAATCTACAAATCCCGTCCCCAAATGGCTATTCCAAGGGACATCTTGGACAAATCTGTTGCCCTTCAAGGGAGTGTTCTTGATTTGTTCCATGATGTCCCGAATCTTTTAGACCTATTGAAAAAAACTGGTTCATTAGATTTGGGTCCAGAGCATGTGGACGAACAAATAATGAATGCAGTATCCCCTTTTATGGAAAAACGTTCGGGTATTGCTCAATATTTGAAACGGAGATTTGTTCCCCAAAATTGGAGAGAAGAAACTCCTTATACTACTCCATTAACATTAACAGACCCGTCGTCAGGAAATATTTATGGAACCACTCGCGGTGCAGCAATTCAGGCACACGACGAAATAGCTAAACGAAATCTTTATAAGGTTTTGGGAGGAACCGCATTATTAGGGGGAGCGTATAAATTAATTGGTAGTGGTTTAGACTATAAAGGATTTGGTAAGTATAAACCCCTTGCTGCTTTAGCTTTAGGCGCATTAGGAATTTCTCAATGGCCTGGAATGGGGCAGCACTATATGACAGATCAGGGGATACCTATACCAACAATTACAGAATTGTCCAAAGTATCTCAAGTACATCCATCTTCTTTATCAACTTTAGCTCTTCCTATTTTTGGGACCTTAGGTTTAATGGCGGCTTTAGCGCATGATTATCAGTCACGTTTAAAATCAGGAATTCCTATTGGATATGAAGGACAACCGTTATCACGCCGTGTTCTTGACCAAATTGAACAATTTTCACAAGAGCATCCCCTGATTACAGGGGCAGCGGGGATTGTTGCAGGTCGTAGGATTGGAAAAACCGCCCCGGTACAATTTCTTACACGAAAAGGACAACAAATTTTTTCTCCTATCAAAGAAACAGTTACTGGGGCAGGTAGAGCGGCTAGTGATACTCTTCGTGATTTAACCCAGGGCGTTAAAATCTCTTCCTATTTGGAAAATGAGTTGCGATCTGAGAAAAGTACAGTACTTCTCCCAGAACTAAATTTGGATAAATTGGCTGAATGGCTGGGATGGTTAATTGTAGAAGGTTGAATTCTACTTGTGAAAGATAAATCTGCAACCTATGATTGGTTGCGTAACACAAATGTGAGGCAAGACCATGGATTTGAAAGAAGTTTTGAAGCAAATGGAAGAAGGACAGGAAAAAGTGGCTGCAGCACAGCGAGGAACCCCCGCTGTTGTTCCGCAAGAAGCCAATGCTTTGGCTGCTGCTCTAGAAAAAGCAGCTGCGGCAATAACTCCAGAGGAAAAGGGTGCAACGGATGCTGTGAACGCGCTTCAAGTAGTAGCTGAAAAACTCGCTGCTCAAGAGCGAGAGGCGGATTTAGCCCATGCAAATCTTTGTGGCCAAGCGTTCGCGGATGGAGCAATCAATAAGTTTGCTGCTTGGGACGCTGTGACTAAGATGGCTATGGCTCAGCAGACTTTTGCAACTCCAATTCCAGGACAGGTTGCTCAATATCAATCGCAGTCCAAATTAGCTACTGATCAAACTGTGCCCATGGAAAAATGGGCATCAAGTGATCCTGTCCTTATGGAAAAAGTTGCAGTACAACGATACCTCGGAAGTTTAACCCAGGCTGATTTACAGCGGGCAACTCCACAGGAACTTCAAAAACTGGCGGAAATCCAAAAGGCTGCTCAGTTTACTCGTGAAGACCTCATGAAGATAGCTGCCGAAGAAGGGGATCAGGAAACGCTCTACAAGTTGGCAGCCGAGCAGGGGTATGCTGATACAATGGAAAAAGCAGCTGCTGATTACGAGGCGGGAGCACAGCAGGCGCTTCAGGAAGTCCACTCGTTGGCTACTGGAGAGTTCCTTAAGGGAGCGGCGGAAGCTGAGATATTGATTAATCATTATCGTCAGCAAGCAGGGCAATAGCATGTACTCAACAGGAGCTAAAACCGCGTATGCAAAATTGCTTAAAGTAGCAATGCAAAAATTAGCTTCAACATATGGTGTTGTACTGCAATCGGATACGGGCAAGATGCCTCGACAAGGAGCGAAGAATGCGTCGTCTCCCAAACGTTAATGAAGTTGTTGCTCAGGTTCTAAAACAGGCGGATGATATTCGCCAACAGGAAACTGAAAAAACAGCGGAAAGTTTACTTCCTTCCTTTACTATTCCGGTAGCTGAAGGAATGTATAAATTGGCGACGGTATTACGTTCAATCGATCCAGAGAAAGTGACTTTGGAAGACGTTAATTCTTTCGCTAACCGTCTAATGGAGCAAGCATGAGTAATAATACCTCACCTAATGTCGTGCTCGCCCAAGGTTTACGGGTAATTGCCACTTCTTTACGGAAAGAAGCTGCAGTTATTCGACGAAAAAAAGCCGTGAAGTGTGCTCAAGTTCTCACGGCTGCGAAAGGGCTTAATCAGCTCACTCGTATCCTGAGAGGAGAACAATAATGAGCGCAGCGGAAAAACTTATGGAACTCGTAGCGGATGTATTAGAGAAGAATGCTGAATACTACGAAAGTTTAGAATCCGAGCGCGTGAATAAAGAGAAAGAAGCGCAACACACAAAAGCTTCGTCTCTAGCTGCTCGTATTTCTGAAACCGTTGGTGAACCCCTCGATGAAGAATTGATTGCCAAACTTTCCACTATAGACCCCGACATTCATGGTCTGTTGGAGCGTACAGTAGGAAGTATGGAAACCGTGGATTCTCTGGGTGGGGTTGAAGACAACGAAAAGGTCGCCGGACTCGATGGGTTGCCCCCTGAAGATGTCCGTTTTCTTTCATTCATAAACAACAGTTAGGAGGATGCAATGACACTTCTGAATTCGCAGTTCGACGTCATTAGCCATGACCCGCATCCTAATGCGCGTGCAGGGCTTTTGGTCGTACTGCCGGTGCATGGGGCTCCGTCACCCTACAGTTCACTGCCTGCGAGTGGAACTCCTGTAGCGGGTGACATTGACCCCGGAATGTGCATCGCGATGAACAATGTCGGAGAAGCGATTCCTGCAGATCAGGATTTGATTACTCCCCCGGCTATTCTGTTCATCACGGTGGACGGTGACAAGGATTACGATGGCGCTTTTGTGCACAAAATTACGTGCATACAGGGCGGCGGGGAATTTCGCCTCGATACCAACAATTTCGCGGTGGATACCTACGCTCCTGGAGACGTTCTGACTGCACAAGGAACAAGCGATCCAGGGACTCCTGGTAAGTGGCGTAAAGCTGCTGCTGGCGAGGCCATGTACGCCATCGTGGGCCCTGGTGGCGCGGACGGAACCAAAGGAACACTGGATATTCTCATCCCTCAGGGATGGGCACCAGTGCATCCATAGGAAAGGAGGACGAGAATGTACGCAATGCAAACACCAGAAACCTCGGCTTCCTTTGTTAACTCCAACTTTGTAAGAAAGTTGGATGAAGGCCGCGTCAAAGAGGCCGCAGAGGAGAGCTCAGCTTTTATCCGTGAAAAACTTCGTCAAGAAGCGGCTGTTAGGGAACTTATTGTTCCCGAGGGCATTACGGAGGAAGAGATTGACCGAGATGAGCACACCGATCAACCGAAGAAAATCATCGACAAGGAGCCGGACTCCGTAGCGACCTTCGTCCAGTTTCAAGGTACCGGTCGTAGAACTTGGTTCCGCGGCAAAAGGTATGCGATTTACTTCGGTAAGGTTGAATCAGAGCGATTCACCAAGTCGAAATTCGAGTTGATGACTTACACCTCGGATATTCGCAAGATTCTTTCGGACAACTCCGTGAAGGATATGGCGGATCAAGAGGACCAAAAGTTCATCGACCTTGTTGCTGCCATCATCGCGCTCAATCCCGCACAGCAATCGGGTGGTCCGTTCCAGAGTGGAACATTCAAACAGGCTATGCAAGCGATGCTCAATCGTAAGATCCCAGTTGGGAAGATGCTGATGACCAAATCGCAGTATCTCAATGCTTTAGATTTACCGGCCACCACGGTTGGCGATGATATTGCTAAGAGACACTTCGATGAGGGTATCGAAGCTTCTCAAAAGCTCTGGGGTATCCCAGTGGTGACTACGATAAAGAGTGACATTTACGACCCAACAAAGGCGTGGGTGTTCGCTCCTCAAGCGCCGAATAACTTCCTCGGTAACTTCTATCTGCTCCAGGATGCTACTCTGTACATCCGTCAAGAAGCAGATATTATCGAGTTTTGGAGCTACGAAGCGCTTGGTCTGGGTATCGGTAATAGACTGTCGATCCAGCAGATTCAGTTCGTCTAGAGCTCTCTGCGAGGAGGTTGAGCTATGAAGATGGTAGAGCTTAAAAATGTAGGGAACTCCAGAATTTCTATTCGCCAGGTTCGAGGCCTTGCTCTCGATCCGGGTGAATCAAAGAAGGTACCTCCGGCAACAGCTGCGCATCCGGCTGTAAAACGTTACATCGGGCGCGGATTAGAGCTAGTAGGTGCCCCGAAGGCGGAGCCCAAAGCCCCCGCACCGCCCGCTTCTAAACCTTCGCCGGTACCTCCTAAGGTTACTGAGCCCAAGCCAGAACCTAAGGTAGAACCGGAGACTGGGGAATCAGAAGCCCCGGACGATGAAGGAGAGAATGCGACGGTCGGAGACCTTCGAGAGAGTTTTCTCTCTGCACCCGGTATCACAGAAGCAAATGTAGATGAGATTCTGGATATCTATCCAAGCATGGAAGCATTAGCGGATGCGTCTAAGGAAGACCTTTGCGACCTTGGTGTTTCGAAGTCCTACGCTAATCGCCTCATAAGCTGGGCCAACGACAAGCTCAACGACTAATTCGATACTCTTCCCTTTCCCTTACAGCCTAAATCTACTAAAATTACCACGATATCTCTATGTGTTGGAGGTAAGACTAAATGTCTACTGTTATGGTCAATCACAACTATCCGAACGACGACGAAATGACTGTTGTTGATGAGCAAGATATACCTATCGAGGGTGTTGAAATTCGTATTTTTGAATTAACCGCTTTTCAAGCTGGAGTAGTGGATAGTTGGGTAGGGTCAACTCTAACTGACATAGACGGACACTGGATAGACCCCATTGGTCTTGAATCAGGAAATACCTGGGTGGTACACTTTGAAAAACCCACAGTCTACGGTCCAGAGCACGTAGAAATAACGACGTAGGAGGATACTATGTACATGGTTGGTAAAACACCCGCAGGGTTACGACAGAAGAGCGCATCAGCTTTTGGTGGATTCATCCCTAAAAATGCTGCTGGTGTTATTTTTGAACCTTTTGTTTCTAATGGAATGCTAACCTACGTCAATCCGAATAACCAGGTCGAAACCGCACTAGCACAAGGTGGCTTATTCTATTTTGGTTCCGAACAAACGGTTAAAGTACATGAGATTAGGGCATTAGCTGCTTTAGGAAATATTTCAGCAGTAGTAGGAGATCTTCAGGATATCAAATCCGCTAAATTTACTGTGGGAGGGGCTACACCTGCGATAGACCTCACCGCTTTAGCAGTAATTCCTAAAGACAAAGTTATAGTTACTTCTCCCGCGGGTGTTGAAACATACACTGTAAAAACGGTTATTTCCGCTACTGAACTCGAACTGGAAGAAATAGTAACAGATCGTGCCTTAGCGGTAGGAGATGTTTTTACAATTACGAGCGCAGACGGCGTTACCACGCGCTATACTCACACCTTAGCTGGAGTAGATACTTTAGATGTTGATACCTCTACAATTCATGATGTTCCAGTTGGTACACCTGCTGCGAGCCGTATTGTATTTTTTCCTCCAGTGATACTTCTTCCTACTCAAGTTCTTAAAGTGAGTACGGCAGCAGCAAATGCGGCAGGGTGGTTAGATATTTACGTTGTAAAGGGTGATTGGATTTAATGCCAGTTCAACTTACAAAGGATGCGCTTCCGCTGGACGTAGAAGAAATCAGAATGTTTCTTCGGGATCAGCCCGACTATAACATCCTGATGGATGACATTGAATTTTCGAATAACGATATTCAAAGAGCTATGCGTCTCACTGTAGCAAAGTGGAATGCAATAACACCTATCTCTAATTTGACGAGCCCCGCACAACTCAACGAATATATTCTCCTGTGTGGAGTTTGTTGTATTCTCCTTAGGTCGGAAGGATTGCGTCAAGTTCGAAATCAGTTAACCGTGCAAGATGGTAATATTGCTCCAGTAGGTTTGGACGAGAAAGAAGCTATTTATCTTAAATGGGCTCTTCATTTTTGTGAAGAATTTGAACGAATGTCTCAAGCCATGAAAGTACAAGAAAATATGGAATCATTGCTTGACGACCGATGTGGAGGAGCAAGTGGATTTGGGTCTGGATATAGGTGGATTGGAAGGTATTCGTCATGAGGTTTTCCGCTAATGATTTACACCGGTTCGGAATGCAGAAATTAGCTCAATTAGAGGGTGTGGCTCTCCCATATTCTACCGACTCCTTTTCTGCGGAATCGTCTTATCCTACACAGTCTCCAGTAACGGTAATAATCGCTTCGCCTCCCGCTCCCCCTGAAAAAACAGAAAGTCCTAAACCCCAAAAAACGATGCTTCCATTTGCTCCTACAGCCGGGATTACAAGAGCACCTACACCTTTAGAAGCTCACGAAATGGATTCCTATTCTAAAGCTGGACTTTTAGGGTTACTTGGAGGTTCCGCTGCAGGTTTGCTAGCAGGTATGGTTCTTCCTGGCAAACAAATGATACGGCATGGTCTTTTAGGTGCGGGAGCTGGCTTATTAGGAGGAATTGGACGGCACTATGAACAAAGCTCGGAACCCCCAGGACTTTCTCCTGTATATACAATTCCTGGAGGCATTAGGACTGGAGGAGCTTTGGGTGCAATTGGTGGTGGATTGGGAGCTCATTTTCTACCTATGGGAATGAAATTAGTACCAGGGATACTGAGCGGAGCGGCCTCTGGAGCTATAGGTGGTGCGCTCGCTAGTCAGATGATTTAATGCCAGTGCCAACTTCAGAGACTGTTTGGAAACAAAAAACTCCTCCAAAAAAGGGAATCTTTAGAGTTGTAATTAATCGCATTACCGGGTTGTGGCCAAGAAAGGTTTTGATTCAGTGGATTATTAGAGAACCGACGCAAGCCACTGATTATTTTTTTAATGTTTATCGCTCAGGAAGTGCCGAAGGGCCTTGGGAAGAATTAGCCACAGATTTAGATAACTACTATTTTTTGGATGATAACTTTCCTGCTCCAAACGATAGAAGCGAACCGGGTCTTTTTTCTATGCGACGAACTCTTTATTACCGAGTTGTGGCAACTCATCCAATAGATGGCACTGTAGACGTGGTTCAAAAATTAGAAGCAAGTCTTGATCGAAGACGTGCCGGTATTGTTCGTAAATTGCGTAGGGATGCTGCCGTAGCTTTAAAAAAAGGATCGGGAACACAAGTCGCGATTCTCAAAAGAAAGTGGTGGGGTGAACCTTGTGAAATCTGTAGAGCCGCAACAGGACAAACAACAAGAGGGCATTGTAAAGAGTGTAACGGAACCGGTATTATCCATGGGTACTGGGGCCCGGTCTACGGTTATGCTACTCGGTCTGCTACACCTACTAATGTCGGAACAGAAAACCAAGGAAACGTTGAAGTACACCAAGTACAGATAAAAATGTTGGATATTCCAGAAGTGGAACGCTATGATATTCTTGTATTTTTACGGGACAACAAACGATACATTGTAAATCAAGTTCTACCCACGGAAATTCATACAGTAAATGTTCATCAAGAATTAAATGTTTCAGAGTTATCACGTTCTTCTCGTGAATATTCACTTGAAGTAGACCCTTGGCACGACCCAAAATGGTTTTAAATGCCACTACGAACTAATAAAAACTGGAGAAATGAAGCACTTCCTAGGTTAGAAAACGAGGGGGTAGATGTTTTTCCAGGAAGTCCACTTGCTGTAATTGGCCTTTGGGTTTTCGCTTTACGGGAACGATTTAAGTACAACGAAGCTTATCCACTTCCTTGGATGTGGGATCGCCCATTACGCCCCGCTGACGAAGAAGATGGAAGCCCAGGACCTGAAGGGTCGCCTAGACGAGTACATATTGAATCAGCATACAATGTTGAAAAATCAGTGCGCAATTATCGTCCTTATATTGTGGTTGGTAGGGGTGGAGGAAATACTACAGCAGACAAGGTAAGTATTAATAATTTTGTAGGACTTAATCCTAAAAATCAATTCAAGGCATATCACTGTTATGCTACAATGCCTATAGTGCTTGAATGTGGAGCGGAAGCTTCAGGAGAATCTAGTACTATTGGGGAGTTGGTTTGGGCATTTATTCTTAGTACTCGTGAAATTTTTAGAAAGGATTTTGGTTTCCATGAAATTACCGAACCCGTAATGTCGGACACAAAACCTAAAGAAGACGACAAGGAAATTTGGATAACTAATGTCATGTATCAAATCCAGTACGATATGCGATGGGGTACTGAACCAATTGCGCCGGTTTTAAGAGAGATAGGATTGAGGATACAAGCCCAAAAAGATTACAATAATATGTTTCTCGAACTTGCCCTTCGGGGTGAAGCGGAAAATAGTTAATGTTTTTCCTACGTGTTTCACTAACGAGATACTATAATTGACCCAGCAGAATATGAAACGTACCAAGGAGACGACAGATGGCAGCACAACGACCAAATGTCATAGTTTATCAGGAGTATGAGACCCTTACAGTTTCCCCCGACATTCCGGATTTACATGTCCTGATTGTTGGTCCATGTAATCAAATTCTCGACTACCTGGATGACAAAGACGACTGTTATGCGGATGAGTATGGCGAATTAGATGCCAACTCTCCGCTGGTTTCCCCATCCGCGGTAATACTTTCGGACCCTCCCAATGTTATGCCCGGTGGAGAATTAATAGCGAGTTCTGTCGATATTTATTTTGACGAAGCTCGTGCGGTGTTGCTTGAATCTACCGCAGGACTTGGAACTCCTGATAAAGGTCAATATTCTCTAGGAGATAATCTCTTTATCGCGCATACAACTGCGGGTGGAGCGCATTTTGGTTCCGAAGGTGTGGCTCCCGGAGATATCCTCATAGTGAATCCAGCCGCAGGCACGGCAGACTATATTATGACCGTCAACAGTGTCATTTATGCATTAAATGATTTTGGCGGAACTCTCGACTTTCAGACCAATGGTGTGCAAGCGGGAGATATAGTTATTCTGACCAATGATAATCCTCCGGGAGGAGGACCTCGAAACGGTACCTACGAAGTAGTGCGAGTACGAGATGATGAAACTCTCGAATTTACCGGATTAAATTGGGTAGGACATGCTGAAGATTCATTCGGCGGAGCAAACACAGTAACGATCACTATTACTGATCCTAATGGTGCAGTTCGTTCGGGATATCCTGCCACGGTAGAACTTGCCGATTACTCTGATCTCCGGATGACCTCTGATTTCAGTGCTAACAGCATTGCTAATAGAGACTGGAGAGTAGAGCGGGATGCTTCGGATCTTGAATTGGATTCAGGCGATTTTTCTGTCTCTGGAAACGAGATTACGATTAACGGTGGGATTACTGTAGACTTGAGTTCCGTTCTTACTGGCAAAAAGATTTCTTACGCCAAAATCTACGTCCAATATATGGCAAAGCGGTCGGATCTCCAGATAGTAAACACTTTTAGTAATTATTCAGAGATGGTTTCGTCTCTGGGTAAATACGATTCGCGAAATCCACTATTCACAGGTTGTGTTGTTGCTAAAGCCAATACAACGACTGCAATTAAAGCCTATGCGGTTACTGACGACACCTTAACTGCATATCTGGATTTTATCGACCGTATCAGTACGGTGCGGGATGTCTATGCGATTGTTCCCCTTACATATGACACTTCTATTTTGGCTGCGCTAAACAGCATGGCTGAACAATTAGCCGATCCTAATGAAGTTTTGACTCGAGGAATAAAACAAAAGTTCAGGGTCATTTTAGGGGCGGTGGATCTCATTACTCAAAAGTACATGGTGAATGAGTCCAATGGCGGATATACCTCTCAAAAGAGTGCAACTGCGCCTTCTGGCGTTAAAACTCTGACGTTTTCTCAAGTAGGAGGCACTAATCCCAACTTTAGTACTGCAGGAATTGTTCCTGGAGATATCGTTGAAGTTTTTGACAGTGGAGGGGCTACTACAACCTATTACACTGTCGCTCATTTAAACGATTTGTTAGTCCTCGAAACGGATGAGGTTTTAACAACGGTCACGCTGAATACTGCAACGGACCATTTTAAAATTTGGCCCGCCGCAGAACAGGGAACATGGACTCCAGGTCAAGAAAAGGTTGATATGGAAGTAGGCGTTGGTGGAGTAACCAGCTTTACAGTCACAGGTTCCGCTCTGGATAATCTCTATCTGATTTTTGAAGCTGCAGGAGCAAACTTCATTGTCAATGGGGTTATTCCTGGAGATATAATTGAAATTCCGGAAGATCCTACGGTGGATAGTTGGAGCACAGGAGTTCAGTCCTGGGTTATCACAGATGTCATTAGTAATGAACGCGTGGCAATTGTAAACAATGGAACCAATACTTCCACGCTGGCCAATGAGCTTCCTCACTTATACAAACGTGAAGATGGCGCTGCTCTGACGGGTGGATTGATTTGGTTCCGAGTACTCCGCAATTTGACTAAAGCTCAGCAAGTCGATGAAGTTGTGGCTGTTGCTGAAAGTTTTGCCAGTAAGCGTCTCATCTTGGCTTTCCCGGATGAAGTAGATGTAGCGGGACTTGTAGACGGAAGCAAAGAACGTACAGATTCTACAATTCCTGAATTGGCTGATGCACAACCGGGTTATTACTTAGCTTGCGCTATAGGTGGGTTGACTGCGGGACAACCTCCGCAACAAGGCTTTACCAACATGGGTATCGCAGGAATCTCTCGGATTTACAATTCGAGCGATTATTTCAGTGAAGAGCAACTTACTGATTTGTCAAATGGAGGAATCTATACGTTCATCCAAGACAACCCTAGTGCACTGCCCTACTCCATTCACGAAGTCACAACCGATGTGTCTGCATTAGAATTCAGTGAATATATGGTCGTGAAAGATTTCGACTTTGTAGCTTGGACCTTCCTTGATACCCTGTTGCCTTTCATTGGTCCATATAATGTTAACCGTGAAACAATTGAGTTCATCCGGCAAGCACTGTTCACAACGGGAGATACATTGAAGAGTCGCTATGTTGCGAAGATTGGAGCTCCATTAGATTCCTACACTTTAGATGGTGTAGAAACATCTTCGTTGAGCCCAGATCGCATCGAGGCCTACATTGATGTAAACCTCCCCATGACTCTAAATACGATTGGATTACACCTGGTGGCGTAAATGCAGACAGTCTCTTCAGAAGATATTATCAAACTCGGATATTGTATTGGACAAACCAATGCTATGTCTGAGCTTGGCTATCCTGAAGAGATAATTAAAGAAGCACAAGGACCTATAGCTTGGATTGCTTCTAAGCTTCCCGCTGCCGGTAGGTGGTTGGCAAGGGGAGGGGTAACTTTAGCTCGAGCAGGGGCCGAACGGGCTGCAGCCGGTGGCGCAGGCTATACTGCGAAAGGCCTAGGAAGTCTCCAAGGATTTTTTGGACGGGGTGCTGCAGGCGTTGGAAGAAATCTTTCATCTGCTGGTTATGCTTTTGGAAGGAATCCTTGGGGTACAGTAGGTCGTGGACTTTTAAATTATGGCAAAGGTGCGATTTTTATGGGAGGGCGGGGAATCGGTGGTAAACTAGGTAAAGCTACTTTTGCCGGACAAATGGGAAAAATGATGTTCGGCCCCGGAGAAGCTGCGGCAGGAAGAATGGTTGGAGGCCCTGCAATGGGAGGTTACGGAGGTATGGGAGGCGGTTACATGGGTATGGGAGGTTATGCCGGAGCTGGAAATTATATGGGAACACCCGGTACTAATTTGTGGACAAATCCCCATCCGTGGGGATATTAGTAAAGAGAACGGAGGGTAAAGATGCCCCTGGGAATTACAAAAGGAATTCAGTTTTGGAAAACTCAATCGCAAACGGTTGAGCGTTTTACTGACGATGCCGCGTATACATCGGCGCATCCAGACGATACCCTAGTATTGGCGGGACCTCCGCGTCAACTTGACGTAGCTCAAGGTGGTGGAGCAACGTCTGGTTTTGGTAGTCTCATTGCTATTGGAATGATTCAGGGATTCCAATTCAACAGTCAAAAGCCGACACAACCAATGCAGGCCATAGGCTCTGGACGAACTTATTTCGTCTCAGGGAAAAGCCAAACTACATGGCGTATTGGGAGACTGTTTTGTAATGGTCGCAATCTGTTGCGAGTTCTTTACCACAATGCGGTGTCCATGAACTTGCCGGTACAGGATTTCGACGATAGGCCAGTAGGTCAAAGTTTCCAGGATACCTATTACATCAACCTGGATTCAGAGCTCTATTACATTCCCTTTGGAATAGCCGCAATGTTCCGAGATAAAGCCAAAGACTTCCTGGGAGCTGTCTATTTGGAGTTATCCATGATTCAAAGCTATGGAGTAGGTTTCAATGCGGGGCAGGCCATGATAATGGAAGATGTTAATGGTATGTGCGACCGTGTACTCCCCTGGAGGCCTACTGGAATATCTGCTGATCCTGAAGTCTCTCGGGATACTATTGATGAAGTTATCGGGTTTATTAATGGTACGGGACTTCCTACTGACGGTACAGGTCTTCAAGACGATTTAGCGCCACAGCCTCCTTCACAATCTCTTTAACTTTATGCTATAGTTTTCTAGATGGCACCTAAAGTTAAACATCTAGGAGACAATCCCGAAGCTACTCGAAAACTAGCTCTTGGAGAATACCCTGTCGGGGAAAGTCCACAGCCCCATAAAAGCGAATTAGCTGAGGTGATGGCGTTTAACCCATCATTAAATTCTTACATTGTAGTTACTAGAGGAAGTGGGGGAAACGCTAAACAACCTGGACGACGACAATTAAGAGGAATCCCGCGAATGGTTGACCGTCCAGGACGTGTTTCTCCTTTGTCCACCGGCACGGTAGTTGTAATTAATTGGGAACTCGGTTTTCCGTATATTGCTGGAGTTCTCAATGTTAATACAGTCAAAGCTGACGTTGAAGGTGGAGTTCAAGAACCTATGACTGTTGGAGAGGGAGTTTCTGCTTCAGTTAATAAATCATTAAGTGAAACGGATTCCAGTGACCCAGGATACTATCGTTTTCCAGGAACTCCCGAAGATGTGGTAGGTGGCGACTGGATGGAAATAACTCCGGATGGAAATTATGTAGGAGCATTCCGGAGAAATTACAATGTAATGAGTGCAGGTAAGGGGCATAAAGCAAAATTTGAGCAATTCGGAGAGAAAGATCTAACCCGTCTAACTACTGGAGATCATGAGCTAATTACCGATTTTGGTGTTCTAGAAATATATAATGAAGAGGGCCGATGCGGTCTTTCTTTTAGGGCAGCGGCAGACCAACTAAACGAAAGTGGAGGTAAAGAACAGCAATGGACTTTCAAATTAGATATTGGAGATCAAGGTGACTTTTTCAATATGGAAGTTTTAGACACAGCACAAAAAACTAAAGCTAAATTTCATATATCCGCAGATGGTCGTGTTACACTCATTGGGGTTAATGGATTAGATTTAATAAATGGCGGCACTACGCCTAAACATGAAGAAACTGCGGGTCCTGTAATCCAACGATTTTTAGATAAATTTACTTCTTATATTGAGGGTGCTTTTACCCAAGAAATAAAAAGTTCGAGAACTATAGAAGTTTCCGAAATAGATAAAAAAATAGTCGGAGGGATTAAAAGTCTCTCTGTTAATTCAAATGAATTTATTAATGTCGGAGGAAACAGACAAGAAGTTGTTACAGGGGGGTCTCCTCTTTTAGCTTCGCCTCTTAATGTCGCCATTGAAAGCCAGATACTTAATGGAAGTTATCATTTAGAAGTAGGGAATCCTTCCTTAGGATCTAATCCTTTGGCACAGGCTGGAATGACTTTTGCGGTTAATAATGGCGATATCGTCTTAGGTCAAAATCCTAAAGCCATTGTTCCTGCTGTAAAAGCTCGTGTGAGTTTAAATTCATTTCTTTCAAATTCAATTGCCTTAGGCGGACTTGCTGAGCGAATATCTAATAACCCAGCTCTTTTTCATGCAGTTTTATATGAGGTTCTTCAGCCCGTTCTTTCGGGGATGATGGCTATGTTTGATTCTCATGTTCATGTTCCCCCTGGAAACACCCCGCCTACTGTTTTGATGACCCCTTTGTATACTTTATCGCTCTTAAATATGCAAAGCCAAAGAGTTCTTATAGGACTTTAAGATTTGGTTGTTGAAGGAGAATAAACAGACTATACTTCTAACGAATTCGGAAAAAGGTAACCGAACGGAGGAATAGAAAATGTTAAAAGTCACCATTACGGCAAATGACAGTCCTATTACTGTTCAGGACCCGCGACCTACCAACAACTATGGCGAAGAGCAAGCGGCTTATTCGCTCGAACCCGGTGAAACCAAATCAGTCAATGTCAGCTGGCAATACATTGAACGAATCGCTGCCCAGCTGGAAGCACTGGCGGCATTAGACCCTCCGCTGTGCTCTTTTACGATTGAGCCTTCGGATGCTCCGATGTTTGTACAACAAAGTGATGCTCCCGATGTTCCAATCATAGATTACATCGACAAGAATGCTCCAGTGCAAGCAGGAGATACGCTTGTTGCTACCGGTCCAAACCTGGCCGGTGGTGCAATGGCATATGCTGAAATCGTCGGTGATGGTGCTGTTGGTAAATGTGAACTCTATGCAATGCCTGGTAGTGATGGCAATCTCTACGATATAGAAGTAGTGGATACCGGTGGAGGAGGACTTTCAGTAGCGATTAATACTGTCGGAAGTCGAGAAGTTATCACTATCGACCTGGGCGGTTCTGCTGCAGAAACCGTGACTACTCTCGCAGCTCTTATCAACAACTCGGGAAGTGCTACTTATGGTCTGGTATTTGCTAGAGCAACGGGTACAGGTACCGACCCTGTTACTACCGCTCGAGATTTGGTAGCTTTCAGTGGAGGAACCGGTGTTGGTCTCAGCGTTACACTAGCCGGTGTTGCCTGTGTGGTGACTGACATCGACGATTCAACGCCAACAGCAGTTGTACTTACGATAGCTACAGGAGACTACTCTACGCTCGGTTTAGCGTCAGGTGCCCCTATCACGCTCCAAATACGCGCTAACGGCAAGCTCACCTTTGCTACTCTGGTTGCCGCCTAGCCAAAAAAAGGGATGGCCGAAGTTGTGGGTTTCCTCAGCCATCCCGGTCGAGTGCCCCTCGACCACTTTGAGCCCCCTACTAGCCGCTCTGGTGGGGGGCTCGATTTTCTAGATCAATCCGCGGTCACTAGCTTCTTCTCTGAACTCCTCTAATTTTTCTCCTGCCATTTTAGCTCCAACATTAAGTTCTTCTTCGGGATATTCATATAACATGATCGGTCTAAGTAATTCTTTAGTCCACAACACTCGTTTGGTTACTCTTGAAAAATTGATTCGTATTATCGCTTGGACTGCCGATATAAATTCGTCGTTATGTAGATTTGCGATTCTAACAATGTTTCCTTCGGTGTTCATCCATTTGTCAATATTTTCAATCCAGGTCCAATATTCAGGAGCTTTGACCGTACTTGAGCGTATTGCGGCTTTCTCCTGTTTTTTAATTTTATTAGGTTGAACTACACTCCTTTCAGATACTTCTTTTTCCAGTTCTTTTAGATAAGTAATCCACTGGGAATATTTACACTTAAGATTCTGATGACCGGCTGGTTGAAAAAAGAGTTCCTCAAGTTCTAAACGATTTTCATCTACCAGTTTTTGTGGAGTATACATACCGCTAAGTAAATCTAGCTTATTTTTTTCACATAAAATTACGTGGTCTTTTTCGGAACAAGATGCCAGAAAAAATATGGTACCATCACCCATTCTTGCTACCACTTCTTTAACCGCATCTTGTCCACATTTCGGACAACTACAAATCTGGAATTTATCAAGTTGTTCTCGTATATAAAGTGGTAAATGCACCATGAATTTCTCCTTCTAAAAAAATCGTTCGGAGCCTTATAGGGTGCCCCAGAGTTTTATCTCTGGGACACCCTCGGCTCTTCCGTCTACGCGGCCCTCTTGTCCTTCTTGGACTTTTTGTCCGAGCCCTTCTCCTCGTCTTCGTCCTCGTCCTCGTCGTCCTTCTCCTCCTTCTCCATCTCCTTCACCGCCTCGGCCACTTTCTTGGCCTGCTCCTTGTTCAGGATGATGGTTGCTTTTCTGGACTTGATTTTGACGGTGCCTTTCTTCTCGTCGCCTTCGACGTTTTTGCCCTCGATGAGGCGCTCGGCACCTTTCATGCCGAGACCCACGATGAGGGTTCCCACCGCTGCGGCTCCGGACATCTTTAGCAAGTCACCGAAGGACAGCCCACCGGCCTCGCTCGCCTCGCCCAGGGATATTCCATCCTCTCGGGCATTCTGCTGGATCAAAGTTTTCATGAAATTTCCTCCTTGAAAAATGTTTACGCCTAGGTCGTGTCACTAAACCCAGGTCTGTTCATCTTCTTATACCTTTAAATAGAGGGTGTTTTTGCTTCGTATTTCTTGCTTCGTTTTTATCACTACTGCCACTACCGCTATTTGTTAAGAAACGATTTTGATTTCTAAATCTTCTACTTCGGTGAAATCAATCTCCTGGTTTCCGATTAACATATTCGAGATTTCCTCCTCATTTTTCCCGAACTGTGCTATTGTACCTTTTACGACTCCGTAACAGTTTCTCTATCTTTCATTGCGATACCCTCCTGGTTGGTGTATTTTTGTTGTATGGTGTGGCAGCGGAGAGCTAATAATTTAGATAAGCTAGAAACTCTCAGTTCTCTAGTTGTACGACTATTGCGTTTAAGTATGTTTCAAAAACTAAGTAGGGGCGAACAACAATTGCGGGTTTATGGTATTTCTCCGGGTTTGACAGATGAGTATGCAAAATACGCACAGGAAGAAACCCGCGTATTGATAAAACAGTCGAAAAAAGAATCTGAATTATTACGAATTAAAACGCCTAAAGAAAGTGCTTTTTAATGACAATTACTATAGAGAACGGTAAACGGTCAGCACAACAAATCGCGTCTTTAAGTACCGCTTTATACCTGAAAGCTAACGCTAAATATAAAAAATTGATAATAGATTATCTTGGACATTTTCCTTTAGCGTTAGCTATTGGACATCTTCTCAGAGTCAATCCTAGACTTGAAGATTCCCCAGACGTCACCAAAGATGGACGCCGAGGTTTTATGTTTGCTCGACGTAGATATGCGATTCAAGCAGACATAGATTGGGATAAATTAGATACCCCGAGAACTGGGGCATATATTTGGGGTAGAGACATAAACGATACTTCATTAACTTTTTATACCTCAAATTCTTCTCTCTTTTCACAGCCAGATGTTGACTTTTGGCGCACG